CAGCCCACAACTGGGTTGCGCAGACCCCCCCGACCAATACTTCTACGCGCGGTGCCCACATGGGCACCGCGCTTCAGTCGTCAGCGGGCACCGTTACTACCGGTGTTACTAGCTGTTACTACCTATGTTACTAGCTCTGACCTGGCAGTAACTACTGTTACCACGCTGTACCCATCCAAGTACGTGTACCTGGCGTCCCCTGTACACGTAAACATAAATAAGATTTTGGTAGTTACGGTGGTAACTGGCTAGTCAAGGATAGTAACATAAATAGTAACTGATAGTAACACGGTAGTAACGGCTCGTTAATGATGATAGATGATGATATTTTGCTTGTTTTGGTGAGTGAGGCATAGCACACCGTGGATGCACAAAGCTGAGATATAGTAGTTGACATGGCACTTTCTCCTGATGAGCGGCGTGAGCGGCACGAGGCCCGGCTGGCCATGACGGCGCTGCTGAGGGCTCGCCGAGCCAGCCAGCCCGCGGCGCGGCCAGCTCGGAGAGCACGCAGCACGCCGCCCCGTGACCGCCGAGCTGAGGTGCAGGCCGGCTGGGCCACTCGCCGGTCACGCAGTCAAGCTCGGAGAGCGCTGTGGCTCGGCCAGCACGGTGCGACAGCGGCTGACGTCGGGGCGCTGAGCGTGCTGGGCATCATCCCGCTGCGGCAGGAGGCCGCTCGGCGGTGCGCTGCTGATGCCGCAGCTCGGCAGCGCGCCGAGTCACTCACGCCGAACCCGCGGTGGCGAGAGCTGGCGCCGGGCTGGCACCAGCGGCAGATGAGCGACTGGCACTGGGACGCGCTCGCTCTCCGGGCCATCGAGCTGAGCGCCTGGTCACTGCCGGGTAATGCCTTGGAAGGGTCGAGAAGTACTAGTGCCGGGTGAGCCAGCTGGTTACCAACAGCAGGCCGGGGTACGCCGCCAGCGTTCATCCTGAGGCCTTGCTGGCTAGCCTGCCAGCTCAGCAGCATCGCGGCTCGTAATCACGGTCAGCCTCTCGGCTGCGGATCTCTTGCTGGCCGCCGCCAGGGTATCGACAGCAGCTACCTCCTTGTCCTGGCGGTGACCTGACAGCACCAGTCGCTCGATGGTATTGTCGATACATGGAGTACCGCGTTACCCTGACCAGCATCCGGGCCGTGCCCAGCACGGCGAGCGCTCCGGTGAAGCCGCCGGCGGGCGCTGGCTGGGAGCTCGCCTCGATGGCGATGGGCTCATCCACCGGTGACAGCTTCATCGTGATCCTCTGGTCACGAGATGACGAGACGATGAAAGACGCAGATGGGAGCGAGGCGTGATCGAGCGCTGTTCTCACGTGGGTCTCAGCGAGCTGGCTCGGTCACAACCCGGCGCCGCAGCCCCTCTAGTCACCCGGTGATGACTGGGAACTGGTGACGATGATCGTGACCGGTGGCCGGCACCAGCGTGAGCTGACCGGAGGCTCCGCGGTCTATCTAGTCGTGCTGTGGGAGCGCGCCGTCTCGGAGCCCAGCACTGATGATAAGCAGACTGGCCTGATGACACCGGAAGAGAGCGCTCAATGATCATGTACCTCGCTGCTGCCTTCCAGCGGCAAGCTGAGATCCGCAGGTATTCTGACCTGCTTCAGGCGGCGGGACACGCTGTCACGTCTCGGTGGCTGGTGAGTCACGAAGACACCAGCGACGTGCCCGGTGGCCCACCCCGGGACTCACCTGACTTCCTCGCTCAGCAGGCACTCGAGGACATCGAGGACCTGACGGCCGCGCACGCCGTGGTCAGCTTCACGTCGTCGGGGCTGGGCAGGGCGGCCGCCACGCCGAGTTCGGCATGGCGCAGGCGCTGGGCAAGACTCTCGTCATCGTCGGGCCGCGAGAGCACGTGTTCCACTACCTGCCGGGCATTATGCATCTCGAGTCGCCCGCCGAGTTCCTGCGCTGGGCCGGTGTGCTGGTCGTGTGTGAGACGGTGCGCTGATGGGCCGCTGGCCACGTGGCCAGGGCCACACGGTGACGATCAACATCGCTGCTGTGCTGGTTCTCGCTAGACCCGGCATCACTAGTGTGGTAGACTACTAGCAAGGAACGGAGCAGAGGAGAGATTCATGAGCCTGGACTTGCTGCCGGTAGGCACCGAAGTCTACCGCACCGCCGTTGACGGCAGCGTGATCTCCGAGAACGTCAAGTGGTGGGTCGAGCGGCATCAGGACGGGCCGCACGACGTGATCATCCGCCGCAGCGAGCCCAACTCCCTCAGCCAGGCCGAGATCCCGTGGGCGAGCCGGCAGCTCGTGCCGGTCCGCACCAGCATACCGGCTCAGCCGTGACCATACTAGCGGCAGCGGCCGAGTTCACGCTCAGCGCCAGCCAGCAGAGCGCGGTGGACCGCATCGCTGAGTGGCTGAAGAGCGCTCCGCCCGTCCGGTACTGCACCGACCCGGTATGCCTCGGCCTGGACCCGGACGCCGATGAGGCGCCGCACACTCACGGCGCCGGGCAGGAGTACCCGGTGCTCAGCCTCGGCGGCCTGGCCGGGACCGGCAAGAGCATGCTCGCCGCCTCCCTCGCCGGGCTGCTCGGCAAGCGCATCACGTTCGCCACTCCGACTAATAAGGCAGCCTGGGTGCTGCGCCGGAACCTTGATGAGCTGCAGCGGGCCCGCTGCGGCACGTATCACTCGCTGCTGTACCGCCCTAAGGGCTGGCACACCTGCCTGAGGTCAGGAGAGACGGCGCAGGAGCAGCAGTGCGCTTGCGGCCGGGGCTTCGAGGCTGATGAGTGCGAGTGCCCCCGCTTCCGCTGCGGCGCCTGCCGCCTCGATGCCGCTGCGGCGGGCCCGGAGCCAGCCCCTGGCTGCCGCGTGGAGTCTCACCTGGAGTTCGAACCCAGGCTGTTCGCCGGCGGTCACCGGGACCTCCTGGTGCTTGATGAGGCGAGCATGGTCACCGAGGAGCAGGTGCAGGACATCCGGCGCTTCGGGCTGCCGGTACTCCTCGTAGGAGATCACGGCCAGCTGCCGCCCGTCAAGGGCGCGCTCAGCCCCTGGATGCTGAGCCCGGAGATCGTCTTGGAAGAGAACTTCCGGCAGGCGGAGGCGTCCGGGATCGTCCCGATGGCGCTGCATGCCCGCAGCATCGGGATGACGCCAATCGGGCGGTACGGCGCCGGCGCCGTGGTCATGAGCGGCAGCGCGCGGCCCGACGCTTACCACGCCCTGGCTCCCGACCGGCTGGTGCCGGGGCCGGACTCGCTCATCATCACCTGGACCAACTCCAAGCGCGCTGACATCAACAAGCTGGTCCACGCCGCCCACACTCAGAGCCAGGCGCCCATCGCGGGCGGTGACCGAGTCACCGCCCTCGGAACCTACGAGTGCGACGTCATGAAGCGCCGGGACGGGCGCTGGCACGCCGCCGGGTGGCAGGAGCGGGTCTTCAACGGCATCGTGGGAACGGTGGCCGAGGTCACCAGCCAGGGCCGGAAGACCGCGGACGTCATCATCGAGCTCGACGGCGCCGAGCCCGGCGCGGGAGTCAAGGTCATGAAGCGCATCGACCTCGGGCAGCTCGGCGCCGGGCGCGTCCTGCGGCCCGATGAGCGCTCCGGCGCCGCGTTTGACTACGGCTACTGCTTCACGGCGCACAAGGCGCAGGGCAGCCAGGCCAACGACGTCGCGGTGGTCGGCGCCGGTCCTGGCGGGCCGGACCGAGCGCGGTGGCTCTACACCGCCATAACGCGGGCCAAGCGGCGGTGCTTGGTGATCTTGTAACTCGCTCCCAGTAGCTTAAAGTCGATAGCACCCAGGATTTGACAGTCAAGTTTTCGCTTCTATAAAATCACAGCATGACAACAGCACTGCAGCCCATCACAGATATGTTCCCACTTCAGTACGTCACGCTGAGGCGCGCGACCGATGAGAGTGGTGAGCTTTGGTTCATCGCGAAGGACATCTGCGATTACCTGGAGTTCGCTTCTGCATCTGACGCGTACGATCGTGTCTGGGACGAGTTCAAGACCAGTAAGATGATCGAGACTCCTAGCGGGGCACGTGAGATGATCTTGATCAGTGAGCCGGGCATGTGGCAGCTGACGTTCCAGTCACGTAAGCCTAAAGCTATCGATTTCCAGCGGATGATGTATACCGAGGTGCTGCCCCAGCTGCGTAAGAACGGTTATTACCGGGTAAAGGGGTTCAAGAAGCCCGTGTCACCGGGTAACCGCCAGCGGTACGGCCGGCAGCCGTTCCTCGATGTCATACGCGATCGTCAGGTACCGGCCCGGCGAGCCAAGGAGATCATGAACGCGCTGGACATACCTGGTGTGCCGCTCGTCAACACGAGCTACGCCAAGCAGTGTTACGGTGACTTGCGCGTCAGTGACGGGCTAGCTCACCGAGCAGTTCGCTGGCTCGGCATGCCTGTGGAGAGCTTGTTCACCGCTGATTCGCGGGCTAAGCTGCGTGTTCCTGTGCCGGTGCAGCACGTAGTCATCGGCATCAATGTGAACGAGGATCTCACGTGAGTGAGAAAAATAACGCGCTCATTGAGGCGTGGTTCAGCAACTTGAACACCCACATGCAAAACAGGGTCGCAGACCAGGTTGACGATGATCGCATGATGGCGCACATTCTGCGCTGGTTCCCTTTGCCGGAGCGTGAGCATCACCGCTGGGTGTACCCGATCAGGGGAGAGGTACCCGACGACCGGTGGACGGCCGAGGATCTTACAGCCATCCGCGCACTCATCAGCGCTAGCCCGGTAATGAAGAAGAGCCGCCAGGCAGTCTGGGATGACATCACGTTGTGCGATCACTTCGCCACCAAGCCTAAACCTAAGTTTGCGGTGTGTGACATTCCGGAGGCGCATACTTATGATGTGTGTGGATGAAGCACAGCTCCGTGAGAAGCTCCGCCGCCAGGCCGCGCAGATCCGCCAGATGCAGCTGGTCCTGGAGCGGAAGAACCGGGAGCTCGACGCGCTGCACTACGTGTGGTGCGACGGTGGCTGCGCCGGTGGCGTGCACCGCTGGGACAACACGCTCATCACCCGTGAGATCGTTGAAGCAGCCGAGCGGAACGCGCGCCGGCTGCGGCGCTGGTACCGGATCGTAGAGTGGCGGATGAAGCTGCCCGGCAGCGATGACTGGCAGCGCCGGCACTTTGAGCGCGCTGCGGTGAAAACCGACATTGCGGTGGTGCTGGGTGAGTGATCGCTCGGCCAGCTGATGATGCAAGAGAATTGAGTCGCGCTCATCCTTTGATGGGTGCGGCTGCCGGTTTGTGCGTGATCTGCCTCTGTCTATGGTATAGTGAGTCCAGCTAGCACAGCAGGCCAGAGCATGTCCTAGCCCAGCTAAGCTCAGTGAAGAACGGCTGAGCTCAGCTCAGTTCAGCACCCAGCACACCAGCGAATGGAGCAGAGATGCCAGCAGCAACGTCCACCTTCGAGGGGTTCACCCGGGCCAACGTGGTCTTCACCGGTGAGAGCGGCTTGGTCCTCGACAACATCGAGGCGATGATCGACCCGCTGCGGAAGGACAAGGACGCGCTCGTTAAGAAGAAGGGGCTCACCGAGGCCGAGCAGGAGCAGGTGTTCGCCCTGGAGTGGCGGATGGGCCTGTACACCGACGGCGCCGGGATCCCGATCGTCCCGGCGAAGTGCGTGATGGCCGCGATGACGCAGGCAGCTCGGGCCCTGCGCCTCGGCAAGGCCATCGAGCGCGGCGCCGTCCAGCTCGTGCAGGCTGAGCTGCCCATCATGTACGATGGGCCGCGCACCATCAAGGGACTCTGGGAGGACTCGCGCTTCCAGTTCAAGACCATCGTGAACCTCACTCCGACCACCGCGACCAGGTCGATGGGCGTCCGGGTCCGGCCGATCTTCCGCGACTGGGCGCTGCGGTCCGAGATGGTCGTCATGCTCGACGCCATCAACTGGGACGACTTCGTCACCATCATGGAGATCACCGGCCGGCAGGGCCTGTGCAACGCCCGGCGCATTGGCTACGGGCGCTTCACGCCGGAGATCTCCAAGATCACGAGCTGATCACATAACTAAGCTAAGCGTAGGCGAAGCATCAGCACACAGTAGCTTAGCAGAGCTAACCAGAGCACAGCCTAGCTGTGATCAGCAGGGTTAAGATAAGATCAGCTAAGTGGAGTAAAGCTCAGCGCAGAAAAGCGCAGTACAGGTACGGCGCATCACACCAGGAACTGAGTTAGGAACACAGGAAGTGACCATGACACGATTCCAGCCTAAGGGAGACCGCTCTCAGCGGTCCATCATCGCCAGCATCGCCGCTGAGGCAGCCTTCGGCCAGCTGCTCACCTTCGAGCACCTCGCCCAGTCCCTGGGCATCAGCGGTGACCCGGATCTCAAGACCGTCATCCGCGCCGCCGTCACCGCCGCTCGCCCACTGCTGCTGCGTGATTACGGCCGCGTCCTCATCGCGGCGCGCGGCCAGGGCTACCGGGTCGGCAAGCCGAGCGAGCTGGCCGTGGTGGCGCAGGGTCACCGGATGCGGGCCGACCGGCAGATGGGCCGCGCCCTCGAGGTCGTGACTCACGGTGACACGACCGGCATGACGGACTCGGAGTACCAGCGCTTCATGGCGACGCGGACCATCATCGTGGGCCTGCACCGCCGGATGACGGCGGTTGAAGACCGCATTGAGCGCATCGAGGCAGCGCTGTTCGGAGAGGCTGAGCCGGCGGCGCCAGTTGATGGCGAGGTCATCACGAGCCGGTACGAGCGGCCAGTGAAACAGCCAGCCTGGCCGCGTGGCAGGTGACATCTTCTGATCTCACCGCAACCGGCACTGGCGCAGTAAAGCTGAGCCTGTAAGATTAGCATACCGCAGCACCGCATGGCGTAGTTAAGCTGAGCTAAGCCTGTCCGAGAATACCACAGCAGAGCACAGATCACCGAATTAAAAAAGAGCTGCTGATCACTCAGCACGCTGATGATAAAGGTTGCCGTTAATCATGCGATCAACGAGGCGGCCCCTGCTCTCTCGGGCTCTCGACTTGGTGCCGGGCAGTACCGTCGTCAACCGGGAGACGGTTGAAGCAGCGGTGTGGCAGACGCTGGGATGGCACTGCGACCCGGTATTCGTCTCCCGGCTGATGCACGTCATCGACGCTTACACCGACAGCCGGTGCCGGCGGGCAGTCACGCAGTGGGCTGGGACCCCGCAGGCCCCGCTGCCCGCAGCGGGCATCTCGCTGGCTCAGTCCGCCGCGGTCAGGCGGCAGCTGCAGCTCATCTCCAGCATGCCGTCAGCGCCGCTCGCCGCGGCCGTCGTGAGCGCTCGCCGCCAGAGCGGCGCCGTGCTGCCGGCTGTCGTGAGTCAGGTGCCGGCTGAGGCGCTCGGTGACGTCGTGGCCGCCCTGGCTGTGCCTGTCGGCCAGCTGGAGACCGAGCCGCCGGACGGAGCACGCGATGAGCAGGGCTTCCTCATAGCACAGCTGTTCAGCTGCAGCGGGCCGTGTAAGAAGACTGACCTGCCGCGCGACGCCTTCTGGCGGAACACCAAGCGCCCGTCAGGTGTCGATTACCAGTGCAAGGAGTGTAAGCGGCGGCGGATGCGTGAGTACCGGCAGGGGCTGAAGAACGCGGCCGCCGCGCGATCAGCGCCAGCGAGCGCCGGTGACTAGCCAGCCGGCAGCGCGTGTGGTATAGTCACTATTTGAACGCAGTTGAATGTGGCAGTTCTTACTCCCGAGCGAAGGGATGTACCGTGGGACCGTGGAGTTAGCAAGAACGTTCTGGCGCCACTGAGCCTCACAGCTCAGTGGCGCGCTAATAAAACAGGAACAGAGCAGAGAGGAGAACGCAGGTGGCGCGAGAGGTGACGCGGACCATGAGCCGTGAGACGGTGGCCGCGTACAGTGAGATCCAGCGCGTCGTCAAGGCTACTTCGGGATACGGCGGGAGCATGCACCGTGACTTCGTTCACGCGGAGCAGCGGGCAGTCGAGGACGCTCTCGTGGTCCTTGAGATCTTCACCGAGGAGCGCGGCTACCGCAAGGGCTTCGAGGCGGCTGCCCGGCAGATCGCCGAGCGGGAGCGCACCTGCTCGGCGCTGCTGAGGCTGCGGGCCATCGTCACGCTGCTGCGTGAGTTCGACATGGGCATGACGCTGGGTGACATCACTGCCACGCTCTCAGTGAGTGATCAGCGCGACATCTCCGCTGTGCTGCGCCAGGATGACATCGTCACAACGGCCAGCTCAGCAGAGTCAAAGTCATCGTGAGCCTACTTCACCGGCACATTGGCTGCTGGTGCGGCCAGAAGCACTCGCTGAGTGAGGTGTTCGCGATGAACATGCAGCGCGCTCACGACTTGGCCGCCGCTGAGCTCTTGGCGGGCGTGGCTGACCAGGGAACTGAGGAAGATGAGGAGTGAAGTGGTGCGTAAGGTGAGTGTGACTCAGCGCGCGCTGGTCGCGCTGGTCGTGGTGTACCGCCGGATCCCCCCGGCTGTCCGCCGGAGGTGGTCAGGCGGCTGCTCGACATCTGAGAGCGGTCTCGCCGCGGTGCGGACGGCGCCTACCACGCTCAGCGCGCTGTGGGTGCTGGCTGGCTACGCCGCGCCGCGCGTCCGGCTGCCGCGGTGGCTGGGTGGCCTCGATGAGGCCGGGTCACTGTTCTGGAAGGACGGATGGTGATAGGCACCACCCGCTGACGCGCCGTCAATACTAAATAAGGAAGTGGAGAGGAGAGAGCCAGATGCATGAAGACTTCGCGGGATCGATGCGCCGGCTGCCGCGCGAGCTGAGCAGCTGCATCGACCGCCTGCAGGCCGGTGCGGTCATGCTCCGCCGAGAGCGCATCCCGGGCGCCCGGCTCGGTAAGAGCCGCGTCATCGCGATCGTGGCCAGGTTCCAGGCCGGTGCCAGCGAGCTGGCTGATGCTATCTACCGGAACACACCCAGTGACGGGCGCATCGAGCTCGAGATCAACGGCGCGAAGTTCTGGCTGGAGCGCCAGGAGGCGGCGGCCGTGACGGCGGTGACTCACCGTGGCTAGCCTCGCTGACGCTGAGCAGCAGCGCGCTCTCATTCACCAGGCGCTGCAGGTCGCTGAGAACGCCTGCAGCGGCGTGGAGCGTGACCGGCTGATGAGGCGGGTCATTCACTCAGCTTGGAATCAGGGCAGTGCTGCGGGCTACAGCCAGCGGCGCTCGGAGGAGTCTGTGGCCGGCTCACCGGTCGGTTACGACACGTTCTTCTCGCTGCTGGGAGAAGGCTTCCACACCGCGTTCCGCAAGGCGGTCGATCACCCGTACGCCGCGGTTATCCACCTGCTCATCCGTGAGCTGCGCGGTGAAGAGTGGGCCAGCGCCGTCGAGTTCACCGCGGGCCCGCTCTGGGGCATCATGCGTGACCGAGGTCTCGATGACGCTCCTGGAGCTGATGCTGACCGGCTGCGCCTCGATGACCTCGCCAGCCAGATCTTGGCGCACCTCCGGATCCCGGAGCGCGCTGAGGAGAGCCGCGCGGAGCTCGCCGTCAAGAGCCTCATCGGGCAGGTGCTCAACCTGGGCCGGAGCATCGGCTGGGAGGAGCGCGGCGAGCGCGACCTGCCGGCGCCGCCGCACACCCTGGACTGCGAGCCGGAGAATGGGCCTGACTTCTGCGTTGGCCACGAGTCAGAGAGTGATCCGGTAGCATGACTGAGCTCAGTGATGAGTGGCTGCGTGACGAGTCGTGGCTGCGCGATCAGCCGTACGATCACCGCCGTGAGACTGTGATCCGAGAGGTAACGGCTGATGAGGCAGGTGAGCTCCGGCTGCGTGACCTGTATGACCGGGCGTTCCAGGACGGCAGGCGGGCCGGGTGATGAGCGCCGAGCGTGAGGTTAAGCAGGTCATCGTGATCCGCCGCGACCTCGGGATGCGGCGGGGCAAGGAGATCGCGCAGGGCGCTCACGCCTCGCTGGCGTGGCTCACTGAGCGGCTGCAGGCCAATCATCTTCTGCTCCCGGCGCAGTACTACTTGATCGTCATGAGCGCTCAGCTGACCGAGCCTGAGCTGCGCTGGGTCAGCGGGTCATTCGCGAAGATCGTGTGCCAGGTGCCCGGTGAGCTGGGCCTCCTCGAGGTCTTGGCTGAGGCGCGCTCCGCCGGCGTGCTGGCCCGTGAGATCACCGATGCGGGGCGCACTGAGTTCCACGGTGTGCCCACCAGGACGGCCGTGGCGGTCGGGCCTGACTGGGCGGACGCGGTGGACCAGGTGACCGGCGGGGCTGGAGCTGTACTGATGACTGTCCGGAGGATGATCGGCCGGCAGCCGCCAGTGGCGCTTAAGCACTCAAACCCGGTCACGGAGCAGCGGCTCGAGCACATCCGCCAGCTCCAGCGCATGCTGGAGCTGTGCGAGAGTCAGGTTAACTCATACTATGAGATGCAGCAAGACGCTGATCTCGAAGACGGTTACGCCACTGGCAACGCCCGAGATGATGAGCTCACGCCTAAGCAGCTGGCGGCTGTGCTCAGCGCCAACGCGGCACGCCGCGCCGTTGCGGCGGCGGGAATCGACGCTGAGCACGCTCGGATGAGCCGGCTGCAGGGTGAGATCACCCGGCTGATGAGTGAGCTGGACATCAATGACTTGGCATTCTTGTGACTGATGAGGAAAGTGTGAGCTGTGAGTGACGCATACGATGCGGGGCAGGCGCGCAGCCTGCACGATGCCCGGCGCGTGCTGGACCTGGACGGGCACACCGCGATGATGCAGGTGCTGCCTGACCGGATGCCTGATCACGTTCCGATGGAGTATGGCGGGCGCGCCAGCTGGCTGCTGGGCTACTCTCACGGCATTCACGCAGCACTGGCCAGAAACGAGCGCAAATGACGTTGGCGTGATGTGATGTGGTGGTATTATTCGCATCAGCAGCCTCCATCGGTCACGGCGGTAATGCTGACGCTGGTCGTCAGCGTGGGAGCTGCGGCACTGGCGGTGCTGCTGACGGCAGCGCTGCGGTGGCGGCGCGTGAGCAGGCGGAGGAGCCGGCATGAGCGATGATCTCGGGGCGGAGACGTTCACCCGGCCCAACGGTAAGACGTACCAGCCGCTGCGGGTGATAGCTTACATGCTGCACGATGACGCTGAGGTCGAGTCGGGAGTCATCGTCCTCGGCACCCAAGACGCGCAGCGGGCGCAGCAGCTCGCTGATGAGCTGGTCACGGCGCAGGTGGGCGGTACGTGGCGAGCGGTGCGCCCGGTCTTGGGCTGGTGGCGCAGTGGCTTTTACCACGGCCAGCAGTCGTGGCTCACTGATGAGGTCAAGGGACGCGCTGGTGTGCTGTTCCAGGGAATCGAAGAGGTGGTGGCACCAGCGGCCGGCCGGGTGGAGAAGAAGACTGTTAAGTGGCGGAGGCGGTAGCAATGATCGTGTGGGCAGTCAGCGTGGCGCTGGTGACCGGCTTCGTGCTCGGTTACCGCGCTGCGGGAGGAAGACAGCGGTGAATTCTTACGGAGTGGTCCAGCGAGCGCAGCTCCGCTCCCTCGCGGACATCTTGGCAGTGCACACCCCAGAGCAGTGGGGCACGATCGCACCAGCCATTGCTGATGAGCTGCGCCGAGCGCTGCCCGACGTGAGTGACGCGGTCATCGGCCGCGTGGTGCTCGCGGTGAGCGAGAGCATGCGGCCGGGAACTGGTGATGAAGATGAGCTGAGCGCCGCGAACGTGTGGGCAGTCTTGGCGAGCACCGGGCTGCGGCTGGCTGAGAGCGAGTGGGTGGAGCTGTGAACTCGTGGTATCACGCTCGGTCAGCCGCTAAGAAGTGGGGAGGTGATCCGAGCGACTACATCGCCATCGAAGAGCTGATCGACAGCTCCAAGCAGTTCGTGGGCGACGTCCGGCACCGGGCGCTGTTCCACAACACGTACGGCGTGTGGCTCTGCCAGCGCGTGTTTGGCCGGGTCGTTGACCTCGAGAAGACCTCGGGCGGGCTCATCGAGGTGCCGGTGCGGCTCATCGCGGAGCAGCACATTCTCGAGGACTTGGGCTGGCTGCCCACGCCGGGTGACTACATTAGCGGAATGCCCATCAAGCCGTGGATGAGCGGGGCAAAGATGCGTGAGCAGCGGCTCAGCACGCTCGGCCTATCAGTGGCGGCTGAGGTGAGCGCAGCCGATCACCTGCGGTCACTGGTGGGTGACCGCAGCGCGCTCATCGAGCACATGCACCATGATCACGACCGGTACCCCGCCGGGCACGACTTTGTGCTCATATCAACGCGTGACATCGAGCTGGAGCATGCGCGTCTCCATCGCCATGACGATGTGAAGATAGCTGAGGGTGATGAGCGTGCGTGATGAGAGCGGGCAGATCCGGATCGTGTGGCTGCTGCTGGCGATCACGGCGCTGATGGTGATCGGTGTCACGATCGGGTTCATTTGACACACAGCAGAGAGTAGCTCAGCTTAGCATACATCAGCGTGGATCAGTGGAGCGTAGATCAGCTCGGTCTAGCTAAGTCAAGCTAACCGTAGGTTCAGCTCAGCGCAGTTCCAAGACGAGAGGCAGAGCAGATGCTCACGTATTCGAATGGCAACTCATTCAGCGGGGCCGGTGCCCCGGAGCAGGGCACCGAGCGGGTGCTGCCGTCCATCTGGGCGCGGTCACTCACGGTGGTATCCGTCGAGCCAGCGCACCGCTCGATGTAAGTTTTCCTTAGCTCAGCTTCAGCCAGCCAGGAGCGTAGAGAAGTCTAGCAAAGTTCAGCTCACCGGTGCATTGCATAGCCCAGTGTTAACTCAGCACAGGACAGCTGCAGTCATTAGAGAGAAAAGGAGCGCAGAAGTGAGTCACACCAGCTTTCTCGGGATCCCAGTGGACGGTGAGATCTGCCGGGGGGACTCCCGCGTCCCGCAGCGCCCGCTCGATGAGCTGGCGCCGCTCATGCAGGCGCTGCTCGATGACGACGGCATCGAGTGGTTCGGGTGGTACCAGTACACGCCGTACTTCAATGACGGTGAGCCCTGCATCTTCAACGTATACGAGAGCCTCGCGGTCATGCCGGTCATCAGCGACGTCACCGCGGCCGCTGAGTGCCAGCAGTGCCAGCACTCGCTTACCGAGCAGGAGCTGTACTGCGGCATGTGCGGCGCAGCCCGTCACACCCAGCGCGATGAGATCGCGGAGAACGTCTGGGACGGGATCCAGCCCAGTGGTGCGCTCGGGAAGCGCGATTATAAGACGAGTAAGTACAGCGGGCCAGACGAAGCGCGCTTTGACCGGTGCCTCGCGCTGCAGAGTGCTCTCGGCTCCGGCGCGTTTGATGACGTGCTGCTTGAGCACTTCGGCGATCACGCTCGGATCACGGTGAGCCGGGTGAGCATCAAGGTCGAGGAGTATGCGCATGACTGATGCTGGGCCCGCTTATGGTATAATGTACACGAGCTGAGCGGAGGTGATGAGCGTTACCGAGCTGCCGTTGCTGTACCTGGACGTGGACGGGCCGCTGAACCCGTGGGCGGCCGGCTGGTTACCAGACGTTCCGGTACCCGCAAGCCGGGCGAGATGTGTACGGCCGGCCGCGGAGGCCTCTGCGTGTGTGGCTGAACCCAAGCCACGGTGAGTGGCTGCTGGCGCTGCCGCTCGAGCTGGTGTGGGGCACCGCGTGGCAGGACGCCAACGAGTGGGTAGCGCCGAAGACCGGCCTGCCCGAGCTGCCTCAGACCGCGCTGCGTATTCCTGAGCGCTGGGTGTCGTCACATCACTGGAAGCTGCCTAAGCTCATTGAGCACGCCGCGGGCCGGCCGTTTGCCTGGGTCGATGACGAGATCAGCGCAGCCGATGAGGCGTTTGCCGCTGAGCATCATCCGGGGCCTGCTCTGCTGCACTGGGTGAGCCCACGGCTGGGGCTGCTCTCACGTGACTTCGAGATCTTGGAAGGATGGAGTTGTGAGCTCCAAGCCCAAGGGGCCCGCTGATCAGCTGGTGCCGAGCTCACTGGTGAAGCTGATGACGTTCCTGGCGAGGTACACGGGGGTGATCCCAGAGATCTGCCGGCAGGCAGGCCTGTGGGTCGTCACCGTCACCGGGGAGCGCGTCCGGCTCGAGGCGCGGTACCGGAGCGCTGATGCGGCGCCGGCCGGAGCCACGGTGTGGGTGGACGGTGAGGAGTTCGCGTTCCGGCGTGATCAAGACTACTTCATCGACGTGTGGCAGCAGCCAGAGCTTATGCGCGGCGCGCTGCACTCAGTGCCGCCAGATGACGGGCAGCGGGTGCCGGCGGAGGTCCAGCACTTCACAGCGGTGTTCAGCCGGCGCACCGGGCTGCCGGTCCAGCGCGGCTGTGACGGCCGGAAGTGGGTCATCGGGATCCAGTATGATGACGCGAACGCCGTCCGGTTCTTCTTGGCCCTGATGGGGCACAGGCGCTGGGGCATGCCGCGAGATCACCCGTTCCAGCTCATGATCAACGGTGAGAGCGTGGGTGATGAGCTCGCCGGGAGCATTGACCAAGCGCTGGCGGCGCTCACCCGGCAGCGCGATCACGGCCCGGCTGCAGCGTCCGAGGTGGGTGAGGCCCCGGCGGGCGCCAGCAACTCGGTCGCGGCGCGGCGCGCCAGCGTCATCCGGGTCTGAGTCAACTATCCGCAGCAAAGACAAGCATGGCAAAGACGAGCATAGCGTGTCAAAGCAGAGCCTTCAGAGAGGTGCGAAGCTGTGAGTGAGTGGGCGCAAGCTGCCCTGGCTGAGCTGCTGGCGCAGCTCGATGCCGATGAGTGGCCGCTCGCGGTCTGCGTTACGACGCGTGATCTCAGTGGCTGCATCGTGGCACACACCTTGAACCGAGATCATGACGGGGTCGTCAAGCTGGTCGTCAGTGATCTCGGGAAGTTTATGACGGAGGTTGACCGGCTGCGAGGTGTGCTGGCTGATGCGGGCGAGGTACATGGAACGAGTCACGTGATGGGAGTCGTGCTGCCTGATGACGGTGAGAGGCTGCAGCACCCGGATGAGCCGTGAGCAGCCAGTCGCAGCGGCCGAGCCGTGAGCCGAGGGTGTGCGCCCGGCCAGGATGTGAGAGTATCGTTAAGCTGTGGCGGGTAACGGCGCGCTACTGCTCAGCCGCGTGCTGCAGCGCGGCGAGCGCTCAACGGCGCGCGGCCCGTGATGACCAGAGAAATGAGGAGCTCGATGAAGACAAGTAAGTGGCAAGGGCTGGCGGCAGCGGTCGCGCTCAGCGCGGCAGCGAGCTGCGCGGCGATCACCCCGGCGATCACCCCGGCGAGCGCTGCGGTGAGCGTGGTGCCGCATGTGCATGAGGTGTTCACGACCACGGGGCAGGTTCACCCGTTCGAGCACAATAACTGGTGTCTGACGTCGGTCGATAACCCGTCTGACCGATCTGAGGTGTGGTGGGCGCCGTGTCTGCCGAAGAGCGCGTGGCAAGAGTGGTTCGCCTACCGGGTCGTCGACCCGACGAAGAAGGTCTTCAATGTCGGCGCCATCAGCCTGGCGGCGCACCCCGACTTCAGCATTGGCCAGACCGGGGTGACGGACAAGCACGTTCGCACGCTGGACGTGCTGCATCACCCGGCGGAGGAGATCAAGACGGTCCTGTACTTTCACGAGTGGCGGGACAGCAAGTGGACGGTGTCGGTCCCGCACTTTCATCACTACTTCCTCAGCGGGACCAACCGGCTCATCGCCGGGCACTTCTACACGGCGTTCTGGCTGAAGGGCAACGCCACTCAGATCCAGTTCGTGATCTTCCAGCACGCATGGAAGAGGCTCGATGAGGCGGTTAACCTGCTCCAGTGCCCATTCTGTGGTATAGTTCGCTAGATTCGGCAGATGAACTAGGAACGGAGCAGAGACGTGGCTATTACTACTACGCAGCCAGAGACGTACGTCTCCATCGACATCGAGACGGACGGGCCAGCGCCGGGCATCTACTCGATGCTCTCACTGGGCGCCGTAGCCTTCGACGGAGCCACTGACCACGAGATCGGGCGGTGGTACGAGAAGCTGCGCCCGCTGCCCGGCGCGAGTGTGGACATGGACACGCAGCGCTGGTGGGAGCAGCAGCACCCGGATGCGTACGCTGAGGTGCGGCGCGACCCGCAGCTCGCTCCCGCCGCGATGCTGCGGTTCGCCCGGTGGGTCAGTGATCTGCCCGAGCGGCCGGTCGCGGTGGCGTGGCCGGCTGCGTTTGACTTCGGCTTTGTGAACTGGTACCTCCACAAGTTCGCGGGCCGGAACCCATTCGGCTTCGCTGCGCTCGACATTCGCAGCTACCTGGACGGCCTCGCAGCGTGGCCGGGCTACTACGGGCTGCCCCGCGATGTTACCAAGAAGATCGCGGGAGTTATCGATAAGACGGGGCTGCGGCCGCACGTGGCTGTGGATGATGCTCTGGAGCAGGGGCGCCTGTTCATGGCGCTGCGGCGGCACGCCCTGCAGGTGAGGCAGCGCGAGCTCGATGCTGAGCTGGACCGGCTGCGTGCTGAGAGTGGAGGCGCATGAGCATCATCAAGTGCCGGCTCGCTGAGCTCGGGCAGCTGGCCACGGAAGAGCTGCTGGCTGAGCAGGACCGGCTGAAGAGCCGGATGAGCGCGCGGCTCACCGGCGTGGGGCCGCCTCAGCTGGGCAGCCAGCCTGGGCGGCTTACGCAGCTCATGCACGATTACCTGGACGTCCAGCACCTGCTGCGGCACATGACCATATCGGGTGAAGAGAAGGAGCAGGAGGATCTCAGTGGCAGCTGACCTGCACATTCACGCGCTGGGTGAGCTCAGTGAGGATGACGTGTGCTGCTTCTTCGGGCACATGTTCGGCTCTAAGCACTTCCGGTGGCACGCCGCTGACCGGTGCATTGACGGCGTTACCAAGTCGTGGAGGTGCCCGCATCAAGAGCGCGTCACCAGATCAGACAGCGTCTGGGTCGGCAGGGTGTCGTGGCTCAAGGCGGCTCTTTTCAGTGATGATCGTTACATTCCTGAGGCAGTCCAGCAGGTTCACGACATCATCGGGGAGGACCTGCCGCTGCTCGATGAGCAGCTGTTGGAGCAGATCCTCGAGGCGGCAGAGATTCCCAACACCCGAGCTTCATGGTACGACACCGTTATGGACCGGGGTGACCCGGAGATCGTGGTGTGGCTGCGAGATCACATGAACCAGCGCCTGTTCACAGTCTCATGGTGATATAATTATTATCATGACCGGACATCGGGTATGGCGCGCTCGGAACCAAGCGCTGATCAGGCAGAGGAAGAGCACGCACCGGGCGTGGGATCCGGCTGATGATGATCATGATCCAGCTGATGACGCCAGCAGCCAGCGGCCGCCGGCCAAGGACCTGATCGGCCTGCTGCACCAGCGGTGGCCGCGCCTGGCACTGGCTGTGGCCGCCGGGCAGGCGCTTAAGCCACTGTACGGCCGGGCCCGGGGTAAGTACGCTGACTGGATGACGTACACAGTGCGCATCTCCGGCTCAGACGCCTCTTACGAGGACGTGCACCTCTGGGTCCTCAGCTTGCTGCCGCCAGCGCGGCAGCGCGCGCTGGTCGCCTACTCGATGTGGGACAGCAACTACCCCGGGAAGCGCCAGACCATGACACTGGGGCTGGAGTTCGACAGCAAGTCGGCGCAGGTCATCGTGGTTGGCGATCATAAGATCGAGGTGACCACGGCCGAGCAGGGCGGTAAGCAGGCGCAGTCAGCTGAGGGCGGCATGTGGAAGCCGCCAGAGATGGTGTTCACAGCCACGTCCATCACAGCCCGTGACGCGCTGCTGGTGGAGCTGAGGCGGGTCATCAGGAAGAGCACCGAGACCGAGCGGGTGCCTGCCATCAAGATCTACGGTGACTGGGGAGGCTGGAACCGCATTAGTGACATGCCGGTGCGGCCGCTGAGGTCTGTGATCTTGCCGGACGGCCAGCTCGACCGCATCTTGGCGGACGTGCAGCGGTTCCTGGATGCTGAGGCCTGGTACATCGACCGGGGCCTGCCCTGGCACCGCGGGTACCTCTTCAACGGCCCGCCGGGAACCGGTAAGACCTCACTGGCCCGAGCGCTCGCTGGGCACTTCGGCCTCGACCTCTCGTACCTGCCGCTGGCCGACATCCGCAAGGACGGTGACCTGCTGAAGCGCGTCGCTGAGATCGATACCCGCAGCGTGCTGTTGCTGGAGGACGTGGACGTCTTCCACGCGGCCCGGGTTCGCGATGACTCGCACGAGGTGACCCTCGCGGGCCTCCTGAATGCCCTGGACGGCGTGACCACGCCTCACGGGCTGATCACCATCATGACCACCAATGACCTCTCAGTGCTCGATGACGCGGTCATCCGGGCCGGTCGCGTGGACCGGCGGGAGGACTTCGGGCTCTGCTCGAACCAGCAGGCGCACGCCATCATCAGCTACTACTTCAGTGCGCCTGCCGCGCTGAACGAGGACCTCTCGGGCTTGTCACCAGCGGACGTCATGGAGGCCTGCAAGGAGAGCAACAGCTTGGATGAGGCCCTCGTGGCTGCTCAGAAGCTGCGTGTGTGCTGATTTTAAGGAGCGAATACATGGGTCAGTACCGAAAAAAGCCCGTCGTCATCGAGGCCGTCCGCAACGACGGTACATGGCCAACCATCCTGGCGTGGCTGGACTCAGTCGGTTACGGCGTGCCGTTCCTCGGCAAGCCAGCCGTCACCCGCAACCAGGACGGCTCGCTGAACATCGCCACGCTCGAAGGCGTCATGCGCTGCGACGTCGGCGACTGGCTGATCCAGGGCGTCAAGGACGAGTTCTACCCGCGCAAGCCTGACATCTTTGAGGCCACCTGCGAGCCTGTCGTTACCCTGGCGCCGCTTATCGCCCAGCACACGTTCATGACTCACGTGCACACATACACAGCCGTTACCGGACCCGGCGGAACCCTTTCGACCCCGATGGTGTGTACCTGCGGTGAGACGTTCTCCGCCACCCCGGCGCCCGGGAGCGCGACGTGAGCGAGAAAACAGTCACCGTCACGGACATCCAAATAGCGAAGACGAGACTAGCACAGGCATAAGCGTTAATGTGATACAGTAACTCTGTGCCCTACACCCTGGACGCCAGCTGCCGCGACCGGCTCCGGACGGCGGTTGAGCAGAGCGTGAAGATGCACGCACGGCTCGAGCTGGCACTGACGGCGTGGCCAGCCCGGGGCAGTGGTGGCGTGTTCACGCCGCCCGGCCCTCGGCCGCCGTGGAGTCCCGCGGCGGCCAACTTGGTCTTCGAGCTGCGGCGAGAGGCCCGGTACGTCGAGAGGTCCCTGCGCGGAGCGCTCAGCTTGCCCATCCGTGACCGCGGGACCAGCGATAAGAACACCGGCATCGCGCTGCGCAGCATCCTGGCGCTGGCTGAGGCAGCGGGCACCCAGCGCGCGCTGGACGCCGCGCGGTGGCTGGAGAGGTGGTGCGGGCAGGCGGCGCGCGTCCTCGGAGAGGCCAGCAGTATCATCCGGCTGCCCCGGCAGCCCGGTGAGCGGGAGCGGCCGTGCCCGTTCTGCGCTGGGTTCACGCTGCGGTACTGGCCGCTGCACGGCGTCGTAAGGTGTGTTAACCCCGGCTGTCGTGATGATGAGGGCCGGCGGCCAGCGGCAGAGATCACATACAGCTCGTTTACCGCTCATCTCGAGCTGCTCTGGCAGGACGGCGTGCTCGGCCTGCCAGAGCTGCCGGCATCATTAGCCAGGTGAGGAGGTGAGTGGGCTGACGAGTCGTTCCGGTAAGATCACTGCTTACTGCCCGCCGGGTAAGAAGCGCGAGGCGCGCGCCGTATTGCTGCTGCATGACAATGAGCCGTATGATGAGCTGGTGGAGCATCCGTGGCTCGATGATCCCACTATCGTGCTGGTAGCGCATCCTGCTGCGCTTCGGGTGGAGTGGAGCGGGTCAGTCATCTCACGAGATGCGTTTGACATCGTGGCACGGAGCTGGCAGCGGGCGTGGGACCGAACTTGGTGATCACTGAAGTTAGGGAAATCCTTATCAAGCTGGTAAAATAGCTAGCATGATGAATCGCAGCTCGCGGCTGATCCACGAGCGGCGGCGATGGGCTCGGCAGTGGCCACTTGGGAAGGGACGAGCCTCACGGCAAGAACAGGAACCAAGCAATGACGAGCATTATCCTGACCGAGAATCAAGCTGAGAAGAAGCGCGGCTACGCTACCCGCACCCTGACGGTGGTGGCCGTGGATGACGAGCGGTTCTGGACGGTGGCTGACGCCGCGCGGCTGCTTGGGCCGCCCGATCTGGATGAGGCGCAAGTCCGCCAGCTCGTGAACCTGGTGGGCATGACGCCAGCCGGGAAGCGCCCGAGCGGCAGCCGGCGGCGCCACGTCCGAGTCTACCGCGCGGAGCAGCTGATCCGTGCCTACCGAGCCATCGCCAGTGTCCTCGAGGCCGCGTAAAGAGCAGCGGCATGCACTGATAAACGGAGGAGTACCTGTCAGTGACATCAGAGGAAAATCTCGCAAGAACTTTAGGGAGCATGCTGATGAACCTCCCCAGGCGGCTGGGCCTCACCGCCGCTGCGCTGACGGCTGCAGGCCTGCTGGCGGCAGGCGCCGCTCCCAGTGCCCGTGCCAGCTCAGGCTGGGCGCCGTGGTACTGGACGACTGATACTAACTATTGCCTAGCGGACCCCACAGGCGGCGGCACCGGCGGCTCGGGCACGGACGTGGTGCTGTGGTGGTGCCAGAGCGGTGCGAACTTCCTCTGGCAGCAGGTGCAGATCACGTCCGGTGCTTACAAGGGCATGTTCCACCTGAAGGTGGCGTATGACGGTGGTACCCTGTGCCTGTACGATCACAATGTGGCGGACAACGTCCGGCTGCAGGTCGTGACGTGCAGTGACTCGTGGGCCGGGCAGGCGTTCTTCGGCAACCCGCTGGGTTACGGGCCGCCGCCGGAGTACTACCCCTGGACGTGGTTCGATCCCAATGAGGCGGGCGGCATCCAAGAGTCTGTGTCCATGCCGTTCGCCCCGCAGAACGGTGCGTGGATCGTGTCAGCGCCCCGAGATGACCCACTGCCGGCACAAGAGTGGGACGGTCCGGGAACGTGCTTCGAGCTGAGTTGCTGAGAGGAGAGCATCACGTGAGTGGCATTGGCTGGGGGTAAGACGCGCGGTGAAGATCTGCTCTCGCTGGCAGCTAGCCAGTGACCAAGGCCCGGTGAGGCTGCTGGACACGAGCCAAGTGGCTGATGATCATCAGTTCGGCGTGAATGATGAGCTCACTGAGCTGCACGTTCAAGCGTTCAACACGGCACCTGTGAGCTTGAGCATAACGTGCCTACGCTGCGGTAAGACTAGTTATAATCATAATGACGTCCGCGAGCGGTACTGCGGCAGCTGTCACACTTGGATAGGTGATGATCCGCCGGTTTGAGGTGCTGCGGCCGAGCCCACCAGCTGAGTATTACGAGCAGGGCGTCACGAATCCGCCTGATGAGGCGCAGTTTGAGGGAGTCGTGTTCTCTGACGGCACCGTAGCGGTGCGCTGGCTGACCACGTACCGGTCTACGTCATTCTGGTCATCACTGGCTGATCTCGAGTGTGTTCACGGTCACCCGGAGTACGGCACCGTGTGGAACTGGCTGGATGGGTGACTTGGCAGGTCTCAGCTCAACTTGAGATAATTTTTCTCAAACCGCTGGCCAGCCGGCCGCTGCTGGGTTACTGTCAGATAACAGCTCCAGCACCGGTTGGCAGTTCTCACTAATGTGATATACTGAAGCCAGTACGAGACGTGTCTCTCGCTGCCACCTTGGAGCCCGACAGCGCCCGGCGCGCGGTCGGCCAGCCCTGAACCCGCTGGTCACACGACCGCTTCCGCGAAGATCGCGGACCCACGCCATCAGCGGCGAAGGAGCACCGGCGGCGTGATGCCTCGGTGCAGGCCAAGGACAGCCACATGTCTCATCGGACCTATCACGGCACACACGTTGATAAGTCACGCAGCAGCAAGCAGCAAGCAGTCATCGCTGGTTCGTGCGTCGCGCTGACGCTCGCCAGCGCCGCTATCGCCCTCGTGGTCACGCTGTTCGCATCAACCAGCAGCGCCAGCAGCCAGTCAGTCACCGCTAGCGCAGCGAGCGTGATGACGGCGCGCGGGATCACGGAGCGCGGCGCGCTCACCCACTCAGCCGGCCAGCTGCCCCGGCGCCCGGCAGCGTGGCGCCCCAGCGCAGTCACGGTCGCGCGAGGCGACACGCTCAGCGTCATCAGCCGCCGCGTCTACGGCGCCGCCGGGTGCTGGCCGGGCATCTTCCGCTGGAACGAGCGCACCATCGGCGCCAACCCGGACTTCATCATGGTGGGTGAGCGCCTGGTCATCCCGGCGGCCTGCTCGACGGCCCTGCCGGCTGCGTACCGGCACCGAGCTGAGGTCACGGTGAGCTACCGGTCTTACGGCTCTCACCGGACTCCACGTGGTGGGTCCGGAGCGGGCATTCCGGCTGCCTCAGGAGGTCTCAGCGGGCGCCTGTCATTTGGCCAGCTCGAGCAGCTCTGGGAGGCAGCACGCGGCCCGCGCTGGGCCGCGTGGAGCGCCGCTGCCATCGCTGAGTGCGAGTCCGGCGGGAACCAGTACGCCTACAACCCGAGCGGCGCCAGCGGGTACTGGCAGATCCTCGGCGAGGTGGTGCCGGGATACATCTTCAATCCCATGGTGAACGCTGAGAACGCGGTCGCTAAGTTCACCGGCGCGGGCGACACCTTCGCGGCGTGGGTGTGCCGAGCATGATCACCGCACTCATCGTCATGATCATCATCTTGGCCATCAGCGTAGCCGCGCTCATCGGCTGGGGAGTCGCTGACTCAGCGGCGGGCTGGCGCGACGCGCACAGCGATGCCGACCCACGGTGGGCCACAGAGCTCGCTGCTGCTGTCCGCCTGGACCAGCGCTTCTCTCTCAAGAGTGATGCGCTCGTGGGCTCAGCGCCGGTGAGCACTGACACGGATGCCTTCATCATGGGCATGCGTGATCGTGTGACCGCTGCTATCGAGCGGTTCAGCTCTCCGCTGGAGGCTGCTCAGCACTGAGTCACAGGCACAGCCAGGCCGCGAAGGCTGAGCTCAGAAAATTAAAGCGTAATATAGCTAAGCACAGCATCAGGCCGTGAGCATCTTAACCTGCTCACGGCCTTTTGCATGCTCGGAAAACTGGCAGAGTCGTTCTGCACCAGCGAAAGGCAGCCCACTCATGGCACGTTACGTCGCCACGCTCACGTCAGCGGCAGCTCTGTCATCAGGCTCTGCCTTCGCGTGGGTCGGCTACTCGGCCACCGTCGGCATCCGGCTGCGCCGGGTGACTCTCGGCACGATCGCCGGCACATCAGCGCCGTCCAGCCAGCAGCTGCAGGTCGGCATCAACGTCACGAGCACCGGCTCGAGCACCACCCCGGCTAACGTGACGAACTTCAAGCTCAACCCGGCGTTTGCCTCATCGGCCAACAACCTGATCTCGGGCTGGGCCGCCGCGCCGACGCTCAACGGCACCGATGCGTTCAGCATGGCGTTCAACAGCCAGTCGGGTGGTGACTGGCCGTGGGAGATCCCAGAGGACTTCGCACCGGCGAGCGTCCCAGCCGCCACGGTGGGATTCGCGTTCGTCAACCGAGCGAACGCGCTGCCGGCGGGCATGTCGTACGTGATCACGACCGAGTGGGAAGAGTAAAGGTTAGAGCGGGCAGAAGAACCGGACGGGGGAGGGGCGGTGAGTTAACGTGGCGTTCCAGAGCTGGGCTAACCTGCTGAACGGTGGCGTGCCGTGGCAGACCACGAACGGCGCCGCGCTGTCGGCGTCAGCGACCACTGCCACGATCAGCCCGCAGGCGCCAACCACCCAAGACTTCGTTCTCCCCGCGCAGTACAACGGCACGCAGTTCTATCCCGGCATGACGCTGTACATCAAGGCCGGTGGCACGATCAACACCGGCGGCACCACGTCTAACCTGACCACGTTCTTGGCGTGCGGTGCGTCAGGCACCCTCGCTACCACGCTGACGACGACGGGCGCGCTGACCCTCGGCACCGGCTCGCTGACCGGCATCGGGTGGACGATGGAGGTGGTGCTGCGGGTGCTGGCCATCGGCTCATCGGGCAACACCCTGTCGGTCGGCGGCAGCATGGAGCTGCCGACCGCGGTGGGCTCCAACGCGGGAACTGTGGGCACCGCGAACAACACCTTCTTGAACATGCCGGAAACCGTCACGGCGTTCAACACGTATACCGCGGCGACGGCCATCGGGCTGCGCGCGACGCTGTCCGCCGCGTTCGGCGCGATCCAGTGTGACCAGTTCTTGATCTTCCAGGTGTGCTAAGGCGGGCAGAGCAGCGGAGGTGCGCACGTAGGCCGGCGCGGCCAGCCACATAGGAGACGGCCGTGACGCAGTACAGCGCCTTCGGGGTGAACGGGAACGGGGCCACGGGTCCCGTGTCATCCATTACGTTCACGGGCAACTTCGTCGCCGGCATGTCATTCTCAGTGACGCAGCCGGGGCAGTTCCTGTACGGCTACTACATCTGGCGCTCGGACTCGGCGCAGTCAGCCAGCGCGGCGTTCGCGCTGTGGCAGATCACCGCAGCCACGACCGGCACGTACCAGGGCAGCGACACCAGCGCGAGCACGGCAGCTGCCGTCGTCGGGCAGTGGACGTACGTCCCGCTGGCTACGCCGTTCGCCTTGACGCAGAACACGCCGTACAAGGCGGTCGTGGGGCTCGTCAACAACTTCAACGACACCCACACACAGTTCGGTAATGAGGGTGGCACCGGGGCGCCGTACCTTGGTGGCATCGTCAACGGCCCCCTCAACGTGTACTCGGCACCGATCTCGTTCGCGGGCACCAACCCGGCGCCGTTCACCAACTCGTACCAGGGATCGTTCGACACCGCCAGCGCTGACCCGACGGCGGACTTCCCGGCGACTGATGACAACTCGGCCAACTTCTGGCTCGATGTCCTCGTCGGGCCGGCGCAGGTCACAGCTGCCGCGTCGACCCAGCTGCTCATCCCACCAGGCTTCCAGTCACCTATGGCGTTCCCGGCGCAGTGGCAGCCGGGAGTCACCGCGGTGGCTGTGCCAGCTGTGGTGCCGGTCCCAGCGCTCAGCGCTCAGCACCAGCGGGGCTGGCTCGGGCGGAGCCGGCATTCGCGCCGCCGCAGCACGCTGGTGGAGTTCTCACCTCAGCAGCCCACCGCGCCCCCGCTGCTTGCACCGCAGCACCGGCGCCGGCCGGGGCGCGTCGGCCCACGGCACCGGCGCGCTCACGTCTTCTGGGCGCCGGTAGCGCTCCAGCACGCGCAGGCACTGCCGCCCACGCTCATCCGGCAGCGCGCGCGGTTCCATGAGAGCGCTGATCGTCACGCTAGGCGCCGCACGACGCTGCTGTGGTTTCCCGAGCAGAGCCCGGTGCCGCCCGCTGAGCTCACTCCCAGCCACCGGCGGCGGCTCAGCCGGCTAGCGGTCTGGCATCACCGGCGAGCGCGGCCTCTGCTCCCGGTCACGCCGAGCTTCCAGCACGCTCAAGCGCCGCCGGTAACGCTCAGCCACCGGCACCGCAGCGCGCGACCCGTCCCGCTGCGCCACCGGCGCGGGCATCTCTATATAGTCCCGCCGCCGGCGCCGGTAACGCTCGGACCGCTAATCACCTCACTCAGCCGTCATCACCGGGGCGGGCGCTGGCGGCGCCGGCACGGTCACGTGCTGTGGGTACCCAGCGCTCAGCCAGCCGGCACCGCACCGGCCCCAGCGCTTCATCTTCATCGTCATCGCCAGCAGCTGCCGCAGCGGCGCAGCAGCCGGCGCCTGCTCTGGGTGCCGCCGCTCTCACCGGCGGTCCCGTGCCTGCTGGCTCAGCAGCACCGGCGGCGATCGCCGGCCCGAGAGGTCCCCAGGCACCGCAGGGGCCACTTGCTGCTGGTTCCGCTGTTCAACATTGGCCAGCCGGGACCGCTCGCCCCGCCGCCGGCTCACCGGCATCGCCGGGCGCGGGGCCTGTACCTGCACCGGCAGCGCCGCTTGCTGGCTGCGCCTGCGACGGGGGCGCCGGTGAGGCGCATCTCGTGGGTCATCAGCGGAGCGCGGCTCACGTGGGACGTCCGGGGCGCGGGTGGGACGTGGGAGGTCGCTGATCAAGGTCTCCGGGCGCGCGGCACGTGGGGAGTCAGCGGAGCGAGATGAGGAGGCAGTGGTGATCAGTGTGACCCAGTCAGCGCTGTCGACCGACTACCTGCAGGTGCAGATCATCGTCAAGTCGCCTGCCGGGTATGATCCCACCAGCGATCAAGTGCAGTTCGCGTTCACCACCGCCGCGCTGCCGAACGTGGAGCCGGCAGCGTGGACCACCGGCTCGTGGGCCACGTTCCCCGGCCCAGCGTACTGGGCGCAGTGCCTCGTGGGCCCGGCCAACGGCGGAGTGATCTTGGCGCAGGGCACGTGGCTGGTGTGGGTGAAGATCACCGACAGCCCGACGGTGCCGGTGCTGCAGGACGTGGCGCTGACCATCAACCCGTAAGACAGCGCGTGAGCGGCTAGCACTTGCTAGCCGCTCACGCTGAGCTGCGGTCTGCTGTGCTGATCTGTTCTCTGCTGCGCAGTGCTGTGTTGTGCTGTGCCGGCTTCTTAGTCGGCGTGAGCAGGAACATTACCTACCCACCAGCTCTCAATCACTTGACTGATCTTGGGCTTCATTACGTTCAAGTCTTCCCAGCTATGTTCGCACACTGGGCACATGGGGTAGATCTTGCCGGACCACGGCTGGCCAGAGCCAGCACACGCTGGTGCTGTGACGATGGCGGTGCGCTGGCGCTCCTCGACCCGTGTGAGCAGCTGAGCGAGGAAGTCCGGGCTGATGTCCCACGTGCGGCGCGGGCGGCTGGTGCACTTGGGCAAGAACTGGTCAGACGTGATGTACTCCACGACGGTCATCTCGGCCGCGCGGGCCGAGTCGATGACGCCGTCGAGCAGCACGCGGTCACTCACCAGCTGTGCCTCTGCCTGCCGCCGCTCGCGGTCAGCGCGGAGGACCCGGATGATGTGAGCCTCGCGCGTCATGCCCTCGCGCTGAGCGTAGACCTCAGCTGAGATGAGCTCTATCGGCATGCCGGCGTTGCGGTCGCAGTCAGCCTGGAAGAGCTCAGTCCAGCTGCCGTGCTCTGCCTGGCGGAATGGCCACGAGTGGCCGGTGTCTTCAGTCATCTTCATCCCCTCGTGTCTCGCACCGCGTACATCATGCCGAGTGTGACTGTTGCGACGAGCATGCTGCTGACGCCCTCCATGATCAGCCAGATGGGCCAGATGCCCGTGCTTACACTTAGCATGCTCAGGCCCCAGACCACGAGTTGCGCCCACCAGAACTGTGTGATGGTGCTGACCAGCACCAAGAGCCAAGTCTTCTTGGTGATGAGCTTCTTATGCCTCTTGATTTGCAGCTCACGCAGCGCCTCTTCAGCGGTCTGGCCACGGCTCAACGCCTTGAGCAGTTCTTCATACTGCTGGCGAGCGCTCATATCAGCCCCAGCTCCTGACGCTCTCGCGTGGCGCGGCGAGCACCTCGCACCACTTGCTGTTGATGATGCGAACGAACCGGATGATTCCGTCCTCACCGATCTTAACGTTTGTGACGATGATGATCGTGCTCTCACCGTTCATGAAGTGAATCTTAATGCTGCGGTCCACTTGGCCTACTCCCCGTCATAAGTGCCGCAGGCGAAGGCGAACAGCGTTGCGAGGTTGACCTCAGCGGTGGGCTGCCCGTTCACAGTAACGGTGACCCACATTTCCATTGATCGCACACTGTGCTTGACGGTGACACCATTGAATGTTTGAGTGATCATCTCAGTGCCCCAGTAACCGGCGTTGTCAAAGCTGCCGCCACGGACGCGGGCGCTGACTTCGCGCTCGTCAGGCTCGTGCCAGTCATCGCGCAGCTGCAGGCGCTGGTGCAGCTCGATGAGCTGCTCGCGGGTGGTGATGCGCTGGATCATGCTTCCTCCGTTCCTGATTCCTAGTAGTACTCTATCACATCGTGACTACGATGTAAACAGAGTCACCTGCGGTAGTCATTGTACCGCTTCAGCTGGCAAGTGATCTCACGCAGCTCTCGGCAGATGCTCTCGCTGGCGGCGCTCAGCGCGGTCGCCAGCTGAGACTGGGCGCCAGTAGCGTCAGCAACTCCTCGGTCACGCTTGAGTGCGCTCGCGATGGTGAGCACCGCCTCATCTTGGTACTCCACCATGATGGCACTGATGAGCTCTTCAGGCGAAGTGTCGGTAATGGCTGCGGCGAGCCGCACCCGGCGGTCAGTCATCTGATGATGCTCCTTCTGGCTCTTGAGCTGTTACCTCGAAGATCCGGTACCTGAACGGCGGCTGCAGAGCGCGGGGAGCGCGCCCGGCGATGAGTGGCCACGTGTGACAGGCCTTGCCCTTCCAGCCGACTACGAAGAACCGGCGGCCGGTGTGTGAGAGCTGCGTCGCCGTGATGTAGTGGAGCCGGATCTCGGTGACGTGCTGGCCCGCCGCGGTGAGCGCGGTGCGGACTCCATCGATGGGAGTGCCGTGCTTGGGCCGGAAGCCCACCGCGCGCAGCGTATCGACCGCATCATCGTAACTGACCTGCGTGAGGTCAGCGAACAGCTGGACGGCGCAGTCACTCTGCCAGCCGAGGGTGCCGTCGGCACTGCGCTTAATCCCAGCCAGCTCGCGGCAGCCACCGCAGTACGGCAGATCGTGCCGCTCGCAAGGCTGCCCGCCTGCCCAGTCATCCAGCGCGCTCATGGTGATGCTCCGTTCCACGTTCCTAATAGTTATTCTACCACATCGCCGCGCTGGTGCAACAGAACTAAAGGAGTGGGTCGTGACGCTCATCACTGATCCGAGTGACCCGCGGCTGGGCCACGGTGTCGACACCGAGCCGATTCACCAGCACGACGCGTACCTCGTGCTCTCGCCGGAAGAGGTTGAGAAGGGATTCGTGCGGCCGGTATACCGCGCGTATGTTCATCATGATCCAGAGTGCGGCGCCGTTACCACGATGGCACTGCCACTGTGCGAGACCTACGCGCGGCAGCCGGGCTTCTACGGCGCCACGTACTGCGTGGGCTGCCGCATGCACCGCCCTGTCGGGCGGCACGGTGAGTTCACGTGGCTGGACAGCGCGGGCAACGACACTCACGTGCTGGTCGGCACCTGATCACTCTCTTGATTGCGCAAGGTGGCTGGATGCAGGCCGTGCTCCCAGTTAGCTGGGTGAGTGCTCAAGTTCTTGGCGATCACGCTCTCAATGAGGCGGCGCAGCTGGTGCATTCGAGGCGTTAGCGGCTCGGGTAGCTGCAGCAGCTCAGCAGACAGCTCGGTGAGTGAGGTCTCGTCCATTGTGATCTCCCAGAGATCGTGCCAGGGCGGCGCCTGAACTTGCTTACAGCGCACGCTGACTGCCAGACGCAGGCTGGGTGAGCGGTAAGACAGATTATCAGTCACCAGTCATCTCCCGGGTCCGCGAAGCCGCGATCATCAGCCATCATGTCATACGCGCCGCGGGCGGGCTCGATGCCGCGCGCCATGCGGTCCAGCATGCGGTGCCCGAGCACCATCCCGGCCGCCACCTGCAAGTTCAGGCAGATGCGGGTGGGCAAGATGATGAACCGGTGGCACTGCAGGCGCACTGCCTTCGGCAAGTTGCCGTCCTCCGGGCCAAAGACGTACACCGCGTCTTCCGGGTGCTCCCAGCCGAGCGTCAGCACCTCAGCGTTCGGCAGCACCTCCACGCCGATGAACGTGGTCCCGCGCGGGAACTCGTCGAACGGCCGGTCGCACCAGAACAGGTCGGTCTCCCGCACGAGCGCCTTCATGCGCTCCTCGCGGGTGATCCGGCCCTTCCGAGCGAACTCAGCCCTCAGCCGCGCACCAGTGATCCACAGCTGGGGTACTCCCCAGCACGCGGCGTCGCGGAATACGCCGCCACCGTTGTGCGGGTACTTCGGGGTCGATGAGGATGACCGCCGGGGTCTTCCCGCGCATCTCGCTCACGGCTGCTCCTTAGGTGCCTCGGCCCCGCTGGCTGCCACCCAAGCGGTGACGCGCCAGTCAACCTGCGCGATGTTAAAGTACCGGTCCCAGCGCGCGCCCGGCACCAGCGCGTCAGCGTGGTAAACGCGACCGCTGCGCACGAGCCGGATGATGCGCAGGTGTCCATCCGGGTAGTTCACGTAGGTGAAGAGCTGTCCCTCTCGGACCTCTCGGGGCGGCAGTGGCAGGTACTTGCTCGGCAGGTCTGAGCACTCACGGGCGTGACCACAGCACTCACAGTGCCCATCACTGCGAAAGATCGTCTGGGGCCAGCCGCGCCGGACGGCGCAGGGATCGCAGTAGAACATGGTTAACTCCTTGCTCAGTTACCGCGCAGCTCGTGTGACGTAGAATGTTCATTCCATCCCCCGCGCCCGCTGCAGCCGCCGCTGACGCCTCTTAACGAGCCGTTGAGCTCCCCGCCTCGTGATGGCTGCGTCTACTGGCAGGCCGTCAGGCAGCCGGCTCAGTGGCCCGCTGTCCATCACCATGTACACCATGTAGCCGATCCGGCCACAGCGCTTGATCTCAAAGTGCATCATGCTCACTCGTCACCGCTGCGACTCAGTCATTACGATCCCGTCTTCTGCACTGATGAGCTCATCCAGTTCCATGAGCAGTCTCCTCACGAATGACGCGGCGCACCTCAGCGCGACCGCGGGCGCGAACCCGGCGGCGTAGGCCGGCTTTCTCGCCGGGAGCGATCTCATCTTCCCAGATGTTGTCGATGCGGGAGGGATCATTCGCGGCGAGGCTGACGCCGCTGGGGTGCTCGCCTCCGGCGCCGCGCCGGCGCCGGTTGTGGAACAGCCCGTTGTCGCAGCGGTTGCAGTGCCCCTCGCGGCGCCAGCCGTTGCGGCGCCACTCCTCAGTGGTCCCGCTGGCGGTAACGCGGCTGCCGGACCGGTTGTGGTTCCCGATCACTGGGGCCTCCTGATCGTGACGATCGCGACCGCTGGGTTAGCGCATGCCGCGCTGACGCACGTCCCAGTTACGCTGCTCACCGCGGTCAGTGTGATCTGGCTAGATATCCGGTCCGCGTGCTCAGGCTTGAGTGGCTGCATGTGTGATCCTCTGCTCTGTTCCTTTTCCTATAGTTAGTCTATCACATCGAAGTGCTGGTGTAAACAACGATCACCGCACGTTCACAGCGGCAGGGATGAAGCACTGCAGGTGATCAGCGTCGAAGGCCTTGCGCAGCAGGAAGCCCCGCCACTGCGGCTGAGTGATGACGATGCTGAGGGTATGGGCGCGTATGCGCTCGAAGCCCAGCATCGCGTCCTCCACGCTCATGTACTGCCACGGGCCCACGTTGAAGAACCCGTCACGGTGCAGCACGCCCCGGCGGTCCCAGCCCACGAAAATCAGCGCGTCAGCCGGCACGATGAGCGTGTGCCAGCGGCGTGCGACACCAGCGGGCACGTTGCCCGCGTGCTTTTCCCAGCCGGCTGGGAACGCCCACCAGCCGCGCTTGACCGGTGCGGCGCGGTTTCCCTGCCGGACCGCGCTGACGCCCGCGGCGTACCGGCGGAACTTGTACTCCTTCATGTAATAAACTCTATCACATCGAAGCGCTGGTGTAAACAAGCATGCCTGAAGACATCCTCTTGCCCGTCCCGGCCCGGGGCAGCCGCATCTTCAAGAAGGGCGTCCAGCGCGACGCGTACGCCGTGAGGCTGCGCGCGCTGGGCTGGTCGCTCGAGGAGATCGCGGACCAGCTCGGCCTGAGCGGCAACCCGGAGCGCGCGGCCGCGGCGATCCGCCGTGGGCTGGCGACGACGATCCGAGTGGCGCGCGACGAGCAGCGCGTCCTCGAGCTGGTATCGCTCGATGAGCTGGAGCGCGCCTGCTGGGTGGAGTTGCGGGCATCTCACGTGCTGGTCAACAACGGGCGCATCATCCGTGACGATGATGGCGAGCCGCTCAACGATGATCGCTTCGTGCTGGAGGTCGTGGACCGGATCCTGAAGATCAAGGAGCAGCGCGCCAAGCTGCTCGGCCTCAATGCGCCGACGCGCACCGAGGTACTGACCATCGACAGCGTAGATGCGGAGATCGCGCGGCTCGAGGCTGAGCTGCGTGATCACCGGCTCGGCACTGGGGGCTAGAAAAAACGCGTAAGCGCCGGTAGACCGTAATCACCGGCGCTCGCGCGGCTTGGTTTACTTAGCCAAGCACATCTGGTCAGCGAAAAACTCAACCGACTCGCTGGTGGTGCCGGCGCCGTACTGGGCGACCAACCACCTGATGATGTGATTGAGTGGGCCTTCGATGCGGTAGACCGGAATGGTGCCGTTGCCACCGGGGCCGCGTAGAGTGAGCAACAATGCCTTGAGGCTCGGGTACGCCTCGATCGTGCAAGCGCGCGCTGCTTGATCACGCAACTCATCATCGGTCATGTACTCAAATGGAACGATGTCTAGATCGATGTACACGACCGGGGCGACGCGGGGAGCATCTGGGCTGGTTACCTGCCCGTTGCGCATAGGTGCGCCTTTCTGTGTCTGAGGAGCATCTGCTTGTTTTGTGCTCCTGCTAGCTAGTTATAACTATATCACACAAAACTAAGATGCACGATCACTGGCTGGGCTCTGGGTAGCTGACGCCGGGGAGATGCACGCCATAACGCTGGCGTGCCGCTTCCTCGGAAGTGCCGACCATAGCTCCGATCGCAGCACACGAGTGCCTTTCGGCTCGGGCGACGGTCACCGCGTCGGCCAGGTCACGCTCAGCACGGGCTTTCGACTCGAAAGCCACGCGCACCTGACGAAGCGAAGCGCCGTCGACCACACGGCCAGGGCCAAGGCTGTCTTCCTCGAACCGCGCAGCTAGGTCGTCGGCGTGGTGATGATCTCTTCCACCGTGCGCGGCCTCACTTAGGCGTCACCCACCTTGCTGGGATCGACGCCGGGCACCAGTAGTGCATGTGGCCGAACGCCTGCGCCAGGTCGCGCACCGCTCCGTTGTGAACGGCCTGCGGCACCTCCGGGTACGGTCCCACCCGGATGCCCAGCGTGCTGACGGCGCCCGCCGCCTCTGCGATCCACTGCGGCAGCCACTGGCCCACCGCCGGGTCGCTGATGTAGCTGCCGATCGCGCTGGCCGCGGGCTGCCACGGGTACAGCTCGAGATCCGGGTCACTGACCGGCTGCGCCCGCAGCAGTGGCGGCCACCAGTGATGCAGCGTGCGCGCCAGCGGCGCGCAGCCCTTGACCTTGTCGTGCACCGGCGGCGCGGTCGCCGCGGAGCTGGTGCCGGGACTGGCGAGCAGGACGGCCGCGCTGACCGCCCCGAGCGTGATGGCTCCTGCGATCTTCTTCATGATTCCTCCATAGTGATGGTAATGTCATCCTCATCGAATGACTCGTGACTGCTGTACAGTGCTGACCGGATGTAGCTCTCAACGTGGGTGCGCGGGCTGCCGCTGGTCAGCCCGTGATAGTGCTGGTACCGGCGCAGCTGGCCAGCGGTGAGCGTGACACGCAGCGTGATGGGAAAGTCAATGACGGCAACGTCAGTCACCAGCTCATCTTCTGTGATGATGATGCCGTGCCGCCTGCGCCACTCGGTGACCAGCGGCGTGAGCTCGGCCGGGTCATCATTCTCCAGGTCCCAGTCGTACTCACGAAGATCATTCGCCACCTCAGCGGCGGGCAGGTGCAGGAACTCCTCGTGACCGTTCTCGCGGGCGTGATCCAGCGCCCGGAACACCAGGTCGCGCAGATCGAGCCCGCCGCCAGTGAGCGGGTCACCGTGCGTTTGCTTACCCATTGCTGATCTCCCTCAAGCTAACGAGCGGCACGTACCGCTCAACGTCCGCCGGGCCGGCCAGGTCCGCTACCCAGTACCAGCCGCCCGGCCCGCTGATGATGCCCGTGCGGTGTGCGCCGTCCCCGTGAACGGGCGCGTCTGCGATGTTGCTGCACTCGACCCGCACGCGCTCCCGGCCGTTGAGTGAGATCGTGCTGACTCGCCAGCGACCGTCTTCACTCACAAACATCTTTCGTCACCACTCAACCGTGTAGACCTGGACCCGGCGGACGCGGTACGTGACTGTTCCGAGAACTGACCTGCTGCAGGTGTCGGCGTAAACCATGGCGCGGTGCCGCGCGACATCAGGCGGGTCGCCATCAGGTGACTGATCGGTGAGCACGGGAAAGTGACCACTACTGACTGGGCCGGTCTCGCGGTTCGTGAAGCCATCAGCTGTCATCTGGGCACGGAACTCCACGACCTGATACTCGTCACTGATGATCACCTCGGTGGGTGAGCTCGGCATCTCAGGCTCCTCTCATTCCTGTTCCTTGGTACTACTCTACCACATCGATGCGCTGGTGTAAACAAGACCATGGCAGCCAAGACCGCGGACTCCCTCGCCGGGCTGCGCCTCGAGCGCCTGCGGCGCCTGCGCGAGCTGCAGCAGGAGATCAAGCGGGTGCGCGACTTGGAAGACGGGCTCATCAAGCGTCCCTGGCGCGAGATCGCGCGACCGGAGCAGCTGGCTCCGCCGGGTACGTGGTTCGTGTGGTGCATTCTCGCTGGAAGAGGCTGGGGGAAGTCGCGCACTGCCGCCGAGTGGGCAGCGCAGAAGGCGCGTGACTACCCGGGAGCGCGCATTGCGCTGGTCGGGAAGACCTTTGCTGACACCCGTGACACCATGCTCGAGGGCGAGAGCGGACTCATCGCGTGCTTCAACCGTGACGAGTTCCGGAACCACTCGGAGGACGACGGGTACAACCGCACGCTCGGTGAGGTGCGGCTCGCCAACGGGTCTGGGTTCAAGTCCTTCTCGGCTGAGAAGCCGTGGCGGCTGCGCGGGCCGCAGTTCCACTTTGCCTGGGCGGACGAGGCCGCGTTCTGGCAGGACGCGCACAAGGGGCTCGTGGCAGACACCACGTGGAGCAACCTGGTCATCACGCTGCGGCTGCCTAAGAAGACCGGCTGGGACGAGGACTACCGCACGCAGGTGGTCATAGCCACGACGCCGCGCCCGGTCGCGCTGCTGCGCACGAGTGACCCGGACCCATCACGGATGGGCATTCTCCAGCGCACGACCACGATGATCACGCGCGGCCGGACGATGGACAACATCGAGAACTTGACGAAGGAGTACCAGGAGAACGTCATCGCGCCGCTGCTGGGCACGCGCCTCGGCCGGCAAGAGCTCGAGGCCGAGATCTTGGATGATGTGCCGGGCGCGCTGTGGCAGCGCGACTGGTTCGAAGAGACCCGCGTCACCGACCCGGCACTGGTGCCCGACCTCATCCGCGTCGTCGTCGGGGTGGACCCGGCAGTCACTGACGGCGAGGCCAGCGCCCAGACTGGCGTCATCGTGGCCGGTGCGGCTAAGAACGGCCGCGGCTACGTGCTTGGTGACTTCACGCTGCGCGCCACACCCATGGAGGCGATGAAGAGGGTCATCGCGGTGTACCATGAGTTCAAGGCAGACCGCGTCGTCGCGGAGGTCAACAACGGCGGGGACTTCATCGGGACGTTGCTGAAGACGGTGGACCCGAACATCCCGTTCCAGGCGGTGCGCGCCACGCGCGGCAAGGCCATCCGCGCGGAGCCGATCTCATCGTTGTATGAGCAGCGCCGCATCAGCCACGTGGGCACGTTCCCGTATCTTGAGGACCAGATGTGCTTGATCGCTGGGACAGCAATAACAACCATGCGTGGTGAGATTCCCATTGAGCAGGTAACGTGCCGTGACTTGGTAATGACGAGAGCTGGCTGGCGGCCAGTCACGCACTCTGGCTTTACAGGCATTCGCCGGACCGTAACAATCACAGCAAAAAACGGCGACACCATCACGTGCACACCTGATCACCCAGTGTTCAGCCCGGGAAGTGGCTTTGTTCCCGCTGGTGCGCTGGTTCCTGGTGCTAAGATTACAAGGTGCATGAAAGCCGGAAGTCCCGTCGCAGCCGAAAATCAGCGTTCCCATTCATCGAGCGCAACGGTGAGCGGTATTACAAGTGGAACGGCACGTACTGGATCACATCACGGTCACGGGGCGCTAAACTTCTCCATCGCGACGTCTGGGAAGAATATCACGGTCCCATACCCAACGGGCATCACGTGCACCACATCGATCACGACCCCGACAATAATGACATCAGCAATCTCATGCTATTGTCACGCCATGATCACATCTCTCACCATAAATCTGAGCGAGTCACTGGTATGTACGCATACCGGGGAGACCAGCAGAAGCAGAAGAGCACTGATGCATGGCAACGGCGTAAGCAGCGAGAAATCACGGTCCAGTGTGTTGAGTGTGATCAAGAGTTCATCTCAACAGGAGTTCGCGCAGCGTTTTGCTCACGTGAGTGTGGCCGAAAGCACGGTCCACTCCGTCCAGGTGAACGCGGTGCCAAGCGCGGTGTACAACATTACGGTGACCGGGCAGCATGAGTATTTTGCAAATGGGATCCTTGTCCATAACTGTGCGTGGACTCCCATGGACGGGGAGTCACCAGACCGGATTGACGCGTGTGTCTGGGCCATCTCAGCCCTGAAGGACCTCATCGGCGGGTCGTTCTTGGCGGCGTACGGGGTCACCCGGTGCGAGAGCTGCCAGCACCCATTCGTCAGCATTGACCCAGCCACTAAGCAGCCGCGCTTGACGTGCCCCAAGTGCGGCTCACCAGTTGTCCTCGAGACCTGAAGCGGCTGATGGTGGAGGCGCCGTCCGAGTTTCCTGAGAGGATGAGGGTCGTAGCCACTGATCTCACTGCGCTTTCATGGCGCACCGGCCGGTCTCTCGGCCGCACCATTTACGCCCGGACGGGCGGAGAAGATGACTGGAAGGCCGACACCGTGATCGGGATGATGGACACGCCCGAACTCGCTGAGGCAGCGTGCGCCGCGCATAACGAGGCACTGAAGAGGACAGCGGACCCCATGATTGAGCAAAACTCACCTCTGTTGCCGTGACGTGCACCTTGTCCGGGTGTGCTGACTGATGCTTCGCTATATACTAAACCCCGACCGCGAGGAGCAGCCGTTGACGGCAGAGCAGAGCAAGAGGGAGCTGGCGCTCACTGAGGCAGTGCGGGTGGCGAGCATAGTCACCCAGCCCGGCACCGGTGACGCGGCGATCCGTGACCTGGCTCGGACCGTGGCGATTCTCACCAACCTGTTCGAGTTCACGCTAGACCGCGGGTTTGCGACGGCACTGCGGATCACTCCCAGCGCGCCAGTGGATCAGTCGACCGGTGCGCGCTCACCTCTCATCACAAAGGATGGCGTCATGCAGCTTACCGACACCCAGCAGGTCGATCTCGTTGTCGAGCCCGAGGACTCCAAGGGCAACCCCACCGCTGACACGCTCACCTGGGGGGCGGCGCTCAACGGTGGCGATGCCTCGAGCGCCGTCACGCTCAGCGTCTCAACGGACACCCTGACGTGCACCGTGATCGCGGGCAGCCCGGCGGTGGGAGTCGTGGTCACCGCCACGGACCCGAACAACATCAGTGGCAGCATCAGCGTAGACGTGGTCGCGGGCACCGCGGCGAGCCTGGTCATCACCCCGGGTACCCCGGTCGAGCAGCCCACTCCGCCAGCACCCTAGCTGCTCAGATGCTCAGCAGCGCGGCGTGACTACGCCGCGCTGCGCTGAGCACTCTGCTGATCTTATCTTCGCTTTATCAGGCTCTGCTGCCGTGCTGGTCTCAGCTTGGTCGCGCTGAGCTTTGCTTTGCTGATCTTAATCGATCTTAACTGCGCCGATCTTAACTGCGCTGCGCTTAGCTAATCACTGAGTAAGCTAGGCTTGCACTTGTCTTTGCTGTCGCTGATCTCGGTTTTGCTTGTCTTCACTCATCTTAACTAAGTTACGCTTGGCTGAGAGATGCTCAGAATGATGCGGCCGGTGGTGCACTCACACTGCCCGGCTGATCAGGCTCGGACTGTCTGAAGGTGTCACGGGGTGTGCTGCTCAGCATGAACGTACCACCTGACACGTATGGATCTCGGACGTGAGAGGTGCTGCACAGGTGCCGGATGATGCTCTGGCGCAACTCAGCGAGCGTGTGCCCGCTGAGCTCAGCCTCACACGTTGCCGTGAACAGCTCACCACTTCCATAATCACGATAAGTTAACGCACCGCAGACGATGCCGCTGTTGCCAGCGCGACAGCAACAGTTCGAACTGGCGTTAACGGGCCAGTGCTCAATGTCCGGTACACCGATGACCAGGCACTCGCGGGCAACGCGCCGCGCGACATCAGCTGCGAGCAAGTCGGTCACGACCTCACTGCCGGAAGAGTCATCGTCTGGTGCGTTCAGCGGCTGCTGTATCAGCCACGCCACCGCTGCGCGAACGACGTCACTGAGCGATCCGGAGAACCAGCCCGAGTTCCCGAGCGTCTGCGCGAGCGCTGTGACGGTGTCCCACTCATCTCCCTCATACTTACCCGGCTCTTGCTCCCGCTCAGTGCGCATCAGCCGCTCAGCAGACTCGAACTTCCAGTTAACCAGCCGGCTGGTCACGCTCTCGCTGAACATCATTAACACTCCGTTCTTCAGCCGAACTCGACGGTCTCGTCCGGGTTGATGCGGATGATGAGCGGGTACTTAAGTCCCCGGGCGTAGCGCACCGTGGCCCACGTTCCTGACCGCAGCTGCTCCTGGCGAGAGTGCGGCACCGCCACGAGCAGGTCGCACGCTGCGATCTCACGGTCACGCACCAGGTACGGCTGCAGCGGGTGCATGACGTCGTAATACTGGCAGAACGCGCGCTGCTTACTGTCCTCAGGTGGGTGGATGTGAACGCGCGGGCTACCAGTGGTGCTGCAGTCACGCAGCTCTATGGCAATGGCGTGACTCAGTGCGTCCACCCCGATGCAGTCTCCGTGGTGCACCTCGCTCGGGGTAAAGCTCATGAGCAGGCTGCGCAGCTGGGCGGCTTGCCACGGGGTGCAGCCGCCTGTCGCACCTGTGACTCCCATGCGCAGCATCTCAGATCCCGTTCACGAAGAGCTGCGCGCCGCGCCCGGAGCGGCGCACACAGCCGAACTTATGCTGCCCTCGCCGCTGCCCACAGCTTGGGCATCGGCCGGTCGCGCGCAGCCACAAGCAGTGCGCCTGGTCACGCCGGTACCGGTACCAGGCCAGCCAGATCTCAATCTTGCTCATCATGCGCCTCCCGCCGCCTCGAAAACTCCCGTGAACGTAGTGTTCCGGCCGAGCGCCCGCAGCGCTGCCTGGCAGTCCTCCTGCTGGAAGTGCCGGAACCGGTGCTGGCCGCGCTTAGGCGGCCGCGTGAGCTAGATGCGCTCGATGCGCTCGATGCGCTCGATGAGCTCGCCGAGCTGAATGCCCGAGCCGCAGCTCAAGCAGTGCCGGCCGGTGCGCTCGCACGGCTCTCCGAACGGAATGCGCTGAGCTGTGAGCCACTCCCGGACGGCGGGCCACCAGTAGATCGTGGTGCTCGTCAGGTTGGCGGCCACGGTGAGCTCGGTGAAGTCCGGCCGGCGGTTCTGCCAGTTGCTGATCGCGCCCCGGGTGCGACCGGTGCGCCGCGCCAGCTCGGCCGGGGTGATCAGCAGGTGCGACCGCTCCCGGATGATCGTGAGCGCCACCTCATCACTGACGTTCAGCACGCGCATCACGCTCCTTCCGGCTCTTCCTGCGGCGCGCCCACGCGGCGAGCGCGATGAGCGCGATCTCGTCGCCCGGTCCCGGGATCAGCTGGCACGCGATGATCAGCGCGATCTTCACGTACCACGGCCCCGGTAGGCTGCGCCACAGCTCGCGGGCGTAGAACGTCAGGACGTACCGGTACCAGCCCGCTGCCCCGGTGATGTCCGCGAGCACCGCTGCCCGCTGGTTCATCCTCATGGTCTAGATCATACCACACGCGGTAGACAATGTAAACGGGTGCTCAGTGCGGCGAGTGGGCATGGTGCCACTGGACGTGCGGCCAGCGCGCGGCAGCCGTGATCCGGCTGAGTGACGCAGCTGACACGTACAGCCGGCGCATGTTGGGAGCGGGCGCCATGACTATCCCGGCTACCACCGCGAATGATGATCCCGCTCGCGTCTGGTGCCCGTCAGCGGTCAGCACCTCATTGCTCACCAGTACCGCGGTGATGCCCAGCGCGTCTTCCTCAGTTACCCAAGCCCACGCCGGGAACAGCTCAGGCAGCACAGCGTAATACGTCACGATCATTACCTCCTCAGCCGGTACACCACGTGCCCGGAGCTCGGCTTCATGGGTAGATCATCCGCACCCTTGATGTGCGGGCGGATCCACGTGATGCGCGCCTGGCAGACAGCGCAGGTTCCCCGGTCACTGAGCGTGGGAGTCGCGTGATGACTCTGGCCCTCATATGACTCGATGTGCCGGTGATGGCCCTGGACCACCCAACGGTACCGCCAGTCAACCTCACGATGATGTTCAGTGCCCGGGTCATCAGGACGTGCTGCGACCCGCCGCAGGGTCACGACAGTGACAGCAGGATGCTTGACGCGCCTCTTAACGCTGCCCTGGACAGATGCCGGGATGATCGCGCGGTGAGTCGCCGGGATCTCCGTGCCGAGGAGCATGAACATCGCGTGCAGCCAGGCGATGCTGTTGTCGGCTGTGGGCACGTGATCGCTGCTCCACGTCAAGTCCGTGTCCAGGGGCAGCGCGTAGCAGTGCTGGAGCTGCAGCCGGCCGATCTCACGCTCTGACCGGTTCTTGATGCCTGGGCGCCACTCAGCGGTGTAATCATCATCCACGGTGATGTCAGCCCAGAGAATGACGCGCAGCCCGGTGCACGTGTCACCGTTGATGGTGTTCGGGACCGCGGTCACGCACCAGCTGACGGCGCGATCACGGGTGACCTTGCCCCGGCGGTCGATCATAGCGGGCGGCTCATCCAGCCAGGCGAACCCGCTCTCAGCTGGCAGGTCATCACCCACGGTGGGCAGCTCGGCCACGCTGATGCGCGTGGTCTTCTCGGTGCTCTTCTGGTAGATAGCTGTGACTGCGCGGCACATCTCGGTCGTGACTTGGAAGGTGCACGCGCTGAACAGGTCCTTCCCGACCAGCCGGACCCAGCGCTCGAAGTCGCGCGCCGGGTCGCTGAACAGCGGGTAGAACATGGTGTTAACGATGCTTGAGCCGCGCCTGCGCCGCGCGTCCTCCGCGAACGCCTCGATGTACCGCGTCAGCGTGAGGCGCGGGTGCCGCCAGTCATCGACCAGCTGCGCGTGCTGCGCGATGACCTCAGCTGCCATGTGCGTCATGAGTCTCTCCCTCTGCGCTGACGGGCGCCAGTGAGATGCCGATCGGCCACGTGCTGAGCTGGCAGCCGCCCCAGCCGTGGGTGAACTCGCGCCGGGTGAGGATCACGCCGACGTACCGGTCACCGGGCGTCTCCCACGTCCGCTCGATCACCTCACCTGCCGAGCTGACTACCCAGGCGTGATGGAACCACAGCCCGGCGGTGCCCTGCGCGAATCCCTCGGCGTAGTGCGCACCGGCCGGGTCGAACGCGGTGCAGCCGAACGCGGTCAGCGCGGCGTTCCGGAAGCAGAGCTTCTGCATCATCAGGGGCCCACCGCGCCGGGGCCGGCCGTCAGGATGACGCGCGACGGGCCACTCAGCGCCGCGCTCGGCGATTACGAGCCAGGCGGCGCGCTCCGCGGGTGAGATGAACGGTGAGGCTGCGCAGCGCGCGGCCCACGCGCGGAGAGAATCCTCAGTGCTCACGTGGTCACCTTCTTGGTCTCACTCAGCCGGCAGTGGGGCCAGTGCCCGAACACCGCCACGTCAGCACAGTCACACTTCATGATCGGGCTGATCTGGCTCGTCTCCCAGTGCATGCGCAGGCCCGTGTCTCCCAGGCTCCCGTCCTCGTGAATCTCAACCTTCAACGACGCCAGCATCGTGCCACCGAGCCCTCGGGCAGCGTGCTCAATGTACCGGTGCGTGTGATGTGACCAGGTGGTACCCTCATTCGACTCCAGCCACTTGATCACGGCGCAGTACGGGTTGCCTTGGCGTGGCTTGTCAACGCGGATCACCGAGTACACCGATTCGATGCGGCGCGCGACCGTTTTACTGGCGCCTACGGTGTCAGTGATGAACCCGTCCCGCAGCGCGATCACGTGACTCGCGGTGAACACCAGCCAGTCACCCGCCAGGTGCGTGGCCGTGAAGTGCGCCAGCGTGTACGCGCTGTCTTGGGTGACGGCGGGCATGACGTCCCGGAGCCAGTTGCGCTGCACCAGGTAGCCTTGCGTGGTGAGGGCGTGGGCGATCTCACCAGCGTGCTTGCCCTTGCCTGGTTCCGGGATGTAAGAGACACCGAACGTCTCGAATACCGCCTCCCAGCACATGATGCTCGGCCGGTGCGACACAGAGGTCAGCCGGTTGCGGTACTCGGTGGTGCTGATCTTCTTGAGGGTCGTGAGCTGCCCGCGCCACCGGCTGCACGGGCACTTGAGGCCTGACGTGCTGCCGTAGCACCCGTTGGCGCCGTTGTGGCGGTAATGGTCACCCCACGTGTGGCTGCATCGGCACTGATTCACGCGGTTGAGTGCTGAGTACGACTGCATCTGGTTCCTCCACCTGCTCCGTTCCTGTATAGATCATATCACACCGGCCGGCTGATGTAAACCAGGAGCGTTAGAGTGGCAGACAGGCTCACGCCCGACGAGCGGGCGGCGGCGCGGCTGATCTTCGAGGGCAAGGCAGAGGGCCGGCAGCGCCCGTGCCTGCACTGCGGCGGGATCCACCTGCGCGCCTGCCGCCGGGTCAAGCGCGTCGCGTGGCACCCGGACGGCTCTATTATAGAGGCTGAGTACTGGCCCGACGGTGACTGGGACGAGGCCGACATCACGTGGCCGGAAGAGGCTTACGAGAACGACCTTGACGAGGAGGACGCCGGTGACGGCTAGCCTGTTCAGCACGATCGCGGCCGAGCGGCAGCGCATCCGCGAGGCGGCGGTCGCGAGCTGGGGACTTCCGCCGGTGCCCGACGTCATCACCAAGGCTGACCCGTACCACCAGCCCGCCGGAGCAGCGACCGGCGGGCAGTTCGCACCGGCGGGTGGTGGCCAGCAGCCACCCGCACAGCAGAAGCAGCCCAAGAAGTCCAAGAAGCAGAAGCAGCCCAAGCAGGGTAAGCGCCCGCCTGGGAGTGGGCAGCAGCCGGGCTCACCTAAGCTGCAGCAGCTGCGCGGCATCCGCGCGCAGATCAGCGCGCTGACCACCCAGCTCTCGTCGCTCGAGGCGCAGAAGGCTCGGCTCGTCGCGGCCACCGCGGGCGCATCGACCGGCCGGGGCACGTCCGTGACCGGCGGCGGCAAGCCGGCCGGGGCAGCGGGCGCCACCGGAACCGCGACGCGGGCGACTGGGCAGGGCAGCGCCACCTCAGCGAAGCCGAGCAAGTCCACGCCGAGCCGCGCCAAGCAGCTAGCGCAGGTGAACGCGCAGATCGCGCAGCTCCAGGCCCGGATCAAGGAGCTGCGCCAGCAGGAGGCGGCGCTCATCGCTGCCAAGAGCGCGGTGCCGGAGGTCATCGTGACTCCGGTCCCAAAAGTCAGCAAGAGCCTGGTCCTGGAGGCGACGCTCGATGAGCGCCGGGAGCTGATCTGGGCAGCAGCTAGCCAGCGCCTGGGGCTGAGTGATATAGTTGACTCCAGGAACGGAGCTGGAGGCGACGCCGAGATGATCGAGAAGCGCTGGAAGTATAACCCGGCCGAGCCTCGTGACCAGCACGGCCGCTGGATGCGGGGACTCAGTGACCTGGCGGACACGATGGACCGCGAGACCGCGGCCAGCCGCGCGCAGGGCAGCGCCAACTCGCGGTACATGACCGCGGGGCGCGACTTCCGCAAGGCGGGCCAGGCCGTTGAGGAAGGCCGGCTTGAGGATGCTAAGACGCACCTTGACGCCGCCATCACGCACATCGACCGCGCCACGACCCGCACGAACGTGGGTACCGCGGCGGGTGAGACCGCCAAGGGCATCGCGACGGAGCTCGCGGGCGGCGTGCCGGTGCCGGACAAGGTGCCAGATACTGGTAGTGTGAATGAGCAAATCGCGCGAGACATGTATGAGTCCACGATGCGCACCCGGGCTCAGAGCGGCATTGGCCGACCAGAACCTACGCGTGCCTGGAGTGACCTGAATGAGCCGACGCGAAATGTCTGGCGGCGGCGTGCGGCTGATCCTGAGATTGCCGAGCTGTTCAGGCGCAATCAAGCGGCTGCAGCTCCTGCGCCACAGGATCTGGCGGCAGCTGCGCCACACGCTCCTGCTCCACCAGGAGCACCGCTGCCCGAGCCAAGCCACGCTCCTACGCCGCCGAGCGGTGGTAAGCTTAAGCCGCCGAAGGCGCCCAAGGTGAAGCAGGTACTCATCAGCCCGGCTGATCTGCGGCACAGTGAACCGAGCGAGCTGACGCGGCACCAGTACCCGACCAAGCAGCAGGCTAAGTACGGTGCCAAGGTGCGACCGTATCAAGTGCTCGCCAGTCACATCACGGATGCCAAGGGTAAGTTCTTGGGAATGGTGGACACTCGGCAAGACCTCGGCGGCGGGTACGGTAAGCTCAGTCTCGGAAACCGCACCATCGAATTGACCGCGAGTGGTGAAGCCGGCGTGCGTGATAAGGCGCCGGCCGAGCGGCACGCTGCCAACGTCGAGCAGGCCAAGCGCCTGATCGCGGGCGACGTGAACGCACGCCGGGTGCGTGCTGCGCTCACCGCGGCGGGCCACAAGCCGGTTACGTCCACCGGCAGCCAGATGGTCAGGGGCTGGCGTACTTACTACGCCGGTTACGAGGTCAGCGGCGGTGAGCACGGTGTCTCGGTTAGCCACTACAACGGCAGCAGCATCATGGCGCGGAATACCTCAGACGAGCGTAACGCTGAGCGCGTGGAGCAGTACGCGCAGGCGCTCGACGCCAAGGGGATTCCATATCAGCGAATCACTGGCGAGAACGGGTTGCTGAAGGCCCTGGACGTCCGGCACGACGGGTCAGGACCGCGTACTGCTCCTCGTGGAGAAGCGCCTGCCGCGCCAACGGTGCCTAGTCATGCGCCTGAACCCACACCGGCACCGGCGCCGGGCAGCGCCGTTGCACCAACGCTGAGCCCGGCTGAGCAGGAGCGCGCCGCGCTCACTGCCGAGCAGCGCGCTGACTATGATGCGGCGCGCGGCGCGGGCTTCGGGCACGACTCGGCGATGTGGCAGGCGAAGAGCGGGTACCTCCGGGGGCAGGCCAGCGCAGGCGTTGGTGAGTCGCGCGGTTATCCTACGGCGTACAAGTCAGGAGACGCGGATGCTGAGTGACGAGTTTGAGTATAGCGCTGAGCTGGAGCGGCGGCGGAACGAGATCCGCGCGCACCTGGCGCTGCGCATCTTCGATCCGGCGCTGGTTTTCAAGGCGGCGGCTGAGCCTGATGCTGTGAAGCGGTTCAACCCGGCTGAGCCGCGCGGGCCTCACGGTGAGTGGGTCCACGTGGGAGCTGGCTTGGGTGAGAGTGAAGTTGATGCGCTCACTCCCCAGCAGCGCAAGCGGTATAACCGGCTGCGCGACGCAAACATCCCGCACAGCTCAGCGATGGCTAAGGTGACCAACCCTCCCCACGGTACTAATAAGCGCACGTGGCGCGACAGTCCGCGAGCTGCTGATCAAGTCAACTCGGATGAGGTGCGCAGTCTGCAGCCAGCGGGACGTGAGGCGTACTTCCGTGCACGAGATGAGGGCAAGGGGCATAAGCGTGCGCTAGGCATTGGCATCAGCACACTAGGTGAGGTGGCGCCGGAGCGCACCGCTGGTCGTGATGAATACGCACGGCAGCAGGCAGAGATCGCCGCGCTAACGCCTGCTGAGCGTAAGCGGTATCAGCAAGCGCTGCGTGCTGGCGTGGGCCGTTACTCAACATTGATGAGTGTGGCGCGTGAAGGTGGAGCAGCGCGAAACTCCACTCCAAAGGGTGAGTAGCCTCACTATAGGAACACCGGCACCGTCCGCAATAACTCTGGGAGTACCGTCATTATCGAGACCTCAGACGACCAGAGGATCAACCGGCCAGTCACGTCACTGCGCCGGCCGCCAGCTTAAGCAGTTCTCACCGCTGAAAAAACATCTGAACATCGCACCTTTCAGGAGGCGCCGTCATGGCATCACGCGGCGCGATCTTGAGGGGTGCCCTGACCATCCCGGGGGGCGCACGGCCGACTCCCGGCCCGCAGGGATCGAGCGGGCTGGCGCTGCCGGGGCAGAGCACCGGCCGGTTCTCGCCGCTGGCGATGCAGCTCGGGAATGAGGGGCTGGGTTACCGCGCGCTGTACGGGCCGTACCTGCCGCGCCCGACGGAGGACTTCACCGCGGGCGCGTTCTCACCGTTCACACCGATCTTGCCGACCGGCGTGGACACCCCGCCGCCGGGTGCCGAGAGGCCCGTGCCGCGGCGGTACCAGTACGAGCCGGGCTGGAACCTGCCGACGGGGCAGCCGGGGCAGGAGGGCCTGAAGCTCGTCAGCTTCAGCACCCTCCAGAAGCTGGCTGACGTCTACTCGATCGCCCGATCGTGCATCGAGTTCCGGAAGAATCAGGTCCGAGGCATCGAGTGGGACATTACCCCCACCGCTGAGGCGCAGAAGGCGTACCAGAGCTCACCGGCGCTGCAGGCCGACTTTGGTAAGCGCCGGGCCAAGGCACTGAAGTTCTTTAACCGGCCGGACCGCAACTACTTCAGCTACGCGACGTGGATCTCCGCGATGATCGAGGAGATCTTGGTCTTCGACGCGCTGTCCATCCTCATGATCCCGACGTGGGGCAAGGGCGCGGGCCAGGGCGTGCTGGGCTCAGACCTCGAGAACTTCATGCTCATCAACGGGCCCACCATCCGGCCGCTGCTCAACCTCCACGGTGGCACGCCGCGCCCGCCGTGCTACAGTGATGACACTGAGATTCTCACTCGTAGTGGCTGGAAGCTATTCCGTGATCTTAAGCATGATGAAGAGGTAGCGACTCGATCCAGTAACGGAGAATTTGAGTGGCAGCAGCCAGTTGCGTATGTTGACTACCCGTACAGTGGGCCAATGGTTCACTTCTATGGCCGGGGTACCGACTCTCTCGTAACGCCAGATCACCGTGTGCTGACGACTACCGGTCCTGAAGGCTGGGTAAGGTCAAGCACATACCGTGATGATAGAGGTCAGCTTACTCGGAGTCATACTACAGCACGGCGTGAGTGGTTGCTGCCGGCTCAGCATCTTCTAGAGTATGAGCATCGGCGTGAAGCACGGGGTGTGCACGCAGCCGCTGTTGGTCTTGTTGCCACGAGCGTATGGACTGGCCGGGAACTTCGTGACGTGACGTTTACCCCAGCCGGGCAAACGTTCACGTGGGCTGATGACAACCAGCCAGTGCACGTGAGTTATGGACCAGCTGTCCCAGTCCGCGCTAACCTGGTAAAAATTAACTATACTGGTGCTGTGCATTATGCGCGGAGGTGCTCACCCGAGTGTGGCTGCAGGCGGCATAACCCGCGGCATGATGAGCCTATCTCAATGACAGGTGACCAGTATGCTGCCTTCATGGGGATGTACCTGTCTGAGGGCTCACTGAGTCACGATCCCGTTAAAAACGGCTACAACTTTATGATTTGCCAGACTGAGAATGGTAAGGGAGCTGCAGAGTTTGGCCGGCTGATCAGCGAGATCTTTGGCGTTAAGCACCATGTGACGAACGGGCAGCTGGCTGGCTGGGCGATCCGAGCGAAGGCGCTGTGGCGCTATCTCCATCAGTTTGGTTATGCTAAGGATAAGTTCGCGCCAGCAGAGATTCTTGAGATGCCGAAGCGGCAGCTTGAGATCTTCTGGCGGTACTACTGCTTGGGTGACGGTGCTGAGGTCCGGTACAGTAAGAGCCGGCCGCAGGCTCAGCGAAGTGGAGCTGCCCAGTACGCTGTTGCGACCTCAAGCACACAGATGGCAGATGACTTCCAAGAGATCATCCAGAAGCTCGGCTACTCGTCATCGGTGCGAGCTTCTGGTGACGGCTGCTACCGGATGTATGTTCGCACAACTGGTTACCCGGCAAGTCGCGTAAGAGAGGTGCAGTACTCAGGACGCGTTTACTGCGTTACTGTGCCTAACGGTGTGATTTATGCCCGGCGAAACGGGCATCCCGTATGGTCAGGGAACTGCGTGGCCTATCAGCAGTATCTCTACGGCGTGCCGCGCTCGGACCTCATGACCATGATGTTTGATGATGACATCGAGGAGAGCGGGCTGAAGGGCCGGCAGCTGGCTGAGTTCCGCGGCGACCAGCTGCTGTACGTCCCGATGGTCCCGCGGACGTGGACGCCGTACGGCTTCCCGCCGGTAGAGCGCGCCCTGATCCCGATCATGACGGGCCTGCAGAAGCAGGGGTACCAGTACGAATTCTTCTCGGAGTCCACCGTGCCAGCCGCATACGTCATCCCGGGCGACACGGCGATGACTCCGAACCAGCTGCGCGAGCTGCAGGACGCGCTGAACGCCATCGCGGGCGACCCGGCGTGGAAGCAGAAGATCATCGTCCTACCACCGAACAGCAAGATCGAGCCGCAGCGCCCGATCACCACCGCGGACGAGCTGGACCAGCTGCTCATCAGCGAGGTCTGCTCAGCGTTCGGGGTGACGCCGCTGGAGATCGGGTTCACGCCGGGGCGCAGCTCGTCGCACTCGTCCGGTGCGCAGAACCAGATGGCGAAGCAGTCGCACGACCGCAGCGAGGACACGGGCGTCACGCCGCTGCTGAAGTTCCTCTCGGACATTTTCAACGCGGTCTTGCAGGTGATCTGCCAGCAGGACGACATGCAGTTCACCTTCGAGGGGCTGCAGCAAGAGGAGGACCAGGACGCGCTCACCGGCGTGCTGGTCCAGCAGATGCAGAACGGGCTGCGGACCATCGACGAGTGCCGGCAAGAGCTCAACCTGCAGCCGTACGGCCTCGAGGAGTCCAGCGAGCCGCTCATCGTCACGCCCAACGGGCCGGTGCCGCTCTCGACGGCGGTGCAGCAGGCGCAGAACGCGGTGGCGCAGTCTCAGGCGCAGCTGGCTCAGACACAGGCCGGCACAGAGCGCACTCAGGCGCAGACGGCGCAGACGCACATGGGCATCGCGAACTCGGTCGAGAGCACCGCGCAGCAGTCGGCGCAGACGCAGGCGCAGATCGCTCAGACGCAGGCGGGCACCGCGGCAACGCACGCTGGCATCGCTCAGACGGTGGCGCAGACGGCGCAGACCCAAGCGGGCACCGAGCAGACGCAGGCGCAGACGGAGCAGACTCGCGCTCAGACCGCTGGCACCAACGCTCAGACCACGCAGACGGTCAGCAGCACCGCCGCAGGAGTGCAGCAAGAGCAGCGCGCTCAAGAGGCCCACGACCAGACGATGCAGGAGCGGCAGGCAGCGCTGGCTGCTCCCGCCTCTGCCTCACCGGCGGGCGCCAAGCCGAGCCGCGCGGGTGCACCCACGCCGGGTCACGCGGCTGCCGTCACCGCTAACCGCGAGCGCGCCAGCGCCGCCAAGGTCAGCGTGCCTGACATGGATAAGCGCGCCAGCGCGGAGTTCGAGGCGCTGGCGCGGCACCTGCGCAAGGGCCGGCCCGTCACGACGTGGACGGCGTGCTTCATCCCGAACACCGCGCTGGGTGACATCGCGAGAAGCATGGCGGAGGGGCTGACCGCTGATGAGGCCGTCAGCGTCGCGAAGGTGCGCACCTTTCGCCTCGCTCCTGCTGAGTACGAGTGGGTAGCAAAGGCTGAGCCGAGCTGGCCCGGCTGGCTGCGTGACCTCGACCTGGTGAAGATCTACGCGCCCAAGATCCAGGGCGCCTTCGCATCAGCGATGACGGCTGTGCGCGAGTTCATCAGCCAGTTCTTCGGCGGCGTGATCCGCGCCACCGCGCAGTGGGCGGCGCAGCACATCAGCGAGCTGATCGCCGCCGCGCTGCGGCGCGTCTTCGGGCAGCTCTGGACCGAGGGGTACGCCCTCGGCACCGTCTCGGCTGAGCACGTCATCGCCGGGATCGCCACGCCGGAGATCGCCGCCACCGCCGAGGTGCCTGACTGGGGCGGCTGGGAGCCCGGTGACTTCGACGCGGCCGCGCTGGTGGCTGATGGGCCGCGCCTGCAGCAGCTGCTGCAGCAGTGGGGCGTCAACACCATCCAGTCCGTCTCTCAGACGGGGCTGGATGACCTGGCGCGGGAGATCGCCGGGGCGCTCGCCGAGGGGCAGAGCGTGGGTGAGCTGGCCCGCCGCATCCAGGACCTATTGACTGTACCAGAGCGCGCGGAGATGATCGCGCAGACGGAGCTCGCTCGAGCGGTTACGTGCGGCACGCTGGACCGGTACCGCGATGACGGGATCGACACCAAGGAGTGGCTGGTCGCGCCGGATGAGCGCGTCTGCAAGATCTGCCGCGGCAATGAGGCGGCGGGTGCCGTTCCGGTCACGGGGCTGTTCCCGGACGGCCGGGAGGGCCCGCCCGGGCATCCGCGCTGTAGGTGCGCCCTGGTGCCGGGCAGCGCGTTTGGCATCGATCTCAGTCACATTACCGCGCCGCCACTGCCGGGCTTTAACCCGGTGCCGATGCCGCGTGGCTCAGCAGTAACGGCAGTCAAGTCACAGTTGCAGCGCCACGGTGAAACAGCGTATGATAGCGCAGATAGGTGGTCTGTCTCTAAGTCCGATTTTGCGTCAGTTGCTGCGCCGCTGACGGCAGACGGCTTCGTGGCCGGAGGTCTGGCGGTGCGGGCTCGTGACACGGGCCGGGTCCTGATGATCCAGCGCGCCCACAATGAGGATGATCCCGCGGGTGGGTACTGGGAGTTCCCCGGCGGCCGGCCCGAGGACCCCGGTGAGAGCGTGGAGGAGGCGGCCCGGCGCGAGTGGGGTGAGGAAACTGGACTTCCCGTGCCGGCTGGCAGCGTCACCGGGACCTGGGAGACCGGTGAGGGACCGTACCGAGGGCACGTGCTCAGCGTGGGCCGGGAGTCTGATGTACCGATTCTCGACCGCGCTAAGGGCGCTAACCCCGACGACCCGGACAATGAGGAGCCCGAGGCCATCGCCTGGTGGGACCCGCGCGAGCTGAGGGACAACCCGGCGATCCGGCCGGAGCTGCGTGAGCACCCGAAGCGCGTCCGGCGCGCTCTCGAGACGGCGGGACCCGTCCAGAAGCAGCTCGTCACGGGGCTGTTCATCAAGTGCCAGAAGGCCGAGCTGCTCAGCCCAGGCACGGTTGACTACCGGCAGGCAGACCGGCGCGCCAGCCAGCGCTGCGCCAGCTGCGTCATGTACCGGCCGAGCGACGTAGATGATGAGCACGGTAAGTGCACCCTCGTCCGCGGGCACATCGACGCGGATCACGTCTGCGACCGGTGGTATGGCCGGGCTGAGAAGAAGTTCGACCCAGCTGAGCTGCGTAATGCGCGCGGTGAGTGGACAGCAGGCGCCGTTCCGTCCAAGCGCTGGAAGGGCCAGCGCGATCCCGTCCAGACGCCCACTCAGTTCGTCAACCCGGTCACGGGCAGCCCGATGGGCAAGTCTGAGATTGGTGACACGTTCGAGCAGCTGTTCGCTGCTCACGGTGCGCACCTGCTCGAGCAGCAGCTCGGCGTGACGTACGAGCCGATCTCAGCGACGGGCGGCTGGATGTCGCGGCAGACGCCGCTGGACTTTAAGATCGGTGACTACGGCGGCGAGCTGAAGACGCTCAACAGCAACGCTCAGAACCTGAAGACGGCAATCAAGCGTGAGGAGATCGAGCGCAAGCGCGCCGCGGTGGCGAGCGCGAACTTGCGGCCCGCGCTGATTGTCCAGGTTGTGGACATGCAGAGCCAGCGCGTGACCGTCTGGCACTACCCGGACTTCGCGTCCAAGGCAGTGTCCAAGATGAACCGGCTCGGTGAGTACGGCTTCAGCGAGGCTGACTTCCGCGCGGCGCAGGAGGCAACGGGGCACGCGCGGTACGAGAGCGTGGCGAAGAGTGCTGCTGCCGCAGAACCAGCTGATGCGCAGCCCGGTGAGCTGAGCTCAGGTGACGTGATCATCGAGCTGCGTGACGGTGAGCCGTGGCTTGTTCCGGTGAGTAGCGCTGCCGTTGAAAAGCGATTCGACTCACTTGAGCCCCGTGATGCTCACGGTGAGTGGTCACGGGTAACAGGCACAGTTAATGCTAGTGAGATTACCAGCGCAGCAGAGGCACGTGCCTTTGGCCGTAAGTTGAGTCGTGCGTTCACGTACACACCTGCGCAGGTCGGGGCCATCACTGGTTACATTGGCAACGGCTACCAGGACATTAATGATGGGCTGCGGAGTGGCAACATTGATGCTCACTCCCGAGAGATGAGTGAGCATCTGTCATCAGCGATGCAGCCACTGCCTGCTGCTGTAATCGTGCATCGTGAGCTGGATGATGAGCAGGCGCTGCGTGATCTGTCACCGGGTGATGTGATCGCGGATCATGGGTTCTCCTCGACGTCACTTACGTCAGGCGCATATGATGTGGGTCGTGAGAATAAGACAGTTCTGCACATCACTGTGCCAAAGGGTACACCTGCTGTCTGGGCGCAGCCGTTCTCAGACTCACCAGAAGAGCGGGAGCTGATCCTCGACAGAGATCAGCCGCTGCACTTGACCGCAGTTCATCGTGATTCACAGCGAGGCGTTACTATCGCATACATGACAGCGATGCCCAAGAGTGCGGTGATGACGTGAGCACGCTGGCCAACCGCATGGCAGACTTCAGCCCGCGGGTGGTCAGCCGTCAAGCGCTGCGTGATGCTGATCACGCTGAGAAGCAGCTGCGCCGCACCGTAGACCTGAGCGGTGAGGAGATCTGGGAGGATCAGCAGCCGCAGAGCCCCCCGGCAGCTGGCGGCGGCGCGATGCAGATGCCGCCGGTTCCGGGCGGAGTCCCAGGCTTCACGCCGGGTGCTGAGCCTCCGCGCTGGGACGGCGCAGGTAATCAGCCGCGGTCGACTGCCGACCTCCCTGAGAGCCACGACGACGCGCTCCCGAGTTCTGGCCGCGTTGCGGCCCAGCGACCGCACGCTGCGTTCCCGCAGGGACCACAGGGTATGGACGGTTACTGGCCGCCGGGTGGGCACGGCGGCACTCAGCCGAGCGGGCAAGACCTGCGCGGCGGGTCTCTTGGCGTGCCGCCTGCTGGGACAGCGCGGTCAGTTAAGAAGCGTGTGGCATTGGCTGATCTTATTAAGGTGGGACCGGAAGGCTACATCCACGGCTACATCTGCGTGCGGCCTCCCTGCGGGCCGAGGTACGCTCAGGCCGAGGTGGATAAGCGCAAGGGAACCGTGTCACACGCCGGCGTGAAGATCGGCAAGGTGCCGAGTAAGGACGCGGACGGCAAGTACTCAGCCATCCATTATAAGACTGACGCAGCGGGTGTAGCGGTGCGCGAGAAGTTGCCCGCTCGGTATGACACTGCGCAGCAAGCGTTCGACGCCATCCCGCTGTACCACAACATCAGCAAGCTGGCTGAGCAAGACGCGCCCGCTGACGTTAAGCAGCACCTCGAGAGCGCTCGCCAGCACTTTGCCGCGGGCGCTGCCTTGAGTGCCGCGCAAGACTTGCGGCTGGCGAAGAACCGAGCTGAGGACGCGGGTGACGGCGCGCTAGCGAGTCACATTAAGCACGTTAATGATGCGATTCTAGGCATCGAGTCCGAGCCGGAGCCCGACCCGAACGAGCAGCTGTGGACGGAGCTGGCGAGCCGGGAGCACATGTCACCGTACGAACGTGACTTGATGACGGCCGCGGAAGAGAACGCCAGTGAAGATCACGAGCCGCACACTCCGAGCTGGTATGAGTCATTCGCGCGGACGCACGCTGACCTGCTGGATCAGCGCGGTGAGTGGCAAGGAGACGTAGCGGCGGCGCACGTCATCTCAGGCCGCACCCGCCTGCCCGGCTACGTTCCTACTGATGATGAGCACGAGGCGCTGCGCCGAGGTTATGAGGCAGCGCGTGACAACATCGGCCTGGACTCGCCAGATGCGCAGAACCTGAAGCGGGCGATCCAGCGCAGTGGGCAGCGCCGCGCTGCGGCAGCGCGGGAGCGCGCGGCCGGAGGATTCGCCAGCACGGCAGAGTGGGAGGCTGACCTGGCGCGGCGCGAGGCAGAGCGCGCTGAGCCAGCGACACCAGCTGATGTGAGCACCGTGACGGCTGGTGAAGCAACTGCGTTCCGCTCAGGGGATCGTGTTTCTGCTGGGAAGAAGACCGGAACGATAACGAGTTACCCAACGAGTGGTGGCTTTTACGTTAAGTGGGACGGTGGCAAGAAACAAGTCTGGGTATCAACTGATAAGCTAAGTCTTGCGCCGGGTGAGGTAGCACGTGAAGCTGAGCGCGTTGAGCCAGCAGCGCCGCCTGCACCTCACGTCCCGGCTGCGCCCCAGCGCGTGATCTCTCACACGCAGCTCGACGCGACTCAGATCGCTGACGAGCTGCAGAGCATCGATCAAGCCGCCAGAACTGTTCCCGGCGTGTCGTCATACCAGTCACCAGTAGTTAGTGCTGGTAACGCGGGTAAGACGCTGCGGCGTGATGACGCCGCGCTGTACCCGCGGGAGCCACTACCTGGTGAGCATGCGCCCGCTGAGATCGTGCGAGTTATCGGTGATGATCTGCGGCGGGTAGACTGGGCGATTGAGAACAAGCAGCCGAATGAGTTTGGCTTCCGGTCAGAGCCCATCCCGCCTGCTGGGATCGCCGCGCTGCGGGTCATCCGTGACCGGCTGCAGGCGGTGCGTGACCAGGTGGCAGCCGCTGACACATCATCGCCGTTCGTGGCGGGTGACTTCACGTCAGGCACCCGGAAGGCGCTGGTAGGCGGCTTTGACGAGCACTTGAGCGGGCAAGTCGTTCCCGGCGCCGCGGCACCTGACGCGGCGCAGCACATTAAGCAGCTCATCGGGATGACCAACTTGTCATTCCCTGAGAATGATGAGACTGACAAGCTGGTTCACGACAAGAAGGACCGGAGCGCGCGCCTAGCGCAGCTTAAGCGCAACTTTATCACGCGCGCCGTGGCGGCTGCTGGTGTGCCCGATAACGCGGCCCGGGCGGTGGCAGCTGAGGTAGCCAGCCAGATCAGCCGCTGGTCTTTCTCAGGAAATGACGCTGACACTGTGATTGGTAAGTACACACGCAGCATGGCGATGACTGAGCCACCATTGCTGCGTGTTACTGACTTCGCCGGCCGTCACGACACTCACGACTTTCTTCATGGTGATGAGGCGCGGTACGGCTACTCAGACACGTCACCTGAGGCAGCGCAGCGCCGGCGAGACGCACTGAGCTACTGGTCCGCGCGGGCGCAGCAGCACTACACTGATCAGGTGCTCAAGGAGACCGGTCAGCACGATCGGCCGCTGAAGGTCGTCCGGTACGTGTACGGTGACTACGCGCGGAACATCTTGAGCGCTGACCGAGAGGGGCGCAGCTGGCGCGCCAGCGCGCGGCTGCTGTCCTCGTGGGCTGAGCCCAAGGGATCAAGCACCGCTAAGGCGTTCATTAAGCGGTTCACCGATGCTAAGGCAGCGACTAGATCCACAGCATTTCTCCGGGGATCACCTGTGCAGCCGGCCACTGACTTCGCCCGGCTCGAGCAGAGCATCCAGCCTGATCAGGTGTTCGCGCACTGGCGCGGCGAGTCTACGCTGCGGAATGACGTCAAGGTCAAGGGTGAGATCATCACGCGGAACTCTCAGATCAGCAGTGACAACACGAAGGTGACGAGCGCAGCGTGAGTGAGCAGCCAATCGATATCGGCAACATCGATGACGACCCGGGCAACCAGAACTGGCTGCGTGACTTGAACGCGGCGGCAGCGGAGGCGGGCATCGACACGTCACACGATCAGGGCGGCCCAGAGGACGACTCTCAGTAAGGAAACTGCGATGGTCACGCTGAGCTGGCAGCATGTGCCCCGCGTGACCGGTAGTGCAGCAGTCTCGCTCAATCTTCCGCAGCTAGCTGACATGATCAAGGTGGGCTCGGAGGGCTACGTTCACGGCTGGGTGTGCGTGAGGCCACCGTGCGGGAAGCGCGGCGATGAGATCACTCACCCAGAGCGTGGGCACGGGATCATCACTGGGCGACGTGATGATCAGGTGCGAGTTACGTTTGATGACGGAACCAAGGCAGTTCTCGGTAAGAGCGCGCTGGAAGAGCTGGGTCACATTAATGCTGGTGACCTGCGCATTGACGGTGATCAGGTTAAGCATGTGCCGAGCGGCGTAGTAGTGGCGAGCGTGAGGCGCCGCCCGTTCAGCAGCACTAAGTCATTTTACGATGGGAAGATCGCGGCCGACGCGCCGTCTGAAGAGATCGCACTGCGCTTCTTGGCGCAGTATCACAACGAGTTCAAGCCGGTGGTTAAGCCGGTAAAGCTGAAGAGCGTGCTAGCGCCGTCATTGGCTGTCACTAATGTCAGCTCTGGTAAGCGTGCTCAGCTGGATCACGCAGTTGATGCGTACATCGACCCGCGCGGCAACAGCATGATCAACTCCGAGCTGCGCGCTGGTAAGAGTGACGTGCCGTTCGTCAGAGAGACCGATGAGGCGCTGGCGCTGTCCACGGCGAGTGAGCAGGGAACGTTCTACCGCGGGCTGGCGGTGCATCAGGCCGCCAGTGATGCGCTGACTCCCGGTAAGACGTTCCGCGAGCTGGCGTACACCTCTGTTACTACCAACCCAGCGATGGCTAGGCGGTTTGGTGAGCAGCGGTCAGCGGGCATGGACCCAGCGATCGGGCCGGCTGCGATCGGCGGCACACCGGTGATCTTGGTCATAACCACACCAGCCGGCCAGCACATGATTCACGGTAAGGCGAGCGAGAGCGAGCTCATTCTGCCGAGAGGCTCGTCATTCCGGGTCGACCGGCGGTTGGGCAACGTGATCTACGTGAGCTTGACGGGCGCTGACGCGGGGTCAAGCGTCAACGTCGAAAAGAGCGCTGCTGACCTGCGTGACCAGACGCCCGTGGATGCTGAGCACATCTACCAGCAGCTCCTCGCGAATTACGAGCCCAAGGGAATCGCGTGGGTCCGGCAGCTGCGCTGGGTGGGCCCGGTCAACGTTCCGCTCACCGCTATTGACTGGGACTCAGAGAACTCGTGGGCGGCGCATCACCAGCGGCAGCGCGTGGCGCGCTTCGCTGAGCGCATCCGCAGCGGCGGGCAGGACGTCAACCCGGTCATCCTCGTCCGCGTCCCGGGAAACCAGAGAGATGTGGTCATCGACGGGCATCACCGGGCGCTGGCGTACCGGCAAGAGCGCCGGCCGGTGAAGGCGTACATCGGGTTCGCGCCGTCAGACAACGCGGCTGATCCGTGGTTCCAGGCCCACTCGTTCCAGGTGCACCAGGGAGCGAGCTCAGCGAATAAGGCGGAGTGGGAGCCGGTATCGTTTGCTGCGCGCACCACTGGCGGGAAGATTAAGATCCGCATCGCAGACCTGCTGAAGGTCGGTCCCGAGGGCTACATCCACGGCTACATCTGCGTGCGGCCTCCCTGCGGGAGGTATCAAGAGGCGCGGCGGCAGACTCACGGTGGCAAGACGGTGGCGCCGTCGGGACACGTCATCGGCCGGGACTTGAAGAGAGAGCCGGGTGACCCGGGCTATAAGATCAAGTACACGTCACCGATCATGGGCAAGTCCACTGTCCTCGGGCACTTCACATCGCGGCAAGAGGCGTCCCAAGCAGTGGTGCTGTATCACAACATGCACATGCTGACCGCTAGTGCGCAGCCTAACGTTCAAGATAAGCTGCTGCAGGCGCAAGAGCGGCTCGCTGCTGGCGATCACGCGGGTGCGCTGAGCGCGCTGTCCCAGGCCCACGGCCGCGCAGATGATGAGCAGTCGGCCACTCACATTGACCAGCTGCACCAGGCACTGAGCAGTCTTCAGCAGCCAGGCACACCTGCTGCGCCGCTGCCGCCAGCGGCGCCCACTGCCCCGGCACCAGCTGAACTGCCGCGCCCGGCTGCGCCCAGCACTCCCGTACCAACGATGAGCCAGCTGCACGACTCGCTCGAGCAGCTGATCAATGACGTGTCGCGCGAGTTTGAGGCAGCAGGCGACCCGCGCCGAGCTGATCTGAGCCGCGCGCTGAACACACTGGGGCAGGTTGGGCTTAGCTTGGTGCGTGACCAGTTCGGCGTGGTTGACACGCACCTTACGGTGGCTGGTCACCGCGCTGATCAAGCTGGCGCGCCTGAGCTCACGCGGCGGATCGTTAGCTTGCGCGCTGATGTGCTGCGTTACCAGGAGGCTCGTGACGCTGAGGTGCGAGCAGCGATTGCGGCTGCGCTCAGCTCTGCTGTGCCTAAGCCGCTCGATGTTATTCCTGACTGGGCACGATTCAAGGGTTACGAGCTGCTGACGGTCCCGCCGAGCATCTCACCCAACAATGACACCCGGAACGCCATCCGGAAGACCATCAACCACGCTACCGCTTGGCAGGGCCGGTACGTCCCGAACCTCGTGGCGCGGACTAGCATTACCGTTAGCACCAGGCTCGGCAGCGGGCGCTCCACGACACTGGCGACGCATCAGCTAGCGTCGCGCGCGATCACCGTCAGCACCAAGCTGGCGTTCCCAGCCAACCGGGAGCGGCGTGAGCAGGCGAGCAGGTACAACAACGAGTCGGGCTGGTGGTCGGGCGCAGATCCCGGGCACAGCGCCGTGGACCAGACGCTGGCGCACGAGTTCGGGCACGGTGTGGACTTTCAGCTGAGGGAGCTGCTTACCAGTGGCAATAATGAGGCATACTGGCACATCTGGGAGCAAGTGGCGGCCGCGATCGGGATCTCGCGCCCACAGCGCAACTATTATCTGCGCGGTGACTGGGTGAGTGCCAATAAGCGCGCGATCAGTGAGAGGGTATCGAAGTACGGAGCCAGTGATGACTTCGAGCTAGCCGCCGAGCTGTGGAGCGAGTACACCATGAAGATGAACCCGCGCCGGCCAGCGCGGGTGTTCGGTGATCTCGTGATGCATCTGCTGCCCAGCCGCACGAATGAGGTGATCTCGTGACCACCCGCGACGCGCCCGGCAACCCGTACTCAGATGACCCGGGTGAGATCTTGACCACATCTGAGTGGCCAGATGAGGGCGCCGTCGTTAAGTCAGCCGAGACGCCCGAGCTCAGCACCACGCACCGCCCGCTCGGCACGCACGGGCTCTGGGGCAGTAAGTCTGACCAGCTGCCCGCTTACATTCAGAACATCGCTCACGCGCTCATCCGAGGCGGGATGAGCGAGTCACAGGCCATTGCCACCGCTGTAGGATCGGTGAAGCGCTGGGCTAGCGGGCGGGGCAAGGTCACGCCCGAGGTTCGCGCCGCAGCGGCCAAGGCCGTAGGTGAGTGGGAGTCACTGCGCGCTCAGCACGCTGGGTGAGTTTTAAGTAAGATCGTCATCATCAGGCAGTGCCAGCTCAGTCAGCCGGCGGGTGCGCACCTGCCAGCTCCCGCCGTCGCCTACGTGATCGTGCTGCAGCCAGAATAGATAGCCAAACTGGGTGAGGATGGCCCCATGGGCGGGCTTGATCAGCACACCGGACGCTTCACACGCGTTCATGACGTCAGCGAGCTGCTGCAGCAGCGCTGGGGCGCGCTCAGCGCTGCTGCGCCTGCGCATCACGTCCATAGGCAGCGTGGGAGCGTGATCAGTGATCACTTGAGCTATGCGCTTCTTGTGCTGGTGACGTCTCTTCCGGTGCGCTGACTTAGAACTCACCAGCCAAACTATACCAGAGGACACCTATGGCAGCCACCCTGACAGCGGACGGCGAGCTCACGTTCATCAGCTTCCCGATCGCCAAGGCTGAGACGGACGCCGACGGCAACGTCCTCGTGTACGGCAAGGCCAGTGACGGGGCGCTCGACAGCGATGAGCAGATCATCGACCCGGACTTCGCGGCCAAGGCGATCCGCGACTGGCTCAACGACGGGGCGAACGTCCGGGTGCAGCACAACGCCCAGCGGGACCCGGCGGGCGTCGGCGTGGACATGGACGTGGACGGCGACGGCGGCACGTGGGTCAAGTCCAAGATTATCGAGCCCATCGCGCAGAAGCTGGTCCTCGGTGGAGCGCTGCGCGCCTACTCGGTCGGGATCGCGCGGCCGCAGATCGTCCGCGACGGGCGCGCCCGGGGCGGGCTCATCAAGGGCGGGCAGGTCGTGGAGATCAGCCTGGTGGACCGGCCCGCGAACAAGAACTGCGCCATTCAGCTCGTGAAGGCGGCCAAGGACGGGTCACCTGAGCTGAGCGGTGAGATCACGGGCAATGATGAGTTCATCCAGAAGATGATCAGCACCGGCGTGCTTACCAAGGACAGCATCCACGATCATCACATTCCTGGTACTCCTGACACATTCCGGCACGGCTGGCTGAAGATCGGCGGAGACGCGATCCCGAATGATCACCCGACGGCTGACCGGATGAGCGCCGGTGCTCTCCGGGCTCACATGGACTCGTACCACTCCGGGCTGCCGGGCATTGGCCGGAGGACTGGTAAGAAGAAGTCTGGCAAAGATGAGCTCGTAGCCATGCACGAAGAGATGCATCGCGCTCAAGAAGAGGCCGTAACGAACCATCAGCTGCGGCCGGTCACGCGGGACGGTGTGCTGGTTGACTGGGGGCTAGCCCACACTCACGGCATGGGAGCCGTCCCAAAGCCTGATTATACGAGGAAAGGAGCCGGTGTGACGGCAGCAGTGGCAGAAAAGATGGTGACGCTCGAGCTGCCGGAGGACGTGAGTGTGGCCGTCACGCCGGCTGACTTGGCGCGGATCATTGGCAAGCGCAAGTCCGGCAACGTGGGTGAGGACACGCATCCTGGCGGCGTGGATCGCGCCACCTTGCCCAGCTCGGCGTTTGCCGGCCGCAACCGGTCATTCCCGATCACCAGCCCGGGCGACGTCTCTGACGCGTGGCAGTCGGTGGGGCGCGCCGGTGATGACAACTACTCCACCGAGCAGCTGCAGGCCAACATTAAGCGCATCGCCCACGAGAAGGGGCCCGAGTTCGTGGCAGCACTACCGGACACCGCTAAGACGGCAGATGAGGCTGAGGTCCTGAAGATCGGCGGCACGTGCACTACGTGCCACGGTGGCGGGAAGATCCGTGACGGTCACATGAAGTGCCCGGACTGCAGCGGCACGGGCAACGTGAACGGCGTGGCTGATCGCAGTGATGACAGCGATGCTGATGACTCGGCTGAGAAGGCTGAGAGCACGGCAACTGCTGGCGATCCGGTTGAGAAGGGCGAGAAGGAGACCAAGATCGTGGTGGAGGGCAGCGGTGACGCTGATCACGACGGTGATGGGCTCTTCGACGCGGACGGTGACGGAGACGGCGCCGTGGCGCGCCGCGTGAGTGATGACTCGGCTGAGAAGGCGTTCAAGCCTGCCGGGAAGAAGTGCAAGACGTGCAGAGGCGCCGGTAAGATCATGGGCGGTAACCGGAAGTGCCCGGACTGCGGCGGGTCCGGCACGCGGGTGAGGAAGAGCGTGGCAGCTGAGGCGCTGAAGGGCAAGGTCACGTGCGGTAAGTGCGGCGGCGCGATGAAGGGTAAGAGCCGGTTCTGTCCCGGCTGCGGCGCTCCGGCCGGCGGCAGCGTGGGCGAGACGCCTGATAAGACGGGCGTCAAGAAGAGCGAGAGCGCTGAGGTGAGCGCTGAGCTCATCGAGAAGAGTGAGTCGCCCGCTGAGGCGGCGAGCGCCCGGGGCATGCACACCGAGGAGGCTCCCGCGCACCGCGAGCCCGACGGCGCTGCGGTTGAGGCGCTCGAGGATGACGCGCACATGCAGGACGATGACCATGAGGCACCCGGACCGCTGGAGGCGCCGGCGCTGAAGAGCGAGTCGGGGGCGCTGGCGCTGGCGCGCATCGTCAAGTCAGGCGTTCCCATGACGATGGGCGTCTTGCACGACATGACGTGCGCCGCGTTCAGCCCGGAGATGATCGTTAAGTGCTACCCGGACCGCAGCCTCGCGGCTGAGATCAATGAGGTGGAGTGGCAGGTCAAGTCGCTGGACATGGCCACGTCGCTGCCGTACCACGAGGCAGCGCGCGCGGCGCAGCTCGGTCACCACGCCAGCACGCTGAAGCACGCGGTGCCCGCTGACGTGTGGGAGGCGCACGAGGAGCTGCACAAGGCGTTCGGTGACGCGAATCCGGGCCCGGGAACTGCTCCGACGCCCGCTGCTTGCCAGCCAGGTCAATTCCAGCGGCCGTACATCAGCGCGGGTCACGCAGCGCCGTCTCCGGCTTACGGAAGCCCGAACCAGACGCCGATCACCTCGGGCGAGATCGAGGCGGCGCAGTTCAAGCGCCCGTTCCTCAGCGATGGCCACGCCGCGATGAGCCCGGGGAGCGGGACTCCGAACGGCGTTCCCAGCGCGTCAGCAGCGGTGAGCAAGGCCATCAGCGACGTGGTCGCCGCCAAGGCCGGCCGGACGTTCTACTCTCACGCGGGCCGCGAGACCACTCGCACCGCGATGCAGGCGATCCACGATCACATCCAGCAAACGTTCCCTGACATCTGTCCCATGCACGGTGAGGGCGCCAAGAAGGAGCCCGACGCGGCGCCGGAGACCATGAAGATGCCGGCGGTGCCGCGCCAGCTCACCAAGGGTGAGCAGGTTACCGGTGAGCTGGTGACTAAGAGTGTAGAGCTCACCGCGGCGGCACCGGACGTCATTACCGAGCAGCTCACCGAGCTGCAGGCGACCGTGCGGCGGCAGGCCAAGCTGCTGAAGAAGCAGGCGAAGACGCTCAGCCAGCTGAGCGCGCAGCCTGACCCGGCTGTGTTCGCATACCGGGGCGCGGCTCTCGCTGCGCCCATCCAGAAGATGCAGACCTCGGCGCCGGCGGCGCCGACCATGGCAGAGAGCGCGGAGCGCATTCAAGCCATGAGGTTGATGGAGTTGGAGCACGACTGGCGCACCACTCCATACCCAGCGCAGCGGGAAGCTGCCTGGCGCGAGATCCTCAAGATCCGCGGAATCAGTTGATACCGAAGGAACCGTCACCTCTCATGACTCACACAAGCAGCACAGCGCTCCGCGCTGAGAACCGAAGGGACCGCTATGGCGGCAACTCTCGAGGCGAGCCCGGGGCTCGACCTCACCATGCCGGCGAGGGAGGCACAGGCCGACGCCGCGCACGCTAGCAGGGCGGGCGACGTCATCAAGGCCCGCATGCCCAACCTCGTCAAGGGCTGCACCTACGCTGAGGGCATCAACACCCCGCTGACTGACCCCAGCCAGATCATGATGAAGTCCGCGCAGGCAGCGCTCGAGCTGCGCAGCGCCGTTTACCAGGGCATGACCGACCGCCCAGCGGTGGTCAAGGGCATGAGCCCGGACTTCCTCAGCCAGCGCGGCTTCCTGCAGACCGCGCTGAGCACGCCGTCACCTGCCGAGGCGATCCAGAAGCTCATCGCCTCACTGCCCGGCGTCACTCCTGACCTGGTCAGGAGCTTCACCGCGGGCAACCTGGGCATCGGGACCGTGAACGGGCTGGTCCCGTTTGACCTGGTTGCGCCTTCGCGTCTGATTTATCCTGTTTATACCGTTTTTCGCAATAAGTTCCCTCGGCCAGCTGGCCAGGGCACCATGCGGCAGGCGAAGATCTTCACCGGCGTCAGTGGCTCGCAGACCGGCGGGCAGGGCGTCATCGACATCTCGATTCCCGAGTTGGTGACGTCTTCCAGCACCATGTCCGGGACCAACTGGCCGATGAACCTGCCGGGCTCGGGATCGCAGACCGAGGTCGACATCGCGGTGCCGTACCGCTTCTTCGGCCTCACTGAGGCGCTCTCGTGGCTGAGCCAGTTCGCTGGCCAGGGCTTCGAGGACGTCTCTGCTCTCGCATCACTCATTCTCCTTTAAATTCTTGGAGGCTTCGCGGGGTGACCCGCGTCGAATAACCTCGCTGTATCGGTGAACATCCTCCGATCATCATTCTTTGTGTTAGAATGACTGCATGGACAACACCGAGGGAACCCCTGAGCCTGGGGACTCCGTAGAGACTACACGCGAGGCCCTGCAAGCAGTTAATCAGCTTCAGCGTGATTATGAAGCTGCCGGTAGCGTGACCAAGCTTGCTGCTATGTACGGTATAAAGTACCGGATAGTGCGAAAGATGCTAGCTGATGCTGGTGTCGTAGTTCGCGATCCTGGAAGAGTCGGCCGAGAGAATCGGTGGGCTAACCCGGAAAATCACGAAAAGGCACGCACAGTAACACGTCAGACGTGGGAAAACACCGAACGGCGTGAGCAGCAGTCTAAGATGGTACAGCGGATTTGGGCTGACCCAGAAAAGCCACTGTATCACTGGGATCGTCCTGGTCATCGACAACGGCAGCGTGAAGCGTGGCTTAGGCGTATTGCCACTGCACGGGAGCGCGGTGACAAGGTGCCTGCCGCTGAAGTTGAGCTGCGTGAAGCTCTTAAGCGAGCTTCACTGTCGTTTGAAGCACCGGCAGTTGTCTTGGATGGAACGTACATCGTAGACATCTTGCTGGCTCAGCATTTGCTGGTAATAGAAGCTGATGGTGTGTCTCACAACATGAGATATAGTCCGGAGCGCGATAAAATCAGGCAGTGTGACATTGAAGTTGCTGGTTATCACGTGGTAAGATTCCGGTACCAATCCATCGCTGATGACGCTGATCAGTGTGTATCATCGTTGATGCTGCCGCGTGAGCAGTCACCGGTGTTTAACGAGGGAACGCAGATTCAAGCGCTTAACGAGCTAATGCGCATCAGACGCAGCAGGTGATGATATAGTCCGGTCTGCAGTCGATGGTAAAGCTGCAGAGACATGCAGAAATGACGTGTCCCGCCTCTCTCCCGGCGGTAACAAATAACGCAAGAAATGATGATGGGGGAGGAGTACCAGATGCTGGCGGGCTCATCCGCCACGCTGCAGACACCGGCTGCTCCGACCACTACCCTCCGCGCGGCGGGCTCCAACGAGACCGTGATCGGCGGCTCGCCGTCGCACTTCGTGGTCGCCGTCACCGCTACCAACTACTACGGTGAGACCGTCGCCTCCGCGGTGTCCTCGGACATCACGACCGTCGGGACCACCAACGTCGTGGACGTCACAATCGTCCCGGTCGCGGGCGCCCAGCAGTACAACATCTACGTCTCGGAGAACTCCGCGACGCCGACCAACGGCCAGCTGTGGAAGGTCGCAACGGGCGTCGGCGGCCAGCGGTTCACCGTCCAGGGTCCGCTGACGCTCGCGGCGCCCGCCACTCACCCACCCACCACCGACTCCACCACCGGTGCCAACACCCGGATGGAGGGGCTGATCCCGGTCCTGACCGGTAAGTCCGCCAACTCCACGGTGTACCCGGCCGGCTGGCAGGGCGGCTACTACCAGCCGTCCGCCGGCACCCACCTCTCCTACAACACCATCTACACCGCGCTGGACGCCCTGTGGGAGTCCAACCTCACGAACCCGGGCGCGTTCCGCGCTGACCCGGGCGAGCTCGTGGGCGACGGCGGCGACATCATGCGGCTCTCGACGGACGTCATCAGCCAGGGCGCTGCTACCAACTACCGGCTGTTCCTGGACCAGCCCGACGTCTCCGGCGTGCGCGTCGGCGCCGCGGTGTCCGAGTTCCAGAACCCGATCACCCGCAGCATCCTGAAGCTCGTGGTGCACCCCTGGCTGACCCAGGGCACCGCGATCCTGATGACGTACCAGCTCCCCCAGACGTGGACGAACGTGGCCAACGCCTGGGAGATGACCATGGTGCAGGACTATGTGTCCATCGCCTGGCCGGTCATCGACGCGAGCTTCCGGTACAGCCTGTTCATGTACGGTGCGCTGGTCGCATACGCGCCGTTCTACTCGGGCATCATCCAGGGGCTGCAGGTGTCAGACACAACACCATTTTCTTAAAAACTTGTAGCTTATGATATACTGGTGTTATGCCAGGATCATCAGCAGGCGCAAGTAAAGGGTGGACGCCTGAACGGCGTGAAAGACAAGCAGAAGCGATGCGCCGGCGGGCGCAAGATCCGGAATACCGGAAGAAGGTGTCCGCCGGCGTTCGCGCCAGCAAGCAGCGGATGACCGCGGAAGAACGGTCAGAAGCAGCACAAAAAACTCACACACCTGAATCTGATCAACGGCGGCAAGCAGCGATGCAAGCGCGCTGGGAAGACCCAGAATACCGGGCGCATCGTGCTGAGGTAGAGGCTCAGCCCGGAACTAAGGCGCGGCGTTCGGCAGCAACCACCGAAGTCAATAATCGGCCTGGCCGCCGTGAGTTGCAGTCTGAGATTATGCGCGAGAAGTTCGCAGCAGACGAAAATTTCCGTCAACGTCATGCTGCCGGTCTTCAGCGTGTAACGATGGATCCAAAATACGCCGGCCGCCGGTCAACAGCCATGAAGCAAGCATGGCGTGAGATGCGCGGTAACTTGCGCAACAGCTTCAAGATGCTAGAAGAACGACCACTGACTACGTATGAATCAGTGGTGGCCATCATCTTGATTACTGCAGATGTTCCATTCATCCCGCACGACACCTCGTCAAACTGGGAGATAGACCTATATGTACCGGCACTTCGTCTTGACATTGAGGTGGATGGTGCCCATCACAAGAGTGTTGAGTGTGCTGCCCGTGACTCAGAACGTGATACAGAGCTAGTTGCGCGTGGTTACCGCGTTTACCGCATCTCTCACGCATCCATTGATAACGGTACCTTCATCACTCCACTCTACACCGCTCTCGGTCTCTAAACCTCTTGAGGCAGCCATATCTTCTTATGAAGCAGAGAGACCCGGGCAGGCTCGCGCCTGCCCGGGTCACTGAGCTGTGCCAGACTACGCTTTGCCTTGGTACGGTAAGCTGGGCTCGGCTGATGCTCAGCTGTGTTCTGCTGAGTTAGACCTCAGCGATCTCTCCGTATGACCGGCCCGCGACTTGAGTCATGACGACGTTGTCCCTGACCACGATCCGGCCCATGTCATCGCTCTCCTCACCCTGCCACTCGATCACGCCGGTCAATGCGTGCCCGGCTGGGTTGAGTGAGTCCGCGGCGCCGCCGGGAATCACGGGACCGGTGCCGGTGAGCGCTTGAGCGCCGGGCATGAGAAAGTGCTGGATGATGAACTTCAGCCACTCCGTGTACTCATAGAACTTCTCGCCGCCGTCCCACTTGATCGTGTGCCACACGTCATCTACGCTGTCATAGCCGCCCGGCACCCACTGGCACCAGAGCCCCGGCGCTGGCGCCGCCGCAGCTGGTGTTGCGCGGTGCTGGGCAGTCTGAGGTCATGTGCGTCACCGCGGGCCTGCTCAGCTCTGCGATCTCAGCACGGCTGAGGCGCGGCGCCGCCGCGTACATGCTGGGCTGATGACTGCAGTGCCGGGTGACCGCGAACCGCTGCAGGAAGTCTGCCTCTTGGGCAGACAGGGGCGGGGTGACGGTAACCTCACCCGTGAAGTCGGTGCTGTAGCCCACTCGCTGGTCCCTCCGTTCCACGTTCCTCTACTTGTAAGTAATTATACCACAATCAGATCACGAAAGGACGGCCAGATGGCCATCTTCGCCAACGGCCCGGGCACCCAGACCACCAGCGTGGGCACAGCGTCTGGTACCGTCGCCATCTTCAACACCGCCGCGAGCGGGCTCACCGGCACACTGCGGAACGTGCTGGTGGCCAACCTGGGAACCGCCACGGTGTACGTGGGTGGCGGCACCGCGGTCAGCACTTCGACGGGCATCCCGCTGCTCGTCAGCCAGCAGCTGCTCTTCCAGGGCACGGCCATCAACCTGTACGCCGTCACTACAGCAGGCACGGCGACGGTGGTGGCCGGGCTGGCGACCATCGGGTCGACCATCGATTGAGCCAGCGCGGCTAAGATCACTCACGGAACCGATCGCGCTCACGATCAGGAGACTCTTTATGGCAGCACAGCCCGTCAGCGTCGCGGTCAGCGCCGCAGCGGTCCAGATCTACAACCCGGCGGTGGTCGGCACGCCCAACGCGTTCATCGCCAACAACGGCACGCAGCCCGTGTACCTCGGCGGCTCAGCTGTGACGTTCGCGACCGGCTTCGTCCTGTACCCGGGGCAGATCATCGACCTGGCCAAGGCGCCGGCCGCGATCTGGGCCGTGTGCGCCCCGGGCACGACCGGCACGTCAACCACGTTCACCAACGCGGTGGCGGCGGGCGCCGGCACCGTCAACTCAGCGGCGACGAGCGGGTTCTCAGCCGGGCAGGTGCTTGCCCTCGGCACCGGCAACGCACAGGAGACGCTGGCGGTCAGCTCGGTCACCAACGGCACCACTGTGGTATTCACCACCGCCACGCGGTTCGCCCACGCCAGCGGTGAGACGTTGGCGCTGGTGAACGCCTCACTGGGCACATCGGTGAACGTCAGCACCGGGACGTACTGATGCTGGCGCTCGGCCAGCGCGCGGTAGGCACCACAGCGACGTTCGTGTGCGCGCTGCCGCCGGGAGCGTCACGGCTGACGCTCGTGGCGGGAACCGTCGCCACCGGGTTCTTCGTCGGCGCGGTGCCGCCCGGCGGCACCGCCACGAGTGGGATCACTACATCAACGGGTGCATTCATTCCGGCCAGCGGCAGCGTCACCTACGACAACCGGCCCGGTGCCGCGGGTGCGGACATCTACGCGGTGGCCTCAGCGGCGACTGTGGCCAGTTATCACATCACTACAGATGGGTAAGGCGCATGAGCCAGACGTTCACACTGCCCCCGGGCTGCAGGGGCTTCACCACAGCTGACGGGCAGACGCTGCGGTCGAGCTCCAACGGGACCATCACGCTCGAGGACAATCACGCGAGCCGGCTGCTGCGATCAGCGCACGCATCGACGGGGCTCGTGAGCGCTCAGTCGCACCGGCTCGGCACCAAGACCGGCCGGTGGTGCGTGAGCTGCTCTCGGTTGTGGCAGGCGTGGACGACGCGGTGCCACCGGTGCGGAGAGCTAACCCTCTTGGAAAGTGAGGTGAGCGCGGCAGCTGCGTGAGCCGCCGCGCTCCTGGGCTGTGCACTGCTCGACTCAACTCTGGTTCGCTCGGTTATGCTTAGCTCTGCTTAACTGCGGAAAATGCTTAGCTCTGCTTAGCACTGCTACGCACCGCTCCGCTTAGTCTTTACGCCTTTACGCTCTTCAGGTAATCGCGATCGCCAGGTGTCACGTAGTGGCCATCAACTGGGTACCGATGACGCTGCACGACGTCTACGCCGCCCACCGTGCCGAACTCGCCGTCGCGCAGCTGCTCACGGATCCGCAGGGTAGCGATCTCACCTTGCGTCTTCCAGAATCCCTCAGCCCACGCAGCGTACGTGCGCACCGCCACGAGGTGGGAATCGATCTCGACCCGCGAGTTCGGGGTGAACTTGGGGAACAGCGCATTCAGGCGCGTCTTCCACGTCTTCAGGGGCTCAGCGGGCACCGGCAGCAGCTCGGGCATGCTCACCTGCTCACGTGCGATCGTCATCTCTGTTCCTCATTCCTTAGGTAAAACCAGTTTGGTACTGAGCTACGCTTCGCCCCACTCCGCTCATGCTGCGCTCAGCTCATGCTCATGCTCGGCCGGGCTGGGTTAGACAGATAGAACTATACCACACAACAAGGAGGCAGTTGACTCATGATCAGGTATGGCCGCAGTGACGCAATGAGCGTCGCTGTAAGCCGGGCGCACGGAGGCTGCGGCGAGCCGCACAGCCGACCCGTCAGCCACGGCGCACCCGCTAAGATCTGGGCGCTCAACTGCCCGCAGTGCAGCGAGTATCTCGCGAATGACCCGCTGTGGTCGGGTACGCTCGCTGACGTGCCGACCACCCCCGACGAGGACTTGGCGCGTGACAACGCGGAGAAGTCCACCACCCGCAGCCGCGAGGACATCATGGCGCTGGCGCTGGCGAAGATCGCCGGGCTGCCCGTGGCCGAGTTTCTCGAGCCGATGATCAAGCGCACGGCTGATTACGGCACCATAGCGTGCGCTGCCGGTCACGAGAACGTGCCGAGCAGCAAGTTCTGCGCTGAGTGCGGCGCTCGGCTGGTGATCAGCGTCCCAGCCGTGCCTGATGCTGATGATCGCACACTGCCCGCAGCTGCTGTGACTGTGCCGGCCACCGTTGAGAGCGATGATCAGGAGCGGTCAGGCCCACCGCCGGTGCCGAGCGCTGCTGCGCCTGCGCGGCGCCCTGCTCGGCAGGTGACGCAGCCTAAGCGCTCGGTCCCGGCGGCGAGACGCGCGTAATCAGAGACGCAGCCCGGCGCGCCTCAGCTTGGCGATGTGATTCTTGATGCTGCGCTGATCGCCCGGCGTGCTGCCGGTGAAGATCTGCGCACCGGTGGCGGAGCACCAGCAGTGGTGCCCGCCACCAGTAAGCGTAACGGTCCAGCCCTGCGCGACCGCGACTCTATGCACCCGTCGCAGCTCGCGCGGGATCTTGACCTTAGTGTTCACGGGGCTCATTCCTGCTCTCTGCTCCGTTCCTGGTATAGATCATATCACGTCAGCAAGGCGGTGTCTACTGCAATGACGGGAGTTACCGGCCCGCTGTCACCGTACATCACCCCTGAGATGCTGATTACCGCACCAACGGGCATCAGCTGGTCCACGATCCCAGCTGGGAGCGGCGTGACCCCGGCCATGCGGATCGCCGAGCAGACCAACCTGTGCGCACGAGCCACAGCCCAGGCGGATAAGTACTGCAACCAGCTGCTGCGGGCGACGCTGGACACCGAGATCGTCCGCGGGCCGAACTTCCGCGCGACCATTCAAGTCGGGTCACGAAATGGGCGGATCATCCTCTCGAGATGGCCGGTCACAGGAATCGTCAACGTGATGACTGCTGCCGCTAACCAGTGGCCCCACCAGTGGATCACCGTTCCCACGGGCCTGTACGAGCCGGAGGTGCCGGTGCTCGGCATCTACGGCTCATCAGCGCCGTCTGATGCGGCTGAGGGCGGGCAAGCCATCATCGTCGCGCCGGGCGTCATCAACTGGGGCAGTGGCCGGCAGGGCACCATCCTGCAGGTGCAGTACTACAACGGGTGGCCACACACTGGGATGACGGTCAACTCGACCGCGGGCGACACAACCATCCAGGTAGATGACTGCACCGCTTGGGCCATCACCACGCCGTTCAGCAACGTCACCGGAGCCATTGGCACGTTCTTCGACAGCGGGCAGCAAGAGGTGGCCACGGTCACGCAGACGAGCGTGACGACCGGGCCGGGCACGCTGACGCTCGCGCTGCCGCTCACGTACGCTCACCAGGCGGGAACACTGTTCTCTACCATCCCTCAGTCGGTCACGTGGGGCTGCATTCTCTTCGCCGCGGCAATGGCGCTCGCCCGGGGCGCCACATCTACCACGGTGCAGAGCATTCCGGGAGGCGCAGGTGGCGGGAGTGCTAAGCCAGCTGACTTCATTAAGCAGGGAGAGGCGCTGCTCGCGCCGTTCAGGCGGGTGATCTGATGTTCGGAGTCGCAGTAATCGTAACTGTTCACGGCAACGTTCTTGGCTCACGGCGCCGCCGTTACCGTTCACAGCCACTGGTTCGACGTGACCGGGCTGACGACGGCCGGGCTCATCGTGCTGGCGATCCACGTCCTGCCGTGGCCTAAGAGGTAAGACTGTGCCGATCAACTCAGCGCAGGTGTACATCCAGGGCCTGCTCAACGGCCTGCCGCTCCCGGGCGGGATCCCGAACCTCGCCGCGTACATCACGCCGCCCGACCCGAACGTTGAGGCAGAGGTGCCGACGGTGTACGTGTGGCCGGCCACCGGTGATGAGTCGCGCGACAGCACCAAGGTCGGGACGGTGCCGCGCAACACCGGGCCGGGCACCCCGAGCGGGTGGAAGAACATCGAGCACACGCTGGACCTGTGGGTGGTGTTCTTCGGGCAGGATGACGACCCGGCGAGCGACACGCTCTTTCCCGGGATCGTCGACGCCATTATGTTCACTCTGCGGACGTCGCCCGAGCGCCCGCTCGTCGTGGACCCGTACACCGAGCAGCAGTCGTGGCTGCTGGACATCGGCGAGCGGATGAGTTACCGGATCGACCTGCGCGCCCTGAGCGATCAGGCGTTCAACCGCTATGACGCGCAGATCACTGTCTCTCTCGTAGAAGCGCTGCAGGCGTAGTCTCTCTGCGCTTGACTGCTGCTGCGCTGATCTTAGCCTTGTGCTCTTCTGATAGCTTTTGCCCTGTTCTCGCCGCACGGATCTTAGCCTTGTGCTCTTCAGACAACTTTCGCGTACCGTTTTCAGCGTATGATTGGCGGACTGCCGCAGAGATCTTAGCCCGGGCTTCCGGTGACATGATCTTCCCGCGATTGCCCGCGCCGATCTTGGCACGCGCTTCTGGTGTGTGATGCCGGCCCCGGTTTTTAGCGGCGATCTTAATCAGTGTTTCCGGTGACGGCGCTCTTCCGCGCAGCGCAGCGGCTATCTTAGCCCGGCGCTCTGGTGACAGCGGCCGGCCGCGCTGCGCGTCAGCGCGCTTCTGGTTCGTCTCTGCGGAAAACTTCCGTCCCGTCAGCGCAGCGCTGATCTTAGCTCGCGCTTCGGGTGACATGATCTTCCCTTGCTGCGCAACCGACATCTTGGCCCGTGCCTCAGGCGAGTACGTCTTACCGCGATTGCCCGCGCTGATCTTAGCGCGGTGCTCGGGTGACAGCTTTACGCCTAGGTGACCGCCGCCACCGCTCGTTATGTTGGTGAGCCGAGCACCTTTAGCCCGCATAACAGCGATCCAGTGAATCTCAGCGGTGTCTAGCTCATCTTCTAGCACTGTGTCCAAGATAACTAGTACGGGCGGCGCAGATAGCGTTCGCATCCAGCGGTGAACATGAGTGTTTACCTCACGTTCCGCAGCAGTTATGTGTCTTTTAAACCGGATTTCAGGGTTCTGGATCGTCTTGCCAATGTACCGGATCTCATCAGTCTCAGGATCATTCAAGCTGTAAATGCATCCGACCCGCATATTAATAATTATATCACGAAGAAGGACGGGTAACCGTGACTGCTGCATCATTGCTGGCGGTGCATCCCAGCAATCTTACGTTTCTGGGACTCACGCGGTCTCTAGTGCCCGGAAACGCAGATCTTCCTAATACGTATCCTGGGATTACTGGCATGGCCAGTACAATCCCTTTGGACAAGAGCACCTATGAACCAGAGGACACCCCTCACTGGTTGCTGGACACGGCCATCAGAGGCAGCATGGCTCAGGTGTACAGCCTCATCCAGGGCCCGGAAGACGCGTCGTTCTCGTACGGTGGCCCGTTTTACGGTGACATTGAGGGGTACTTCTTCGACAACACCTTTGGTGACCTCTCGACCGTGGGCACATCGCCTGCGAACGGGACCACGCTGACCGGCACCGCTGTGTCGGGCGCGACCACCGGCACGCTGTCATCAATCGCGGGCTACTCGGCGAACAGCATCGTCCAGATCGGGCAGGGATCGATCGCCGAGGTGGTGGTGCTGAGCGGCACCGCGCCCGGATCGGTGATCAACTTCACCAGCACGCCGCTGCGGTTCAGCCACGTGGCGGGCAGCGTGTTCACCGTCACCGGCCCGTACACCCACCGCTTTGCGATCCTCAACACCGGCTCGTGGCTCGGCACCGGCCAGCCGCCCGTTCACTGCGCGACCGACTACACCGGCATCACCGCGGTCACCGGTGCTCGGTCATACCCGTACCTCTGCGTCAGCCAGCTGGACCTGACGGGCAACACTGAGCAGCTCTTCCAGGTCAAGGTGTCCGGGAACAGCTGGCTGAGCGTGCCCGCCAGCGGCACAACGGCACCTGTCAACCTGCCGTCCAGCGTGGTCCCGGTCCCCTCGTGGCAGACCAACATCAACATCGGCGGCAGCGCGATGACGCAGGCCGGTGAGTGGAGCTTCAGCGTCAAGCGCGAGCTGCAGGTCTACTGGACGGCGCAGGGCACGCAGTCACCGTTCGTCATCGGCCGGGGCTCGCTCGACGCGACCGCGACGCTGCACTACACCGTGGCCACGGACGAGACCGCACTGCTGAACATGCTCAACAACACGCAGCCAACGATGACCGTCAACTTGAACAACGGGCTGGCAGGCACGGCCAACATCCAGTGCAACATCACGAGCTCCGTCGCGGGATACATCAAGGCTAAGCCCAACCGGACCGCGGTCCTCATGGGCTACGAGGATGAGATCCAGTGCGTGGCCAACGTCACCGACGCGGGCGGCTCGGGCGGCCTCGGCCCGATGACGATCACGCTGATCAACAACGTGCCGACGTACTAAGCGTGCGCTGGCACCACTTGCACTCAGCGGTGACGTGATCCGCCAGCCACTCATCGAACTCATCCCACCACGGGCCACCCATCACGCGGCAGAACTCTCGCCACTCTTTAGAGTGACGCTGGCGCTGGACAGCGCAGGCTGGGCACGAGCGTGACCACTGGTGATCGAAGGTGCGCCCGCAGTCCGGGCACTTCCGGTTCTTAATGGTGATGTTCATTGCGCACCTCTCCCCTTATGGTGCCTCCTCTGCTCTGTTCCTGATCTAAATCATACCACATCACTGGTGTGATGTAAACCAGCAGCGCCCGCGCTGTGAGAGCGCGGGCACTGGGGTGGGGACCGATCAGTAAAAACCGAGTGGGATGGGGGTTCCGCTGCTCTCCGCCCGCCGCTCGAGCTCCTCCTCGCGGTCGGGCATCCGGTACCAGCCCTCGTAGTGACGTTCGATGGCGTTCTCGGCCCAGATCTCGCCGGCCTGCTGGGCCGCGAAGTCTTCGGCTTCGGCGATCGCCTCATCGATGGACTGGACCACACTGTAGCTTCCGGTCATGTACCCGGGAGCGGCTGGGATCTGCCAGATGCAGTCCCGCGTGTCGTAGCAGACTTTAACTGCTGCGACGCTCTGGTGCCGGCCCTTGCAGTGCCCGCACCTAATGCCTGCCTCGCGGGTCTGCGTGCCTGTTGTCATCCTCGGCTCCGTTCCTCTGTGGAGTTGTCCAACTAGTAGTAACTCTACCACACTCCTACACTGATGTAAACAAGGAGCGCTGATGGGAGTCACGCTGCTCCTCAACAAGATGGGACATTACATGGAAGTTTCGCTGCCGAGCGGCGCAACGGTGGAGCTGCGCACAGCTCTCAAGGCCAAGGACAAGTTCTCGGTCCAGAACGTCATCCGCGCGTCCGCTGACGGCTCCGCCAGCGGCGGCATCCTCGCCCTCATGGAGACCGCGCTGCTGGCGCGCCTCGTGGAGGCGTGGTCGCTCGATGACCCGCTGCCCAGCCAGCACACGTGCCCGCAGTGCGTGGGCAGCTCGGCTGCCTGGCACGAGCACGTCCGCGACGCGTTTGGCGACGCGCTGGATCTCGACGATTACAACGAGCTCGAGAAGACCATCGCTCCTATGCTGGAGAAGGTGATGCAGGCCCCAAACCTCAGGATGCTGTCCGACTCCGCGGTCTCTTCCTGAGCGAGGGGAAGTACAGCCTGCCCCTGCCCACCAGCATGCCGCCGGAGACGCTCACTAAGCGGTTCTTTGCGAAGATGTACGGGTTCACCGAGGAGATGACCGACAATGCGTCACTGGACGCGGTCACGTGGTGGCCCGCGATCGAGCAGGCGCAGAATGAGGCAGAGGCTAAGAAGGCGCGCGATGCCCAGCGATCAGCGCGCCGGGGAGGGTAGATGGCAAGCATCGACGCGCTCGAGGCCGCGCTGCGACAGGTTCAGGCGCGCGCCGCCGAGTCCACGCGGCAGATGGCCATCACGATGGGCGCGGTCGGTGAGCGCGCCATCAAGGCTGAGCTCAGCCGCAGCTCGCACCCAGCGGGAACTAAGACGCCGTCACAGGGCGGCGTAGATCCGCCGTCACTCATCAGCGGGCGCCTGCGCGGGTCAGTACGGCGGACTCGGCTGTACCCCAGCGGGCCGTACCAGTGGACCGCCCGGGTGGCTCCCACGACCGTTTACGCCCGCATTCAAGAGCTCGGAGGCTGGACGGGACGCGGGCACCGGTCTCACCTGCCACCACGCCCATACGTCAGGCCAGCCATCCGGCGGCACAGCAGCGCAGCGCGAGACGCAGCCATCAAGGTGTTCCGGCAGTACACAGGACTGTGACCAGCACGCTAACAATCACCCGAGATGCTTGACCGGTGTGGGATGATTCTTCAGCCAGCACCAGAAGCAGTCTCGGTAATCTGACCCGCGCTGCGAGAACAGCTCATCGCACGCGGTGGGACGCCCGTTCTTGTCTGTGTGCTTGACCCGGCACTCGCATCTTTGCCATACCTTACGCACTTCCTTTCACCTGTGTGTATGAGTGGGTTGATGTGATTAACTGCAGGGATGATGACCGTAAGTGGCAAACCACTTGTTGGCCTTCCGGAACTTGCCGCCCAGCCAGAACCCCCAGCTGCGTGACTTAGGCCCGGTAATCACAACGGTCCACGCGCCGCGCGCGTCCGGGACGACGGTGTGCTGATGCAGCGCGCGCCGAAGCCGGACAGAGCCGGTGCGCAGGTGATCAACGCCCGCCGGACTGTGATCAGCGTAGTTACCGCGCACTACGATCGTGATGAACCACCACGGATGATCGTGGAACGCGCGCTCATCATCCGGGGCGAGCCAGTGATGCACGCGCAGCGAGCCAGCTGATGTCTCAGCTGACCACCGGATGAGGTACGGGCACTTTGGCAGGCCGAGCCGCTCGGCCCACCTAACTCGCACCGGGGGGTGGACTCGAACCACCGGCCTCCACCGCGTTCGGGTGGTGCTCTGCTGCTGAGCTACCCCGGTTCGCCGCCCTGAGACCGCCGCGGCCGGTAGGTTCCCAGGTCGTCATGAGACTTACTATACCACGAGCGCTAGATGATGTCTAACTGGTGATGGAGGTGACTCGTGGCCGGTGAGCTGCCTCCCGTCATCGTTGACTTCATCGCAAACGTCCGAGAGCTCATCGGGCCGGTTAATGACTGCATCGAGGCTCTCCGCAGCCTTCAGGTAGCGGTGGACCGGACCACGCACGACATCCAGCAGTTCGGTGAGCAGACGCTGACGGCGGGTGCCGAGGCCAAGGAGGCGCTGCAGGCCGCGGCGAACGCTGCGCAGAACACGGCAGACGCTGAGACTCACCTGAGTGAGGCGACGGCTGCCGCGGTGCGCGAGACGGACCGCCAGCGTGACTCGGCAGTAACGGACACAATGGCGCTCGAGGCGCAGGCCGCCGCGCTTCGGCACATCGAGGACGAGGCGTACCGAGCGGCAGCAGCGCAAGTTGCCGAGACGGCGGCAGCCAAGGCCAACACCAATGAGTCATCAGCGATCATCAGTGCGATGAATAAGATCGCTAAGGCGCAAGAGGCGGTCGCGCAGTCTGCCAATCACGCTGCGCAAGCCACGAGCTTCTGGACGAAGCACTTCCAGCTCTCAGCCGGAATCTTCGGCTCACTGCCCATATTGGGCACTGTATCTGGCATCGAGCTGGTGCTGCACGCTGTCATGGAGTTCCTGGCGGTGTTCATCCCAGCAGTATTCACCGCCACGGCGGGGCTGCTGGCGTGGGGAGTCGCTGCTGTCCAGTCGGGCATGCAGGTCTACGAGCAGTTTAAGAACATTGCAACCGTCAGCAGTGCGCTGAACACGACCGTCAAGCCGCTGACTGGGAACTTCCAGGCGCTCAGCGACGCCGTGCGCCCACAGGTGTTCGAGCTGCTCGGCGAGTACCTGGACGCGACCAGCCACAGCACTGGCGTGCTGAATAAGCTCATCGCTGAGACGGGCCAGTATCTGGATCACCTCTTTGCGCGGCTGGCCGTTCACATGCAGGCGTCCACGGGCAAGGGACTGGCCGCGTTCTTCGCGGCCGGCATCAAGGACCTCCAGCTGTTCGGGCAGATCCTCGGCAACGTGTTCAGCGTGCTGATGAAGGTCGGGCAGGCCGCGATGCAGACGCACATCGCGGAGATCTTGCTCGGGATCTTCGCAGCCGCGTCCAAGGTGCTGACCATCATCGGCCGGATCCCGCAGCCCTTGCTCACCCTGTTTGTCGCACTGCACGGCGTCGCGCTGTGGGGTGGGCTGGCGGTCACGCAGTTGCGGAACTTCGCGATGGTGCTGGTTCAGGCGCTCGGCAACATCGGGCCACTGAATGCAGCAATGACTCGGCTGGCAGGCGGCCTCGGCGCGACCACTGACCAGATCGCGCACATGGGCAGTGCATCTCCCGCGCTGCGGAACATCGCCGCTGACATTGCCAACGGCGTGCCAGGCGCTTACCAGATGGCACAGGCGTTTGAGGTCTCGGACGCGAACCTGGCCAAGCTGGTCTCCAAGGCACCCGAGGTTGAGGCCGCGGCAGCCGCGCTGGGCGTGGGCGCTCAAGACGTCGCTAACTTTGCCACCGCGGCGAGTAAGAGCGGCGTCGCGATCGAGGACCTGGCCGCTAAGACCACGGGCAGCGCTGAGGGGTTGAGCGCGCTCACCAAGGACCTGGAGGGCGGCGCGCAGGGAGCCGCTAACCTGGCGCTGGCGTTCCTGGGAACCGGCAAGTCAGCCGTCAGCGCTGAGGAGGCAGCGGCTAAGGCGGGCACGTCATTCGCGGAGGGCGGCGCCAAGGCTGGGATCTTTGCCAAGGGGCTGTCCGGGCTCGCCGCTGCGCTGCCGGGCGGGCCAGTTGTGTGGTTCACGCTGCTGGCGGCCGCGATCGCCGGCGTCGGCGTGTACCTAGGCATGATGCCGGACACAACGCAGCGGTGGATCAGCTCGCTGAACAAGTCGGTCGAGGCCGCCAGCAACCTCAACATGCTCGGTACCACCGTCTCTGCGCTGGCGCGGAACACGCAAGAGCTGGCGTACTCACAGAAGACTGCTACCGGCAACGTCACTGAGCTGGCTAACAACCAAGCTGACCTGAGTGGCAAGCTGCAGATGGAGCTGCAGCACGTGGGCGCTCTGCAGAGGGCGTACGGCATCAGCATGCCCCAGGCACTGGCGCTGCTGCAGACTGCAGGCGTTAAGGCGTCTGACTTGTTTACTAAGCAAGGTCAAGTCTGGGCGGCTGACAAGGAGCAGGTTCACGGGCTGATCAGCGGATATCAAGCAATGGGACAGCAGCTCGGTGCCATCGGCGGCGACATGAACGCCCTGCTGGTGAGCGAGTCCAGTCAGCTGAAGTCGATGCAGAGCATCAACTCAGCGTGGGACTCATTCACTAAGATCGTCTCCGGGCCGGTGGACACCATTCTCACGCTGGCGTCCGGACTGCAGACGTTCGCTAAGAATGCTGGCACCGCGGGCGCCGCCATGACTGGGCTCGGTGGCAGCGCCGTCACGCTGCAGCAGCAGTTCCAGTCGGTCTACCAGAACGTCCAGCAGACGTTCGACGCGTTCCGCAGCGCGCAGGCGGTCAGCGGCGGGCTGGGCAACTTCACGAAGTTCGTCAAGAACGCCGTGTCCGCGCTGGTCCCGCTGGCCGGCGGCAACAAGGCCGCTGCGGCTGAGATCAGCGCGCTCGCGCAGGAGGCGGGCGGGCCGGCCAGCACCAACCTGCAGGCGCTGAGCCGCTGGGCTGGGACTACCAAGAACCCGCTGCTGCAGCTGTACAACGCCTCGATGCAGGCGACCGTCGGAGCGTCCAACCTCAGCCGAGACGCAGCACTGCTCGGCAACACGCTGCAGAGCGACCTCAATCCCGCGCTGGCGCAGGCGACGCTGACGGCGCTCGGCGGGCAGAAGACGCTCACCGACTTCGCGGACAAGCTGATCAAGTTCGGCCCGAACAGCGCCCAGACAATCGTGGCCGGCCGGCAGGTGGCGGAGATGTTCCTGTCCATCGACAAGAACAGTAAGAGCGCTGAGGCACACTTCGTGGGCTGGGCCGAGTCCATGGGCCTGAGCTCCGCGCAGGCCACCAAGCTGTGGGAGACGGTGTCAGCGGGCGAGAAGCCCCTGACCAGGATCCGCGATAAGCTGGCGAGCACATCTCAAGCAGTGGCCAACCTCGGCAAGCCCGGCCTGTGGGGGCAGGTGGAGCACGCGTTCATGGCGGCGTGGGACGGGGTCTTCGACTGGTTCAAGAACTCTCTGCCGCACGCCATGCAAGTCGCTTGGACCGCCGTCGCCAGTTACCTGACCAAGGCAGTGCCAGCTGCGTGGAACCCGATCTGGGGCGCGCTCATCGCTCCGGTGGTGCGCCTGTTCAGCGGCATCAAGAGCATGATCATGGGCATCTTCGATCCGTGGTGGTCAGCGCACGCGCAAGAGATGGCCACCGTCATGCGGGTGGCGTGGAAGGTAATCCACGCCATAATCACCACCGCGTGGAGCGGCATCATGAGCTTCTTGCGCGGCGGCACTGGTGCGCTGGAGAGCATGTGGAAGAACGTGTGGGGCGTGATCAGCGGGGTTGCTAAGGTTGCCTGGGGACTGATCAATGGGATCACCACCGCGGCGCTCGATGTGCTGAAGGGCCTGTTCCGCGCTGCGTGGGACATCATCAAGGGCGTGGTCCAGACCGCGGTTAACTTGATCAAGATCGCTATCCAGAGCGGGCTGAGCATCATGCTCGGGATAGTGGGCACGATCCTGGACATAATCACCGGGCACTGGAGCAAGGCCTTCAATGACATGAAGACGCTCACCAGCACGGCGTTCCACGCCATTGTCAACATCATCACGACCATCGCCAGCGGGTTTGGCACTTTGCTGCTCAGCGCGGGCAGGGCCATCATCCAGGGACTCATCAACGGCATTACCTCCATGGCTGGCGCAGCTGCCAGTGCGATCCAGTCAGTTGGCTCGAGCCTGTGGGGAGCTGCTAAGCACTTCTTCGGCTTCGGGTCACCGTCTAAGCTGTTCACGCAGGCCGGCATCTGGCTGATGGACGGGCTGCGCATCGGCATCAGCGGCAGCGCGGGCCGGGTACTGGCGCAGATGAAGGCGATGGCGCAGTCACTGACCGCTCAGCTGCAGAACTCCTTTGGCCCGATGAGACACATTGTAGAGACTCAGATGAGCCGGCTGGTCGCGCAGTTTGATCACTACTGGCACATCTTGCACGAAAAGCACCTGCAGCACCTGCGTGACATGGGGCTGACCAGTGGCGGTGGCAGCCTCAGCGTCAGCGTGACCGGCAGCCCGGCAACGGCCGTCCCGCCAGGAGTGATCACCGGCTCAATGTCCGGTCCCCAGGTGCTGGTCGTTCACCAAGCCATCAAGGTGGATGGTAAGATCAACGAACAGGCGCTCTTCACGTTCGTCAAGCAGGAGTCGTACCGGTACAACATCCGCAACAGCGGCGTGGTCACTGGGACACTGAAGCCGGGATTGGGGCTCTGAGTCGTGGCGCTGACCCTCGTGAGTGACTGGCCGCCATTCGGGTTCGGCGTCAACGGCAACGTCAGCGGGATCGGTCCGTACTCCACGGTGCCGGGAAACGCTGAGGGCAACCTGCTGATCTTGTTCGGCGTGTGGAACACGTCAGCGCAAGACGTGGGATTCGCTGGGACTGTGCCGGCATCCAGCGTAGCTGACTCGCAGGGCAACTGGTGGCAGCTGATCGGTGACTCGGGCAACACTGGCTCTGCGGCACGTTGCGCGATCTGGATGTGCAGCAACCCGCTGGCCATTCCCGCCGCAACGGCGAACGGATGGGTGTCATTCGCCCTGCAGGGCTACACCGCGTCAGCCACATGGCAGCTGAGCGAGTTCTCAGGTGTGCCGTACGGCTATGCGCCTCAGATCGACTTCATTACCACATTCAGCTCGGGCACTAACGGCGCAGTTACGTCCATTCCGCTGACCGCCACAACGAGCACAGCTGATTACGTCTTCTCGCTCGCGGCTGCCACAGTTACCTCAAGCATAACCGGTCCCGGCGCGCCGTTCACGGTAGACTCGCAAGGCAGCAGCGGCGCAGCAGCACCAGCGGAGATCTGGGCAGCCAACGCGTACGCGACCGTAGCAGCTAATACAGCGGTGACCGGATCGTGGACCGTCGCGTCGTCATACGCCGCCGGAGTGATGGTAGGCATCAGCCAGGCCACGTTCACACCAGTGACGGGCAACCCGAACTTCCCGGTCATCAAGACTGAGCTGGCTCTCGGTGCTGTCCCGGGCGACGCGACGACTGGGATCACCGACACCGCGTGGACGGACATTACCTCGTACACGCTGGCTGGGAACGATGTCGCCAGCATCGAGATCTCACGGGGCCGGCAGTACGAGCTGTCGCAGCCCGAGGCGGGAACACTCAACATTGCGCTGAGCAACCTGACTGGTGCGTTCAATCCCACGAACGTGGGATCGCCGTTCTACTCGAACGCGCTGAACGCGAACATGAGCTTTCAGTCAGGCCTGGCGCCGTGGTCAGCAGGGGCTGGCGGCGTGATCATCACACAGGTATCTTCACCCACATTCGCGACCGGTGTGAACGCGATCGCGTACTCATCGATGCTGGTCACACCCAGTGCAGGTGCGTCAGCGGCGGTTTCTGAGCGGGTGGCCGTCAGCGTGAACAGCACGTACAGCGGGTCAGCGTGGGTCAACTCACCCGGAGGCTGGGCGAACGGCGCGCACATCCAAGTCAACTGGTTCACAGCGGGCGGCAGCCCGATCAGCACCTCCACGGGCAGTAACATCCCGCTGAGCGCGGGAACGTGGACGTTCGTGTCCTTTACCGGGATCACGCCTCCCGCCACCTCAGCGTTCGCTGCGCTGATCGTGTCGCTGAACGGGTCACCTACGTCGAGCAACCCGTTTAACGTGGCTGAGGCCGCGCTAGTCGCTGGCGGCTCAGCAGTAAGCACCGGGCTGGTCCAGCTCGGCACACCAGTCCGCGTGTCCGCGTTCTGGCACGGCCGCCGGTACGCTGTCGGCAGCGGGTTTGTCGAGCGGTGGCCGCAGGTCTGGCCCGACATGCGGCAGTGGGGCTTCTCGCTGATGATCGCGACTGACCAGATTGGTGTAGTTACATCAGTGAACTTGCCGTCTGCTGTGCAGGGTGAGATCCTTGCTGATGGCCCGTACTTCTGCTTCCCGTTCAGCGAATCATACTCGACCAGCAGCAACACGGCTAACGGTGTGCAGTTCACAGCGGCAAACGCCAATGGGCTCATCGCGGTCAACACCAGCCGCAGCAACCAGAAGACCGCCACGTACATCGGCAGCAACATCCAGACGGGTCAGTCCATCGGGTTCTTGGGCGACTCGGGCACCGCGATGGGCGTCACGGGGCTGAGCTCTCCTGACTTCAGCGGATTCCGCCAGTCAGGTGCGATCTACGGGCCAGACACGGCACTGCCCGGCGTCACCGCAAGCAGCGGGATAACGGTTGAGTACTGGGCGATCATCCCCAATCCAGGCGTAACGGTGCTGAACACGTGGAACGTCACGCTGTACACCACGCCATCACTCGGCGCTCAGCCAGCGGCGGCCAAGGTAAACTGGCCACCTGGGTGGTATGGAGCCATTGGCGTCGAGGCGATCTCATCCTCACAGTACCAGATCTTGATTGAGCACGCGGCGGCTGGCATCACCGCTTCGAACTCAATTTCCATTAACTGGGGCGCGTTGACTCACGTCATGCTGGTGATTAAGCCCGGCGGAGCCGGGACGTGCTACCTCAACGGTGGGAACTCATTCGCGGTCACGACGAACTTCCTGCAGCAACCACTCGTAGCAGTCACGCTGGGGCAGGCACCGTACACCTACTCACCGTCCACTCCCGGGATAAATTACTCGCAGGCGTACAGCAACATCTACTCTTACGCCATGAGCCCAGCACGGATCGCGTCACACTACTCAGCCGGCGTCACTGGCTTCAGCGGTGACTCAATCTCCACACGCTTCGGGCGCTACCTGGCGTGGGCTACTCTTGGCCTGAGCCCGGGAGGCCCAGGCAGTAGCATCACTGATGCCTTCCAATTGTCTGCTGCTTACGCTACCAATGGCACCGCGCTGGCTGACGCACTGAACAGTGACGCAATCAGCAGCGGCGCCACGTGGTACTGCAGCGGCAATGGGAACCTCGTCTTGCTACCACGGCCAACCACGTTCAACACACCGAGCAGTGTGACGTTCGGGGACAACGCGCTGGCAATCTTGAACGCGAACGCGTTCTTCACCAATGGCAGCACATCATCATGGAGCGCGCTGAACGGCACAATCAGTGCTACCAGCAGCCCACCTGCAGGCGCACAGTACCACTGGGCACTGCTCTTTACCATCAGCGGGGCAGGCGCTGCCGCGGCAGAAGAGTCTGGCACGCCGTTCGCCGCCAGCGCATCAACTCAATACACCATTGGTGCCTGGGTGTTCACAACGCAGTCAACCGTGATCATTGGCTTTGACTGGCAAGACAGCTCACACTCATTCCTCTCGACAACCACAGCTACGCTCACCGTTCAAGCCAGTACGTGGACGTTCGTCCAGACGACGCAAATATCTGACTCTAGTGCCGCATTCGGCTATGCGCGGATCGCTCCCACTCTCGGCGCGGGCAACTCAATCTATACTCAAGCGGCTGTGGTAACGCTCACCGCTGGTGAGGTGGCGTATGACCCGGCCTTCGGCCTGGACTATGACAACACATACGTCCAGAACGTAACGCAGGGAACTCTCACCCAGGGACCGTCTACCCTCATCTCTCCGGTCGAGAAGAGCCAGTCATCTATCAACCAGTACTTCACGCGCGGGCCACAAGCAGTCACCGTTTCCGGCTCGTCTGCGCAAGACGCGTATGACGTGGCTTACTGGCGGCTGAGTAAGTACGCGCAGCCACGGCTGCGTGTCCAGCAGGTCACGGTAAACCCGATGAAGAACCCGCTGTTCTTTACCAAGGTGCTGCAGACTGACGTCGCAGACGTAGCCGTTACGAACCGGCGGCCGGTAGGAGCGCAGGTGTACAGCCTGCCGGTGATCATCCAGAAGGTGGACACTAAGATCGGGCCAGGAGTGTACACAGTGACGTACCAGCAGTCACCTTACGTGCAAGAGGGTGAGGTACTCACTGCTGACGTCTCGCCGTATGACAACCTCGGCTCGAATGTGCTGGGCTGGTAATGCCTGTCAACCCGGTAACGTTCACAACAGACGGGAACGTCACCGCGAAGTACCTGAATACCACGCTGTACACGTTCACGCCGGGCAACAACTTCACGCCTAACGGCATTTTGTACACGGCCAACAGGCAGCTGCTGTTTGAGGCACTGCAGTCAGCGGCCAGTGGCCAGGCCAGCTCACCAACAGGCGTGTTCACATCAACGACGGGTGCCGGGTTCGCGTGGCTGAACTTCTTTGACTCAGCGTCACTGTTCGGCGGGGGCGGTGATACGCAGTGGCAGAACTCCAGCGGCCGGTACAACCCGGCAGTTCCCGGATCAGCAGGAGCCGCTGGCCAGAACGGTGGCTATCATCTCATCTGGGGATCGCCAAACTTCTCATCGACAACCAACGCCGGGGTATCTGGCGCAGCACTGAATGAGAATGGGACTGTCGTACCCGGCGGCTACCAGCTATCGTCGACAGCGCACAACAACGGGCCGTATGTCCTCGATCTGGTGAGCGCGAGCAGTGGCCAGTTCACCAGCCTCGAGGGATTCTGCGCAGACGCGTCATCCAGCTCATTCTCATTCACAACGGTCGGTCCTACGTCACTGGACTGGAGTGGGCAGCAGACGCGATTCTACGGTACGTGGGTCTGCGTTAGCACCGGCGGCGCCACAACAGGCACCGGCAGCCCGCCCACACCGACGGCCTGGACACCGAGCAGTGCTGTGACGAGCTCACTGCTCAGCGGCGCTGCTCTCGGCAACCCGCTGAAGTTCCTGTACAATCCACCCGTGTTCCGCGTGGGAACCACACTAAGCACAGCCATCACGGCGAACACGAACACGCTAGTGCCGCTGACTACCGCGCAGATCGACTCGTGGGGAGCGTGGAGCGCCGGCTCGAACACATACACCGTTCCCGTGACGGGTGTGTACCTCGTTCACGGCATGACGTGGTACACGGCCGCCTCCACGGGATCACTGCTGGCGGGAATCCGCGTTAACGGAGGTACTGTCTGGTGGGGGCCGGGATACGCCACTGGTGCCGTCTCCACCAATCACTCAGCGCAGGTAACGCGGCTCTTGGACCTGCAGCAAGGCGACACCGTTCAGCTGTTCACCAACGCCAGCAGTACTGATGCGCTCAGCAACACCCAGCCGAGCCGGCTGCTCGGCGTGTGGCTGAGCACGCTGGCGGGATCAAACGGCTCGGTAGCGTGGCCCGCACCCGATGTGGGATTCCGGTGGCAGGCTGGCACGCCGGGCAGCAACTTGACGACGTCCAGCACCAATCTCACCGCGCAGTTCCAGACTCACTTGACGGGCGACCTCAGCTTCTTTCTCCAGCGGCCATACATGCTCGCGTGGCAGAACACCGCGCAAACGGGACTATCGCAGAACGCGTGGCACACAATTACCATGGACACCTTGGGAGGAATCGTCCACGCCTCCGCAGGTGACAATTACGGCGGCTGGACCAGCGGTGCCAGTAATAAGTACTCGGCTCCGGTCAGTGGCTGGTACCTCGTGCAGGGAGGCTTTATCCAAGCTACCGCGTCAGCTACGGCGTCACTGATGGCAGGCGTGCTGGCTAGCCCGCCGGGTGCGTCGCTGCCTGACACGTACCAGCACATCAGCACCAACACCGTCCCGACGGGGCCCGGCGCTGACGCAATCGGCATCTATTACCTGCGCGCCGGGGACTCGGTAATGCCCCAGTACCAGCAGCAAGACGGAGGCGCCACATTCAGTACCAACGTCACAGCCGGTCACCAGAGTAACTTCGGCGTCGTATGGCTCTGCGAATAGTCGATGAGTACCTCAGGAATCCAGTGGTCAGACCTGGCGCAGTACGTGCCACTGCTCACAAACGGTGGCGTCGCCGGGCTCTGGATCATCGTGTGGCTCAAGGGCTGGATCGTGTCATCTCGAGAGCTAGACCGCACGCAAGAAGAGTGCAGCGAGTGGAAGTCGCTGTACATGCAAGAGCGGGACGCGCACGAGAAGACTCGCGATGCGCTGCGAATCGCCAGCCAGCGCGGAGAGTCTACCACAGAGGCGCTGCAGATGGTCACCAGCGTCATGAACGCAGTCAGGACTCAGGCAGGCCATGAAGCTCTTCCGGAGGCGCTGCATGCCCGAACCAACCGGGGAAATCGCTCAGGCGAGAGTGGTCACCGCGCAGTCCGCCCGCCAGGCGGCGGCCGACCTGACGAGCCAAGAGCAGAAGCTTGACTGGGAACGCTCAGTCTTGGCACCTGCCATCCGGAAGCTTCACCAGAAAAATCACGTGGCTGACGCGATTATTCAGCTGATTGAGAGCAGCAGGAAAACATGACGATACCGCAGTACCTGCTCGATCTCGCCGAGTGGGGGATGAACGTCGCGTTCTGGGCCAGCATCGTGTTCATAACGTTTATCGGATGGTTGTGGCCGTGGTGGCGGTCATTCTGGGGAATCAACATCGTCACGCTTGAGATAGCGATCGCACTGGCGCTGCTGGGATCCATTCTGGAAACTGATTTCGGGCTGGGGAAGAGCCAGCTGATGCTGCTGGAGTGGATCAGCATCACAGCGCTGTGGATGGTCGGCGGCATCATCTTGTGGCGAGGCTTCCTCGTCATATCAGCGCAGGTCCACGGGACGTTCGGCGTCACGCTCGGTGGCGTGATGAGGCGCGCTGCGCGATCACTGCTGCGAAAGCAGCAGCCGACCCCGCCTCCACCTCCCGCTGAGCAAGAGCTGGAGAGCTGCCCACCCAAGTAAGTAAGCCGCGTTCACATGATAAAATCGTGTCAGGTCACAGAAGATGTATAACGATGGAGAAGATGGGACCGCAGCGTGACTTCCATCAGTGTGCTCTTGGCGTCACGAGGCCGGAGAGTCAGCCTGCTGACCGCGATTCGCACGCTCTATGATTCTGTCACTGATCGTGATGAGCTTGAGCTCATCGTAGCGGCAGATCCTGATGATGTTGAGATGAGCACGGTGAGCACGAGCCCGTTCTGGCCAGCGAGTGCGCACTTGTGGGTAGCGCCTGAGCGCTACGGGTACAACAACCTGCACCTGTACCTGAACGCGCTGGCTAAGCAGGCCACGGGTGAGTGGCTCATGTGGTTCAATGATGACATGCGCATGCTCACGCCGGGCTGGGACCGCGTCATCCGAGAGCACCGGCCAGCGGTGATCTGGCCGCACGCTAATCACGTTCACCACGCGAACATCGCTCCTGCGTGGCCTAAGGCGTGGTCAGACGCGACGGGGTGTGCGTCACCGTCCAGTCACATGGACACGTACTGGCAGCGCGTGGGTGAGGCGCTAGGCCGGCACGACCCGGTGGACATTGAGATCATGCACGACCGGGCTGATGTGACGGGGAACCACGATGACCAGACGTACGCTGAGGGCCGGAAGATGCTCGGCGCCGAGGGCATGGTCCCCGGCTTTGACGGCGCCGCGTTCCATCAGCAAGTAGCGATGGACGCTGATGTCATCAGGAGACTGCTGTGAGCGATGTGCTCTCGCGCGTTCACACCGAGCTGACTGATCAAGGCTGGGCGGTGCTGACCACAGATGGCGTGAGCATGCCGCGCGAAGAGCACGTCGTAGAGGCGTTCAACAGTCACCTGATGCATCAAGGAACCGAGATCGGCACCCGGGGCAAGATGTTCGCCCGCGACGTCGTGCGGTATGAGATCGGCGCGGACGGCCAGTGCTGGGTGTTTGAGGCCGACTCACTGTTTGGCTCAGCGGATGACCCGCGCGTCTTCATCGTGCGTGAGGGGCTCGGGCTCGCGGTTACAGCATTCCTGGACTTGATCCCGCCGGAGCTGCGCCACAGCTCCGGGAAGATCGCACTAACGTACTTCCGGTATGACGATCAGGTAGAGGTGGGTCCTCATCAAGATCAGTTCGGTGACGTCGTCGCGATCTGGACGCTGTTCAGGACGCCGGGTGGAGGCGCGAGCTTCTTGCGGACGGGTGAGCAAGAGGAGGTGCTCCGCGAGGAGCTGCCCGCCGGCAGCGTGCTGATCTTCCGTGATGAGCAGTTCTGGCACGGCTTTACCGCGCTGGCTCCCGGAGGATCACGGCACGCGCTGGTCATCATCCGGCTGAGGGATGGTGTGTAAGTGGAGTGGGGCCCCCTCGAGGGGCTGGATGTAATCAGCGCCAGCCGCCCATGGATGGATCTCGAGAACCAGCCTGGGTTTAAGCAGCGCGCGCAGATGGTCACGAACCTCGTGAATCTGGTCATGGGACTCAGCGCTGATGAGAGCCTGCGAGTCACTGATGTGGGCTGTGGTGACGGCGCACTGCTGAAGATCTTGGCCATGAGCCAGCGCGCTTGGGGGTATGAGCTCGGCACTGGTGATGTCCAGCACGCTCAAGCTCAGGGACTGGACGTCAGGCAGTGTGATATCATCACAGATGAGCTCGAGTACGGTGATGTGGTCATCGCTAGTGAGGTGCTGGAGCACTTGGCGGACCCAGTAAGGTTTCTGCAGCGGATTCCTGCCGGCAGAACCATCATCGTCTCATCACCCTCGCGTGAGACGGGTGAGTGGCACAATCCCATTCACACGTGGGCGTGGGACCTGACGGGCTATCGCAACGTTATTGAACGCGGAGGCTGGCGACCCATTTACCAGACCGAGTGCAGCGGCGGCACGAATATCTTCAGCGGTGAGACGCGCCTGCAGTGCTTTCAGGCGATCGTAGCAGTCAAATGAGGATCCGGCTGCGCCCAGCGCACACCTGGGACCGGCTGAGAGAGATCTGCGCTGAGCCGCACGCTCACGCCTTCTGGCCCGATCACCGGCTGCGCGTCGCGCAGACGATCGCGCTGATCCGCGAGCTGGGCATTCCTGATGTGATCGCTGACCTGTCGTGCGGCGACGCGGCGATCGGTCGGGCACTGGCGCCTCAGCAGCTGATTCTCGGTGACTTCGCACCGGGGTATGAGATCTGCGGGCCGATCGAAGAGACCATCCAGCAGATCCCGCACGTGGGACTGTTCATCTGCTCAGAGACAATCGAACACCTGGATGACCCGGATGAGGTGCTGAGGCAGATCCGGCTGCGGGCTGACACGCTCGCGCTGTCCACGCCCATCGGCGAGGTGACGGACAGCAACGATCAGCACTACTGGGGCTGGGACACTGACGGCGTACACGCCATGCTCACCGCAGCGGGCTGGCAGCCCGAGTACATGTGCTGCGCTCACTACCTCTCGCGGCCCGGCTCGGGCTGGGCGCCAGCGAGCTACCAGATCTGGGGGTGCAAGTGAAGGCGCTGGTCACCGGCAGCGCAGGATTCATCGGCAGGCACGTAGGCGCCGCGCTGCAGGCCGCGGGCTGCAAGGTCTACGGCATCGACGTTAAGACGGGCCGCAACGCCCTGGACTACTTCCGCAGCAGCACCAAGTATGACGTTGTCGTGCACGCTGCGGCCGTAGTAGGTGGTCGTGAGGTCATTGACGGTGATCCACTCGCGCAGGCCGTGAACTTGGAGCTGGACGCTGCCATGTTCCGCTGGGCGCGGCGAACGCGGCCAGACCGGATCGTGTACCTCTCATCATCAGCGGTGTACCCGGTGGCGCTGCAACGGTCAGCAGATCAGCTACTGGTAATGCAGTCAGCCGGAACTGAGTTCATTGAGTCGCGCACTGCAGTAAGCGCAGCACCGGTAGCGGAAGACGCGTGGCAGCCCACGTCACTGCGTGAGGCTGATGCAGATCGTGCACTCTTGTGGCAGCCCGACTCGCTGTACGGCTGGTGCAAGCTGACGGGTGAGAAGCTCGCCGCGCTGGCGCGCGCTGATGGGCTGAAGGTCAGCATCGTGCGCCCGTTCTCGGGCTACGGCGAGGACCAAGATGACTGCTACCCGTTTCCGGCATTCGCAGCGCGGGCGCGCCAGCACCAGGACCCATTCGTCATCTGGGGCTCTGAGCGGCAGGTCCGAGACTGGATTCACGTGGATGACATCTGCCGAGCCATCTTGCTCATGATCAAGAAGGACCTCGACGGCCCGGTGAATCTCGGCTGGGGTGAGCCGGTAACGATGCTAGCGCTGGCGCAGCGCATGTGCGCCGCCGCTGGTTATGAGCCGGTTATCCAAGTGCAGCGCGCTCAGCCACTGGGCGTCATGCATCGCGTGGCTGACGTTACGCAGATGCGCCAGTTCTTCGAGCCGGTCGTCACCCTGGATGATGGGATCAATCGCGCACTGAAGATGGGAGTGTAATGGGAGCAACGCTCACGTTCTGGGACTCAGCGTTCCCGGTGACTGATCATCCGGCCACCGACGGCGTGTGCTTTTACATCGGCGGTGACACACCGCACATCTGGTCAGCAGCTGAGATCACCGCGCAGCGGGCGCGGTACCGGCTACCGGTCTTCGTCCGCAGTAACCCGGCGCGGGCCAGCGCCGCCACTGACGTGAGTGCTGCTGTCCGCCAGCTCACGGGCCTCAAGGCCCCTAAGGGCTGCCTCGTCGCGTGGGACGTGGAGACCGCCGTAAACGCCGCGTACGTGCAAGACGCTTACCAGCGCTTGAAGACGGCCGGGTACGTGATGATCGTGTACGGCAGTCAAGCATCAGTCTTCGGGAATGACGTGCCCGATGATCTTTACTGGGGAGCTGACTGGACGGGCATCCAGCACATTCACCTAGGTGATGAGATGACTCAGTACGTGGCGTTCAGCGCGTATGATGAGTCCGTTGCGGTAAGCTCACTGCCGTTCTGGGACACGCAGCCCTCGTCACCATCCGGCTCAGAACCTGACTGGCAGGTAAACTTGATGAATGCTCTTCTCACTCTTCAGCCCGGTGCGACCGGCCAGCTGGTCCGGACGGCACAAGGCCTGTGCTGTGCGCGTGGCCGGAACCTCATCATCGACGGGAACTTCGGCCCGGTAACCGAAGCGGCCGTGCGGTCACTGCAGGCGAGCGCGGGCGTCACTGATGACGGCGTCATCGGGCCAGAGACGTGGCCCGCGCTCATGGGAGTCTCTTAACTCATCACGCAGACAGGAGACCCTGCTCACGTACCCATCCGTGAGCAGGGTCTCTCTTCGTGTCTCTAGTGCCGGGTCCACAGGTACTTGACCCAGCGGCACCACAGCACGGTGAACTGGACGAGCCAACGCAGCACTATCAGGACGATCGTGGCAAAGATGAGAATCGCGATGAGCCAGCCGATGATGATCACGCTGAGTCACCAGCCCCAATCGGGTGCCGCGCCACCGCCAGGGTCCAGCCGCACGCCTGGCAGGTCGCCGGGTTGGCCTCGTCGTCGTGCTGGCGGCGTCCGCACTGAGGGCACGGGTCGTCGTCCGGGTGGTTGATGGCGTCCTGCTCGCACAGGGCGGCCAGCTCGGGAGGCGGCGCGTACGCGTCGACCTGGTGATCGTCGGCGTAGGCAGCGGTCCACACCCGCTCATTGTCAGCGTCAGGAATCGCGTCCCACATGCGGGCCGCCTTATCGGCCGAGGCGTCGAAGTCCATCCCGAGGAACCGTTGCAACGTGTCGGCGACGTGGCACCAGCAGCAGCACCTATGCTCGCGGGTGACGGGGTTGCCGCAGGTTTGGCACCAGCCGTCCGCATACGGCGCGGCGGGTGATGGTTGACGCCCGCTGACTATGATCTTAATGTCCACCTGACTCCTCCGTTCCACGTTCCTGATAATATTCTACCACATCAGCGTTGAGATGCAACAGGCGCCGCCAGCGGCACGCACCAGCGGCGCCTGTGGCTAACTCACTCATCAGGCTCGTCAGCACCGTTCTGCGCTGCCGCCGCTGCCTTGGTGCCGTTGATCCGCCGGAGGAACTCGTCGCGCGCCCACTCGAGGCGGCTGCGCTCAGCCTGCGTCAGCGAGTGCAGGCTCTCGCTGAGGATCTGCTCCAGCGTGACGCCCGTCAGGTGCGCGGTCAGTGCCTTGGCCATAATGCCCAGCGCATCGCGCTTATTAGCTGGGATAATGGTAGCGATGTCCTCGCGGTGTGCTTTACGCGTCTCAGCCGCAGTAGCTGTCACGTTAACCTCCTATGTGACTCATCAGTCTAACTGATCACCACAATATCACACGTTAGGCTGATTGCTGATCTTCTGCCCCACCAGTCCTCTGTTGTTCATCTGTTTTGCGCTGGCGATCCATCAGCCGCCGGTCGAGCTCAGCCAGTGCTGGCCGCCAGTACCGGTCCGTGATGGCACTCGCGTCATACCTCAGCGCCCGCTGGCGCGCTTGCTGGCGGACACCGGCAGCGCCTGATCCCGTCAGCTGCTCATAGGCGTACGCGTACCGGTCCACTATGCTCGAGATGAACGGCGTTACCCAGCGCGCTGAGTGCGTCGGGTTCCAGAACGCGTCACCCTCAGCGCACCAGTCGTGACTGAGCGCGATCTCGGTCATGGCGGACCCGCGCGTGGTAACGCACGGCACGCCACAGGCCAGCATCTCCAGCTGCGTGATCCCGAACCCCTCACCCATCGCGGTGTTGGTTCCTACATCAGCTTGATTGATGAGCGCCGCGATGTCGGCCGGCTTGAACAGACCCATGAGCGTCTTGTACTGGCTGGAGAAGATCACCGCGTCATCGATGCCCGTCTCCTGCGCCATGCGCTGCAGATCCAGCCCGCCTGAGTTGGCGATCAAGCTGTGAATGAGCAGCACCGCCTCCGGGCAGTACTTCCGGCGGAAGCGCCCGAACGCCTCGAGCTGCGGGAAGAAGCTCTTCCGGATCGCGTCTTTGTTCGCCGCGATCATGATGAACACGAACTTACCCGTCAGGCCTAGCCGCTCGCGCAGCTCGTCGCGGTCAGCGCGCGGGGTGAAGACGGTGGTGTCCACGCCGTGCGGAACATACAGCGGTTCAAACCCAGCATGCGCCAGGGCGGCCTCTCCCCACCGGCTCATCGCGATGGGAACGGCGCCGCTAGCGGTGAGAAAGTTCACGTCAGCGTCACCGAGGCCGGGCAAGATCTCACTGCTGCCCGCTGGGTCGCGTCTCCCCACATCAACCGGCATCCAGCACGCGAGAGGCGCGCTCTTGACGAGCTCAGCGTTCAGCGCCCAGGCATCCATCAGCGCGATGACGACATCAGCGCCTCCGTGGTGAGCGTGCGCTGGGATCCCGTCTGCGCCGTACGCATCTTGGGTAGCGGGCAGCACGACCATCCCGTTCCAGTCCAGCGGCGCACCCTGCAGCCCGGAGAACGTGCTGATGATGATCTCATAGCCCAGTGCCTTGATGAGCGGTACGAACAGCGCGGTCTGCTCGCCGTAGCCCGATCCCACCCAGGGAGCATTGCCGTGCCAGATTATCCTCTTGATCAACGCAGCTCCTCATCGAGAGTCATGCATTGATCATATCACATTATGACGTGAGGCATCACTTCAGTCACTTAGAGCAGTGTCTTTTAGCGTCTGTGCATCGATAACGAGCCAGTTGCCGACGTGACCGTCATAATTTAGCCCAGTTACGTGGACCGGCCCCCAAGGCGCCTCGATGAGCTCATCTCGCCACCGGTGCAGATGCCCATGGAAGATGCGCTGGGGCTGCGCAGCCGCGGTGATCAGTGCTCCAGAGATCGCTCACGCTCTGCCTCTCCTCCCAGCAGCCACGACCACGCCTCTGGGCACAGAGCATCCAGCTCAGCGTGGATGTGATTGCTCTTGTTGATCTGCCCGCCACGCAGCCAGCCACACGGCGCATAATCTGCCTGCTCTTCCTGGTACATCTCCCACCAGTGCGTAGCGCACGGGAACTTGCGCAGCTGACCTAGCGGCTTAAAGAAGATGAAGCAGCCGAGCGGCGGCACGTTCACGCACCACGGCACGTTGCACCACTCATCCCCGCCGAGGAACATCCGAGGAAGCCACCACCGAGTGATGCCCCAGGGCGCCCACCACATGAAGCGGTGAGTGACAACTTGATTAATCATTCTGCTCATGAGTTCTTCTTCTCGTTCACGCAATCTGGGCACTGGTGACCGTCGATTCCTGCCTCCAGCTGCCGGATGCGCTCGCGCGTCACCCCCATCATCTGACCAATCTCCTCCAGTGTGAGGTACCGTCGCCGGAGAGCGCGCACCAGCTCAGTGCGCCGCGTCAGGCACTTAAGCGGCAGTGCAGCAATCAGCGCCGGGCCATCAGCAAGCGCACGCAGCTGGACAGCATGAATATGCATCATGCGCTGCGTGTCTTGAGCACGCAGCTCAGCGCGCAGTTGCTGCAGCTCGCTGACGCAGCCTCGCTCCAGGTACGCGCGGCCGTGATCCGTGATGAACCAGCGGTAGACCGGTGTGTTCTTATACACAGGTGACGGCTCAGTCACTGCTGACCGGCGCACGTACTGATGCCGCTGGTAGCGGGTCAGCCAGTGATTGGTGAGCGCGTTCCGGCGCTGCTGGTTGAGAGGCGCGGTGAAGTGCCGGGCCAGCACGGACGCCAGCTCACCGGCATCACCAGCATCTGTCAGCAGCCGGAGAATGACCTTGCCAGTTGGGCGCTGACTCACGTCAGCTGAGCTGACCTCGGTCATCTGATGCCTCCTCTCAATTCATAGGTAAAACTACGGCCTCCGTCCTGCTGCCAGCACCCGCAGTCGGCAGCAGTGTGACTCGGACTCGTGGTCCAGGCAAGTACCGCAGAGCAAGACCCCGGAGCGCGCCTCCTCGGCGTGCATTTCACAAAGCTCTCGCTCACCAACATGCTCATGCTCACAGCCAGCAGTGATGACCGCAACGGCATCCATGACCGCATGGCTGGTCGATGCGCGAAGATCCGCTGTAAGCGATGTAACCAGTACAAGTAGCCACTACCTCCTCCGTCCTGGCGCGGGATGCTTGCAAGGATGATCAAGAGAAGTACTTCCGGCAGACGGGGCCAACCATCACGCCGGTCTCCTCAGCGGTCTGCAGGGTCTTGGCGGCCTTCAGCGGATGCCGGCACTTCAGGCACCGGCCGTACCTGATCATCAGGTCACGGGCGTCATCGAGAGTCATGCGGTGCTCTTCAGTGAGCTTCCAGATGATTCCCGGTGCGTACACCCACTCGAAGTCAACCTCCTCGCCGCGTGCGGTCAGGCGCGGCGGCGACTCCTGCATCCGCTTGGCGTAGGTCCGGTCAGTGTTCTTCTTGCTCTCAACGACGATGTAAACATCGCCATCGTAGCGGTACACGCCGTACTTAACGGCGGTGGGTGCTGCTGAGCGCTCGCTGGCCACTGGCGCTGTGATGGCTGACTTCGGCTGAAGGTTGTGCCGGGCGATGTAGCCCTTGACCCAGTCGATGGCATCCATGCCCGTAGAAAGCGGGATCTTAGTGCCGTCACCCGGTGTGCGAACATCGATCTCGTGCGCCTCGAGCATCTTCCACAGCCGGTCAAAGTGCCCGGTGTACAGCTCGTGCGCGGTGAGCAGGTTCTTCAGCAGGTCGATCATCGGCTGGTTGGCGAACCGCGGGGTGCGGTACGTGTTCTCGTGGGGGGCGGACACTCTGGCACTCATTCCTGGCTCCGTTCCTCAACTCCTCAACTACTAGCTAGTTTACCACACTACCACTCTGATGTAAACCAGGCGTTAGCTGCGCAGGTCGATGTGATGCCCGCGGTCGAGGTTGACGTCAGGCAGCTGCCTCTCCCGGATGGCGAAGCATCGCAGGCACAGAGGCAACTGCTCAGCTTGGTCATACTCATCTTGGCTGCCGGTGCCGAGCCACGAGTTGGGATGGTAATCGGTCACGTGCAGGCACGCGCACACGCTTACGCTGTCCCGCTCACCGCAGCAGCACACATTATCATCAGCAAAGCAGCACGGCGTCTCCATCAGCAGGCACAAGATGTCCTGGCACCCGTCTGTGGTCCGCAGGTGTGCCTGGTCACCGTCGTGCTGGTAAACGCGGGTGAACACCGGCGGATTACCGCGCTGCCGCGCTGAGCTGTACTCGTCAAAGCTCATCAGAGGTACGCCAGGTCTGCCGGGTCTAGTGCGCTGGTGACATCTGTGATCTGAGCGCTCAACTCGTGAACCCGCGCGTGCTGATCGCTGATCGCCGCCTCTGCCTCGTGCCGGCGAGTGGCGCTGACGCTCAGCAAGCTATTCATGGTCGTGTCGATGATGTTGCCGATCCGGCACTCGCGGATGGCCTTCATGTCTTGATCGTGAGTGGTGCTGATCGTCTCTTGGTACTGCTCAACCTGCGTCAAGCACTGGTTGCGCAGCCGGCGCAGCAGCCGAATGTGCTCGAGCCGCTGCTCCATCACCGGATCAGGGTGAGCCTGAATCAGGGTTGGTACCGTCTTCTTCCGCATCTCCACTCTCTTCCTGTGCGCCGAATGCCTGCACGCCGGTGATCACACCTGTCTGAGCGCTCACGATCAGCGACGGCGCGAACCCAGCACTGATGAATCTCAGCGCGGCGCGTCATCCGCCAGTAATCAGCCACGAGCCAGTCACGCTCGGCGTCCAAGATGCTCAGTGGCTGCGTATCACGACTCATGATCCGCTATCCTCATCCTCTGCGAAGATGACGCGGAAGAAGTCCTCAAGCGCCAGCATCTGGTCCAGCGTGAGCTGGAGCTTATCGCCCTCAGTTACGATCTTGTGCGTGCGCTGCGCCTCATACTGCCGGCGCCGTTCCACCTCTGCCAGAACTCGAATGCGCCGCTGATCAGACTCGCGGCGCCGCAGCTCATCTGTGAGCTCTTGGTCACTCAGCTCGCTGAGCTTATTACTCACTACCGCCACCGCCCGATCATGAACGTAGCACGGGGCATACTCAAGATCACGATGTCACCCGGCTGGTACCCCTGCGCTGAGATGAGGTCTCGGTGCGCCTGGTTAATCAGCCGCAGTGCCTGGTGAGGCGCTACCCTGGCCCGCGTCAAGACCGCGAGCGCCGTCTCTCGATCCACCTCGCGTCCCTCCTGCTCTCTTCCTGGCTCGGTTCCTAGTGTAAACAGTATCACACGACTTCCTCGGTGTAAATCAGGCCTGAGTGAGCCACCGGCCGGCAGCTGAGCTCTAGCTGCCGGCCGGCTGTATGATCGTGCGAAGATGTAACTAAGCAGATGCGCTGCCCTCAGCGACCGAGAACGCGCTGCCGCTCGGCGCCGACGGCTGCAGCGTCGGCTGGCTCGCGCCGTTGACGGTCACGGCCTCCTTCAGCTCCCAGCCGCCCTGCAGCACGCCGTGAACGGTGCCGAGGTAGTTGGTGAAGGTGGCAGCGGTGAAGCTGACCAGCGGGTTAAGAGCCGGCGCGGTGAGCAGCGGCGCATCAGTGTTCAGGACGCCGATGCCGGCCTCGAAGAAGTTCTCCACGCGGACGCGGTCGAACGCCTGCCGGCACACGTCCTGGGTGACGTCGCACGCGGTGTACTGGATCACGTGCGACCGGAAGCGCCCGCTCGTAGCCGGGTTGTAGAAGACGTCCACCGAGACCTGGTCACCCACGCGGATGGTCCAGCCGTCGCCACCGCCGATCAGCACGTGGTCGGGAGTCGACGTGATCACGCCGTCCTGGATGCACGGGTCCTGCGTGGTGGGCACGAGGTTGCCGGTCTGCGCAGCCAGCTCGAAGCCCGTGACCGGACCCTCCCACAGCAGACCGATCTGCGCTGCGTCGCCGCTGTTCGGGTCGCAGAGCTCAGCGCCCACCGCGTTGTTAACGGTGGACTCATCGGTGGTCGACTTCATGGCAGCGGTCACGGTGAACGCGGCGTGCGCGTCGCGAATGTGCCAGTTGCCGTTGTCGTTGACGTAGTACCCGGCCTCACCTGAGGTGTTCTGGGTGACGCCAATGCTAGCGGTAGCGGCGCTCGCTGCGCTCGCCAGAGCGGCTGAGCCGCCCATGATCGTCACCGCGACGGCAGCCGCGGCGATGACCGACTTGATCCGAGACACTATTTGTCTCTCTCCTTCAGTCGATGATTTTTTGTTCGTGCTGAGCTGATAGTACCATACTAGATGCACGTAAACGTGCTGATGGCGACTTTTCTGCGCAAAAACTTGGCCATTTAGCTCTGACTTTGCCCTGCTGAGCTGTGCTGTACTTCAGTGCGCTGAACTCAACTCCACTTAACTCAGCTCCACGATGACGCACTTGGCTTTGCTATGAATGATGCGAACCAGAGACGCACTACTTGCCAGACTTGACCACGGGAATGCCGGCGGGTGTCCCGACGAAGATGGTGCAGGTCCGGCACTCGGTGGCCAGGTCCTGCAGGCCGAGGAAGTACTGAGCGTACGCACCGTACAGCTCTTGCGCTGCCTTGAGCCGTGCCTGGTTAACGGCCACAGCCTGCTCAGCGGCGATCTGCTGGTTGTACAGCTGCTGGACCGCGGGATCTGACGGCGCAACGCTGCTGATGAGCACAGTCATCTGAGTGCACTTGCTCTCCGAGCTGTTGCTGCCGCAGAAGAACGGCGTGCTGCTCTCCGTCTCCGCAGACAGCTGGGTGTTCAGCTGGGCGCGGTTGGTGTGAGTACCGGTACTGGTGCCGGTGCCTGGTCAGCCGCACCCACGCGGGGAGCGACCGAGCCCTTGGGCGCGGTGCACTCTGTGACGGCCTCACGCTTAGTGCCGCCACCTGACTGCGGGACGCTCGCGTACGTCACCTCACAGACCGGCATCGCCGGGGCGCCCGTGACCACGATCCCGCCGTGACCGTGATTGGCTGAGAAGTCCCACGTGGCCGCGGCTGAGAACTGCGTCACCTCACCCTCAGCGTACGCGAAGTAGTCGCGTCCCCGGCTGTCGATGCACACGACAGCGGTCCCGCTGCTGTTCGTCGGCGGGTACACGCCGTCCGGGTCCATGTTGCTGATGATGACTGACCCGTTGGACGCGTTGGGATCCGGCTGCACGTACTGCGGGTTCGTCAGCTGCGCGGTGTTCGGCACCGCTCCGCCCCGGCTCGGGCACCAGAAGTACGGGTCCGTCCGGCCGTTCTGCCAGAAGAAGCTCGTGGTGTTCAGGCCGAGCACATGAGCAGCCTCGATGGCGTTCAGGTTCTCGCGGTAGATCGAGATGCCCGTGGGGTAGTACGGCGGCTGGACCGTCAGGTAGTGCGTGGAGATCGCACTGGAGTCGTTGTGATCCAGTGCCGTGCCCCCGTTCTGTGACTGACTGCACGCGGTCACCCAGGCGGTTGCCATGACCGCGGCGCCAGCCGCTGCACCGACCCGGCTGAGCCTCTTCTCCCAGTCCCTCATTCCTGTCTCCCTCTCAGCTTCCTGCGCTGCTGTATGTGCTGCTCGGCGAGATGGACCCCGCTAGGCAGTTCTGCGCCACCCAGGGAGCGTCACCAGGCGGCATGATCGTGATCCGGGTGGCGAACTTGCAGGCCTGGTTCACGTCAGCGATGATCTGGCTGCCGTCGACCGATCCGGAGATGGCTTGAACAGCACTCTCCAGCTGGTCGATGTCGGCCTGCTGCGCTCCCGGGCTGTCCTGGTACACGCTGTTCTGCAGGTTGACCTGCTGGTGCCAGAGCCAGGCGTGCAGTGGCCACGCCACGAGGCAGAACACCCCGAACAGACCGATGAGCGTGCAGCCAACGATCGCGACGGGGGCCAGCCAGCGGAAGTTCTCACGGATCACCCGTGCCGGGGTAACGTCAATGTCATCGCTCATTGTGTGCTGATTCACCAGTCACCCAGCGGGATGTCGATGCCACCCAGGTCCAGGTCGATCTCACCCGTGCCCGGCTCGAAGGCGAGATCGGTGCCCGGGATGTCGATGGCCACCTGACCGTCCCACGGGTCGAACCCGATGCCCGGCTCAGCCATGCCCTGGTCGAACGCCAGGTCATATGCCATCAGCGAGCTGAATGGCGTCCGGCACCCGCCGCACATGGGGCGACCCATGGGCACGACGTGACCGCACCGCTGGCAGAACCTGTGATTCTGACCGTACACTGTCATCCTCCTTTGACGGCACCGGCGCTGATGCCGGCAGCCGTTTTAACTGAGATCACGTGGAATCCTCAACTTCATCCAGCGCGGCCGCCAGCTGCCTTACAACGAACATCACCGAGCTGTCGGTGAGCCCGGCGTCTCCCGCGAGCCGGGAGACCACTTCGGCTATCTTCACGTCCCGCCCGCTCATGCCCGGGTTACCCGCCGCGATCAGCTCGCGGCGCAGCTGAACCTGCTGCGCGTACTGCTCAGGTGTGTTCTCCCACTCCGGACTCCACGTGGGAGGTAGGTGACCCGGCTGGTATGAGAATGACCGGTGGCGGCGCTTCACGGCGGGCTCACCGTCCACAGCGCCGCTGTGCCCGCTGCGACGTGGCAGTCTTGGCACTTGTACAAGCCCGCTGGGTCTCGGAGATTCCGGTACCCCTGGGGTGCGCCGCAGACCTCGCAGCCCTGCCCCTTGGGCAGCAGCGCGGTGAGCGTGCCGTAGCACGCAGCGCACGCGCCGGTTCCCCGGACATCAGCGAGGATGGCCGGATGATCAGGCAGTGTGATGACGTTCATCACGCGCTGGCCGCACACGCTGCAGATGTTGTGGCAAACGGGACACGCGCAGCCGGCTGGCTCAGCGCAGTGCAGGTGCATGCTGGCCGCGCACTGCCGGGAGATCACCACGATTCCCACCTCCGCTCAGTTCCTACGTTGTAAACTGTATCACATCTGCCCGCGTGCTGTAAACCCGTCCGCCAGAACGACCGGCGGACGTGGTGCTGGTACGTGTCCCACCAGACGGTGACCGCGTCCTCGCTGAACACCCGGTGATGCTTAGTGCGACCCAGCGTGAGCGTGCCCTCGGGAAACCCAGTCCGGTCACGCCGCCGCCACCACTGCCACACGCACTGCCTGCTGACCGCGCGCCCGCTGAGCCCGGTGATGACGGCAGCCATCCGCGCGTAGCCGTCATCAGCATCACTAATCACGCCAGAGGCCGCCGAGCTGGTGCCCGGCGGCCTCTCGCTGCTCATCACTAGTTAGACCCGGCCAAGATGCGAGCGGTGGCCAGGCGGGCCTTGGCGCCCTCTCCGAAGGTGATCGACTCGTACCGCGCGTTGGCGTTCCGCTGAGGCTTGATGTGGTCCATGTACTCGGTGACCGCGTTCAGCAGGCCCCACCCGTTGTCACGGAATCCCTCGATGGTGGGCGAGTTCTTGAACACGTAGATGATCCCGCTGATCATCTCTTCGCGCCGTGGCCGGCGCTCTGGGATGACCTTCATGAGCACATTCCGCGCCTTGCGCTCACCAACGGGGGTAGCAGCCAGCAGCTCGGCGTGCTCCTGGATGAGCGTGCTGTACTGGCCAGCCCGGAGCAGCGCGTTCTGCGCCTCCAGCAGCTTCTCCCTCATTGAGGAGGTGTGCTGGATCGTGAAGCGGTCCACGTTGTCCCGGCGGACAGCAGCGGTCTGGTTAGTGCACCACACGTTGATGGGGGTGACGAACCCGGCGAGTGATCGGGCGCCGTCATGGCTGCTGGAGAGGAACAAGTACGTCTTCATCGGCACAGAGCCGAGCACCTGGAACTGCTCCTCGAGCAGCATCGTCATGAAGATCTTGGCGCCGCCCTGCTGCGAGCCTGCGTGCGTCCAGCGGCCGAGGCCGCGCTCTACCAGGCCGTCACCGAAGTCGAACGCCTCACGGTTCTGCAGGAGCGCGTAGCGCGACTTCACGCCACCGAGCTCGGCAGCGCCGATGTGATCGTCCGTGTCCTGGCGGTACGTCTCGAACATCTTAGCCGACGTGACCAGCCCGGCGGCGGTCTGGCGCATGTACGGCCGGATGCCGACCTCCCAGTCCAGCCCGGCGCTGCTGAGCATCTGCTGGCAGGTCAGCGCGCTGTCTTCACTGTCTCCGGCAGCGATGCCCTGCCACGGCAAGATCCGGCCGCTGGTGGGCGGGATGACCAGCGTGGGGGCTACTGGCGCGTCAACTGGCGCTGCTGCGCTTGGCTCCACTACTGCGGTATCACTCATCTCTTCCTCCGTTCCTCGGTTCGTGATGCTAACTCTACCACATCATCATCACGATGTAAACCAGATCACCAGCAGCGCGGCAGCCACGCCCACGATGATGGGGATCAGGGCGTCGTGAGGCCACCGCCACCGCACCCGCCGTGAGCACGCAGCCAGACGGTGGTCTCGCTCAAGCTGATGATTTCTACATGGCAGAGCGGCGGCCACTGAGCTCAGTGACCGCCGCCTCAGGTGAGTCACCCCGCAGCACGGAGGTACCCGGCCAGCGCCACGGGCAGTGACGCGTCCATCCCGGTCATGTTGATCACGCCCTCATGCTTGGGATCAGCGACGCTGAACCCGGAAGGCACCATGCTGATGTCCACGAACCGCGCGCCGGGGTTGTACCGCTGGCGGTACTGCTCGAGCGCCTGGAATGGGTGAATGTGCCCGGCCCACGTCGCGTTGTCCGTGAGCAGCGCGAAGCCGTCGACCCGGAGATCGTACTGCATCGCGTACGTCATGGGCAGCGAGAGGTCAGTGCCTCCGCCACTAGCTCGCCACGATGAGATCTCGCGCAGGTTGGTGCGTGGGGTGATCCGTGAGTTCCGGACTGCCGTGTCTACATCAACGACGTGGACGTTCGCGCCTTCAATGCGCTTAATCATCGTAGCGATGGCTGATGCGACGTGATATGCCTGACCCAGGTTAGCACCGGTGAATGACACGTGGCCATACGTCATCGAGCCTGATGAGTCTACCGCGAGGACGAACTTCTTACCTGACGGCTGCACGTGGCCGTGGCTGAGGTCGTACGCGACCTCGAGCGCATCGAGGATCTCCGGGACCGGAGTCCAGGTGGAGCGCTCAGCCTTGGGATTCGGCTGGCTAGTGCCGGCCGCGTAGACCCGCAGCGCGAGGTACACGTCCATCGGGTGAATGCGCCCCCTCGCCAGTGCCTCTGCGCTGGTGAGCCGCCGGATCACCGTAACGTTGGCCGCGGCGAATGGAGCGAGAGTCCCGATGCGGGTCATTCGCGCCAGGTTCCGGATCAGCGCTGTCACGCCGATGGTCTCGGTGAGCGCCTCCCACACCCCCCTGTCTGCGAGGACAGCGGAGGGCAAGAACTCCCAGGGAACGCGCCGGTCGGTAACCACGCGGATCGCCTCAGCCGGAGTCTTCACGGCCTGCGCCGTGATGAAGTTGTCAACCGCCGGCAGCACCCGCGCTGCCTCTGCGTCATCGGCCTTGCCGGCCAGCCACCGGAAGAGCAGCTGCCGCTCGGGCGTGTCGCTCGCCGGGTGCGCCATGCGGATCGCGTCCCGCAGGTCGAACGCCTCGCCGGCCGGAGTCTTCCGCTGGCGGGCCTTGCAGGCCCGGAACGCGACGTCATTGACGTCGCTCGCCGTGAACCACGCAGCGAGCGCCGAGCGGTAGGCGCGACCAGCGACCGGTGACGTCCCACGCGCGGTGGTCTTGCTCTTCAGCAGCTTGCGGTAGCCGAAGAACGCAGCCAGGTGATCGGTGGTCCGCGCGACTTGAGGCAGCGCCGCCTTGACGGCCTGCACAGCAGCTGGGTCACCGAACGCTGATGCGGCAGCCAGCGCGTACAGGCATCCCCGGTTCTTCGGAGCGCGCGGTGGGACTGAGGTTGAAATTTCAACCACGAGCTGCACGAGCTGCGCACCGTGCGACTTGGCTAGCTCGATGACCACGCTCACGTTCTGCTGAGTCAGCTGGTCCTGGCCGAGGTAGTAGCTGCCGCCGGTGGTCCCGAGAATCAAGAAGTCCTCGAGCTGGTTCCACCGGTCCTTCTGGAAGCCGTACCCGCCAGCAGGTCCCTTCACCATGTCGGTGCGTCCCGGAGCTGGCTGGGTCTGCGGCGTGACTGCCGGGTTGAACCCGGCGAGCGCGTCACGACTCGTCATGACGATCATCTCCCATCAGATCGACCCGCCTCACGGCGGATGCTCTCGCATGTAAGTGCTGGCCTGACAGATGCTTGGTGCCGTGCACCGGCGACTGTTGCCGGTCTGGTGCTCTACCCACTGAGCTATCCCAGTCTGATAACAGACCAGGAGCGGGACTCGAACCCACGACTTCCAGATTAAATGAAGGTAACCGGCGCAACTTCGACCCGTCAGGTCACATCAGAAGTATTCAGCCTCCAGAGCGGGCACGGATGTAGTGATGACAACCGGTGTGCCCCCAAGGGCACGTCCCCGTGAGGTGGGGACGGGAGGAGTCGAACCTTCGGTAACCGGTACGTGGTCGACCCATGCCCGCTCTGCGAGCTGAGGCTGGTCCTGGTGGAGATGATGATGCCTGCCGGACGTTTAGCGTGCTGCCGTTACACTATCGGCCAGTGAGCTGGCCGAGCAGGAATCGAACCTGCACTACCTCTTCCCAAAAGAGATAACCGACGTGACTTCGCCCCACCAGACCACCCAAGCCTCCGGCGCAGCCGCGGATGTGATGATCGCAACCGGGTTTACTGGTGCCATACCCAGCCTCCGAAGAGACTGATAAGAATCGAACCTACTGTTTCCTTTTTGCAGAAAGATAACCGGCTGACGTTCGACCCGCGCCCACGCCGCAAACTTGGGGGGTGAAGTCTAATTCAGTTGTACCAGACCGTGACGGGCGTGAGCGGATGAGTTGAGCGCTCACCGGATCACTTTACCGGTAACCGGTGAGCATCGACCCGCTCATGTAAGTAACTCTACCACAGGATGATGTAGGTGGCAACTGGGTTAGACGGTGACCTGCTGGCGCAGATAACCCAGCTGTCTTCGACCCTGTGGGTGACGCTGACGTGGATGCAGCAGTACGTGATCACCGGACATAACTAACGTGATGATAACCGGCGGTCATTCGACCCACGCTTGAGGTCTGGGCACAGATGCGTGAGCGCTTCCCGGTATTTCTTGGCCAGATGTGATCTGATAACCGGTCAGCTTCGACCCGTGCTAGGTTCCGACTCACCAGCGGGATTTGAACCCGCGTGCCGCGCTTTGCAGGCGCGTACCTCGCCTCTCGGTCATGGTGAGATGGAGCAGCGGCGCGGTGCGCATGCGAGTTCACAGCCACGTCGCTGCTGCGTGGACGCAGCGGGAATCGAACCCGCCTCGCGCGCCGTGGCAACCAGCCACCTTACGCCCAAGTTCCGCAGCCGCCGTACTTCCGCCCGGAGTCGAACCGGGCACCCATCCTTCGGAGGGACGAGGGTACTGTCCGTTACCGGAAGCGTGGTCCGCTCTCCGAGCCGACGGATTCAACCTCGGAGAGCGGAGCTTGTGCAGGTCACCATCTGCGAGCCAGATCCCCGGGTCGAACGGGGGCTGCCGAGGCGGCTGATTTACAGTCAGCTGGGCGATCCGTCGCCCACATCTGGCGTGCGGTCTCGTGGGTTATGCCCGCACCAGCGACTCACCAGAGAGCTAGACGCGTCATCTCTCTGGCAGTATCGGCTGTCCTAGGCACTAGGCTACGAGACTCGAGCCCCGAGGGTCGTGCGGGATTCGAACCCGCTAATAACTGCGTCACAGGCAGCTTCCTCAACCACTTGGATCACGACCCGGTGCGTAGTGAGGGGCTCGAACCCCCGGCCTGCTGGGTGTGGACCAGCTGCTCTTCCGCTGAGCTAACCACGCTTGGTACCGCTGGAACGGACTTGAACCGTCATCTCTGTGGAGCCCGCTTACTGCCAGGTAACCGGTAACTGGCAGCAGCGTGAACTCGAGCGTGTTACCTTTACACTACCAACGGTATGATGCAGGGAACGGGATTACTTTCCCCACTCAAAGCTGGGAACCCCGCCACCTTCATGCCTAAGACTGGCAAACTTCCTGAACTCTGTGATAGCTGCTGCTGCTGTAGGCGTCGACCGGACTGCAACCAGACCCTGATAACTTGTCGAACACCCAAACGACCAGATCCTGCGAATACGGACTGGAATTAGTCGATAGCTACAGATGACTATTATTAGAAATAGCCTTATCATCTCTATTTCTCTATTCCTAGAAAACAGTGGGCTGCAGGGAGGACTTGAACCTCCACTCCTGGCTTAATGGCCAGCATGCATCACCTGCGCCGGCCTCGCGAATGCCGGCCGCCGGAATAGGACCAGGCGGGCGCCCACTTGGATCCCTTTACACCACCGCAGCGTGTTCCCACCCAGAATCGAACTGAGGCCTCCGGGTTCGTAGCCCGGTATGATATCCGTTTCACCATGGGAACCGTGGCAATTGTGCGGTCTCAACCTCTCCCACCCGTGATGGCTGAGCGCGTGGACTTGCGGCTGGCTGCTCCGGGTATGCACTTGCACCACGCTGGAGTTGTCTAGAATCCCTCTGCACAACTGCGTGCCCGAAGCTGGGATCGAACCAGCGACCTCCGCCGTGTCGGGGCGGTGCTCTTCCGCTGAGCCACTCGAGCAAAATGATGCGCGACAACGGTATGCAGGCACGGCTGCCGCGCATCGCGCTGACGACGAGAGTTGAACTCGCCCTAGCACCTTGACGGGGTGCCGTGCACACCGATACACTACGCCAGCTCGGCAGGTGGCAGCCTGAGGCCACCCGCTCCGGTCCAGGGAGTCGAACCCCGAATGTCCGAGTTAACAGCTCGGCGCCTTGCCGTTTGGCCAGACCGGAATGAGTGACGGCTGGCCAAGTGGCCACACGAAACCAGCCGTCCCCGTGGCAGAGCCGGGATTTGAACCCGGGACCTGTGGATTATGAGCCCACCGAGCTACCGAACTGCTCCACTCCGCTGCAGCCCCACGGAGAGTCGAACTCCGTTCCGGCGGGTGAAAACCGCCGATCCTAACCCATAGACGATGGGGCCGTTGATCACCTAACGATGCGCAGGCGGGACTCGAACCCGCATCACCCGGGTTATGAGCCCGGCATGTTGCCGTTACACTACCGCGCGTGCTCCCACCCGGATTCGAACCGGGAATCTCCTGCTTGAGGGGCAGGCAACTTAACCGCTTTGTCCATAGGAGCTCACGGAGACTACTGTTAACAATTATACCACATCTTACTGGGTGCGCCAACCGAGATTCGGACTCGGGCCTGCGACTTAGGAGGTCGCCGTGCTATCCGCTGCACTATCAGCGCGCATAAGTACTTCGCTTAACTTTACTCTGCTGGACTAAGCACCGCTTAACTCCACTTAGCTTCGCAAGGTGCGCCACCCCGGACTCGAACCGGGAACCAACCGCTTAGAAGACGGCAGCGCTGTCCGATTGCGCCAGTGGCACGCTGAGCTAAGGTTACAACTAAGCTAATCTCGGCTTTCCTAATCTTTGCTCTCGTCAGCTGAGCTGCGGTAAGCTGCTCTTTGGTGCGCTGGGACCTGAGCTTTTCGCTGCTATGCTCCATCGCACTGAGCTGAGGTATGCCGCGCTGCGCTGAGATTAGCACTGCTTCACTGATACCAGCTAGTCTGAGCTCAGCTCTTTCTGAGCGTGCCCCGCCGGGGACTCGAACCCCGAACTGTCGGATTAAAAGTCCGCCGCTCTGCCGTTGCGCTAGCGGGGCCGGTCACGCCTGCTGTATTCGCGCGACCACCTGTTTACCGGGCATCTGACCTCCTGTGTCGGCCGGCTGGGACTTGAACCCAGGACCGGCGGATTATGAGTCCGCTGCTCTGAACCGGCTGAGCTACCGGCCGCGTAGCGAGAGTGGGCACCGAACCCACGCCCTCTCGGTTATGAGCCGAGCGCTCTGCCGCTGAGCTATCTCGCCATGGTTGCACGCCTGGGAGTCGAACCCAGCACACCCCGCTTATCAGACGGGATCCACCAACCAGATGACCGCGTGCAGTGAGTGCTGACGACCAGATTCCCGATTCTCCACCGGACCTTCTGGCTCAGTGATGATGCCCTCACCCGGGATCTCGCGCCGCCAGCGTGCTAATTTCTTGATCGTATCTGCTACACCACGTCGCACAGCGGAGAATGGAGGTCCTGACCCTCAGCGCCTCGCGACGCCGCTTCGCTTTCAAGGCGAGCTCGAGCTCCCGCTCAATTCACTCTCCAGTGACTGATCTGCGCTATACTTCACTACGCACTGCTTCTGTTCGCTGTACTCAGCTCTGTTAGACCATGCTCGCCTAAACCCTACCTGCGAGCTGGCTGGCACCCGCACCATTGACCAGCTAGGTTCCCTAGGCCGCCAGCTTCGCGGTGAGAGCTCACGCGAAAGGTGGTTAGGCCGCGGAGAGCGGAGAGCACGATTCCCAGCGCCAACTGACGCCACATCGCTTTCGAGGCGAGCCCGCGCGCCCGCGCGGTTCACTCTCCATGTGAATTACCTGACCGTGAAGCCGCGGAAGACGGAGAGCACGATTCCCAGCGCCAGTTGACGCCCACGCGGGTTCCAGCCGGTGCCTGCCGCCTGGCAGGTTCATCTTCCATTAAGCTCGCGCGCCGCACTCAGCGGGATTTTATCAACGTGGGGACGCCACATACTGATGATCACCATACGCTCCAGAGGACGGGGTGGAGTACGACCAGAGCGACTTAGAGCGCGGCGCGCGGGCGCGGAGAGCGGAGAACATGATTCCCACGGCCTTCCGACCGCTCACTCGGTAGCAACGAGGACCGGCGCGCCTGTCCGGTTCACTCTCCTTGCGTGACGACCGTCGGACTCGAACCGACACATCCACGGGTCTGAGCCGTGTGCCTCCTGCCAGATTGGGCTAGGCCGTCATGTCTTCGTTTAAAACCCCACGTTTCTGTAAGCATATGGCAGTTTGCGCACAAAATTCGCAGATTATCCAGTACATTGTTCGTTCGATCACCATCGATGTGATCGAGCTGCAATGGTGGCGGCTGCCCACGCCATTCAGTTAGCTCACATTCTTCACATTTAGCTTCTTTAAAATCAGAGGCAATCAACCGCCGATAGCCAAATGGCGTGGAGTTTTTCGTCATTCTTGGCAGCAAATCAGATCGTGCTTGTTCCACGCTTTTTACTCGGCCAAGCATCCATGCTTGACCAGTAAAGTGACTAATGTCAACGTCAAGTCGTTTGATGTGCCTACGCATCATTACGTAAGTACTACCGGCTAGCTTGAGATTCAGCTTCCTACATACCTCAGCGAGTGTGCTAGATGATGATATTGCTGAGATCAAATCTTCATCCACCCATACACGCTGTCTGGTCATGAGTGACTAACGGGGTTCGAACCCGCGACCTCCTACTTGGCAAGCAGGTGCTCTAACCAACTGAGCTACAGTCACACTGCGAGCACCAGCGCAGCTACGAAACTATGCGCACCTCATCTGCACTCTGCGCTGGTGACTCGGGTGAGGCGAATGTGATGATGATCACCGGCGTTAGAGGTGGGGTTCGAACCCACGTCCTCCGCCTTGCGGCGGCGCTCTACCACTGAGCTACTCCCGAAATTTTGGCTCGGGATAACCGGTAAGTCTTCGACTCGCCATCGAGCGGCTAACCGGGATCGAACCGGCGACATCCACCTTGGGAAGGTGGCGCTCTGCCTGCTGAGCTATAACCGCGGGAGGGGTGGCTGGAGTTCAATGTCCAGCCTTTGAGCCCCGAGTGGGAATCGGACCCACGACCTCCGCCTTACCATGGCGGTGCGCTGCCACTGAGCTAAAGAGGCGTGATTACGGGGCCGAATGTGCTGGTTGAGCTCGCGCTTGCGCAGCCGCAGCTTGCTGTCGTGCCCGCTGCCGTGCTTACCCGACTTCATCGGCCGGTGATTCCGGCGCTGCCGGTGACGCTCTGTGGTATTCCCGCGGCGAGGCACCGTGCCAGCGTACCACACTTGCGTTCCCGGGGCTGGACTCGAACCCGCATCTTCGGCGTTCAAAGCGCCGCATCCTGCCCTTAGACGACCCGGGAGCAGTAAAGTATGAGCGTACGGCGGCGAATCCCGCTGTGGCTAGTTTAATTTTTTAGCGACGATTGCTGTGAACGTAACCGTACGTCGCACGAGACGCGTTTAGCCGTACAATGCCTGATCTCGCTCTTATTAAGCTTGCCGTACGCTGTGAGCCCCCGCTCGGTGTCGAGCCGAGCGATCTTCCCTTACAGGGGGACGACGGTCGCCGGACCCAGGGGCGGAGCGTGTGAGCGGGAGATCACACGGGTGGTGCATACTCAACCCAGAGCATGCGCGCTGGCTCCCTGACACAGGCTCACCGCTTACTGCGCAGCCAGCTTCCCGGCCAGTCATGTGAGCTTCCGCTTTCTGGTGACAGCAGCGCACGATTTGTCAGCAGCAACTGCCACCTAGCTGCTGGTTTGTCGCGCCTAATAACAGCTCTGTGAGCTGGCGAAAGGTCTACGTGTTCCCGGCGAGATTCGAACTCGCACTGCCGGCGACCTCAACGCCGTGCCTCCTGCCGTTGGGCTACGAGAACATAGGTTTACCCGAGCCTCAACTGGGAATCGGACCCAGGTCACCGCGCTACGAGTGCGGTGATCTGCCACTGAGCTAAAGAGGCGTAACTGGCGCCCACGCGGATCGGAGGTGAGCGAGACGACGGTCACAGCAGTGAGCGCCAGAGCTACCGGAGCAGGAGTCGAACCTGCGTGGCCATGGTTCAGAGCCATGATGGGATGCCGGCAACCCACCCGGTAGAGAGCAGCGGCTCGGGGGGAGAGCCGCTGCCTCGCCTGCGATCGGTGACCCCCAGTCTGATCGCGGCAAGTACCCGAGGCGGGAATTGAACCCGCACACCACTAGGGCAGCAGGGTTTGAGCCTGCCATGTCTGCCATTCCACCACTCGGGTATGTAATTCGGTGCGCCGCGAGGGGATCGAACCCCCGACCGTTGGATTAAGAGTCCACTGCTCTTCCGCTGAGCTAGCGGCGCGTAAGAGCGGATACGGGGAATCGGACCCCGGTTGGATGCTTGGAAGGCACCTGCTCTGCCACTGAGCTACATCCGCAAGTCCCGGGGCCGCGTCGTGCCAGAGCCTGAATTTCGCCGAGACCTGCAGGTACTCGGCTCACAGGGTGACGACACCGTACCCCGGGAAGCGTGCGATCTGGTCCATGCACGAACCAGACTTACCGAGTGGAGCGCTACTCACCCGGCCAGATTAAACTCAGCAGCTAACCTTGGCACGCTTACGTGGCACCCGCCGGTATCGAGCCGGCCTCTCAAGCTCTTCAGGCATGCGCTAATCCGTCTCAGCTAGAGTGCCATCGCCCACCAGTGCCGCTTATTAGTTAAACACTGGTGGGGAAGCGGTGAGCGGGACTGGCTTCCCGCACGTCTCGTCCCAGAGTTGCCGGTAAGTCGAGACGCCTGCGCGTTCGGGGGCTACCCCACGTCAGTTGCGGTCGCTAGCCGCGCCTCCGGTAAGTTACCTCTCGGCCTGCCGTCGCGCTGCCGTTATCCCCCAGCCTGGGCGTAGGGATTATTCCGGCATCACCTCTGCGGGCAGCTAACCCGCATCGTCGGAACACAGGGACTCGAACCCCATCTCCCAGCTCCCAAAGCTGGCGCGCTGACCCTTACGCGATGCTCCGGTGATGAGAGACCCAGCGCATGTGCGCTCGGCCTTCAGGTGTGTTGTACCGTTCTTTTAGTGCCGCTCTGATCTTTTCTTTTCGATCGGCTGGTACGGTTGAACCGACTTGCAAAGCACGTGATTCATCAGTTGATTTCCGCTGATGACACACTTTACAGAGTGCTTGACATTTAGCTAGCTCAGCATCACGCCGTTCTGCGCTCCAACTCCAGATTACGTGTGAGATCTTAGTTGCCGGATCAATGTGATCTAGCTCAAGTTTATCAGTGGCACCACAGTGCGCGCATATTTTACCTGCGAACCACGCTGCCCGGAGTTGTGCGCGTCGTTCACGTTGATATTGGCGTCGTTGTTCACCGTAGTAAACCACGTCGGAATGGGCGGACTTGAACCGCCGGCCCCCGCGTCCCGAACGCGGTGCGCTAACCAAGCTGCGCTACATTCCGCCCTGTTTTTAAACTTGCGTCGGAAACCCGGGAGTCGGACCCGGTGTTACCTGGCCCCCAGCCAGGTGGATTAACCGTCTTCCTCGTTTCCGCTGAACCTGCTGGTTTGCCGCCGGAGACACCCGGCCTTCGGTATCACCCCCGCTGAGGTACCCGTCACGGCCCTCTACACATGCCGGCAGACTTGCCATCTCCCAGGTGGAGCAGGCGGGATTTGAACCCGCGACCTACTGCATGCCATGCAGTTGCGCTACCAAGCTGCGCTACAGCCCCAGAGTGCCGGCCTCTGCCGCTGAGGTACTCATCACCAGCGCGCCCCTCGCCGTGCTGATGTCCCGCCATGCGTACTAATCAGCACTAAAGGTGATCACGCCGTCTCAAGTGATGAGACGGGACTCGAACCCGTGACTTCCGGCCGTGGACAGCCGGGGACTTGAACCCCGAACCTTCTCCGTGCAAGGGAGTCGCTCTACCGTTAGAGCTAGCCGCCCATGTTCCCCCTGGGCACCAAGCAGGATTGCGCAGGGGTGCCCAGGTGGATGTGAGGTCCTACCGCGTCCCGGTGACGTCTCGCGCCTGGGATGGCCGGCAACTTTCGGACCAGTCGGTGCCGGCGCTTCCGCTGCAGACGGTCGCCGGTCACCTGCGCGCTTTTGCCCGTCGGCTTCGCCGCCGCGCGCTATGGCTGCGCCCGCTATTATGACTCCCGCAGGATGGGTCGTGGACCGGCCGGGACTCGAACCCGGGTCACCGCGCTGCGAACGCGATGCACTACCGCTATGCTACCAGCCCGTGTAACGCACGGCCGGGAGGATTCGAACCCCCATAAGTGGCTTTGGAGACCACTGTCCTACCGTTGGACGACGTCCGCTTGTGTGGACAGGTCGGCGCAGGCCCGGTATCTGACCTGCGCCGCCCGTCACGATGGCTTCACTATGGAGTTCTCAAATCTCCCAAGGGAGGCTACTCCGGCCACGTGCGGGCGGAGGGAGCCGAGGCTCCGGTCGTGCTGTGTTACGTTACCTACTATACCACCGTTGCCGGCGGGCCAAACTGATTTTACCGGCTGAGGCTCTCGGTGCCAGTGTCTCCCCGCTGCGGGGCCAGGCATGAGTGCTCGACCGTACTGCGAGATACCCAGGTGAGGCTGTACGCACAGCACGTGAGTCTGGAGATGATCAGTCTCCCTGCAGCCCGCGCGCGGGTCGCTCACCGTAGAACCGCCAGGCCTCGTCGGCTTCCTGCTGGCGCTCGCTCAGCGTGAGTGCTGAGCGCTGGGCGCACGCCCTCATCTGGGTACCTCGCTATGGAGTTGTTGCCGTGACCGGCAGGCAGACAGCCCTGTGAGGAGTTACAGCTGCCTGCCGGTCACTGCGCGTCAACCTGGCCGAGAGGCTCCGGACCTTCGCCCCATCCCTGCCCCGGCGGGCTAACGATAGAAACTCTATCACAAGTCACTGGGCTTGTAAACCGTCTTTCACGCGTCAGCTCAGCGATGTGATGATTCCGCTGGTGAGGGAGCTGATGTCGTTGAGGTCGTGCTCCGCCGGGTGACGAGCGCGGCCAAGCCGCTGACCGCGGCCGGGATCGGCACCCACGCCGCGCCCTCGATGGGCGCGGGCACCGCGCGGCCGCTGAAGGCATACGTGCTCAGCACCCAGAGCACGACGCCCGTGACGGCGCCCGCGATGGCGCTGTAGCCGGGCGCGCTCACGCCCGGCACGGTGACGCTCACCCTGGTGATCGTTCTTGCGCCAACCGCGCCCGGGCCTGTGTGACGTGATAAGACGCGCAGCCCCGCAGCTCTTGGGCCCCGTGCGTGTCTCGGAACGCTGCGCTGTTGATGACGACGGCGACCTGCCCCGGCTTAGCGTCGGCCCCGGTGCTCAGCTGCGCTAGGTCAACCAGCCGGTCCAGGACCTCCGGTCGCCACGTGGGTCCCTTCGCCGGGCTCCGGTCATACTCCCACCCTGGGTAGCGCTTGTTGTCTGCGCCAGTAGTGAGAGTCTCGGGAACCACCAGTGCGTCAGGAGGCGGCACGTGCTGGCGCGCCAGCAGCTCCCGCTCCCACTCAGGCAGCTCAGCCGCCTCATCGCTGAAGTCCGCGCTGCGCTGGTGATCTAGCTCAGCTGGCTCTTCCGGATCGTCATCAGGATGCATCAGCAGCTCAGCATCGAGCAGGTCACTGATCTCCTCGTCACTCACTTCGATCCTCTCCTCTTCCTCGGACTCTGGCGCAGCCGGCGGCAGCACCCGGGTCTGCGCGTCTCGGACCGCCAGCCCGAACTGCTCAGCGATGCCCAGCCGCCGAGCAGCCGCCTTCCAGTCAGGTGAGACATCGATGAGATGGCTGCCGTCAGGCAGCACTTGACCCTGCAGGCTGCCCGGGTTCCCGTCCAGCGACTCGCGCGCCCAGCTCGTGATCCACAGCGCCGGGTGAACTGACGTTCCCTTGCCCCAGTACTGGTGCATGCCCTTGATGTGCCGCAGCGAGCCGCACACCCAGTCATCTGGGAATCCCATGATGCGCGCGGTCTCACGGTGCGTGTACGGTCTGTTGTCTGGGTGCCGGACCTGGTACGGGCCGTGACCGGTGATGACGCGGCCGGGCTGGTCCCACGGCCAGTACCGCGTCTGGCCGTAGCCTCCCGTCTCGAGACCGCGGTCAATGAGGTGCTTGGCCCGCGAGAGGTGCCGCGTGTGGCTGGCGTGCGACTGGTAATCATATTCTTCCGGCAGCTCACCAAACTCATTGTAGTACTTCTGCAGCATCTCGGACTCGCGGTCACCCGGCTCCCACCGCACGTGATCGCGCTGCAGCGCCGAGAGGCGCTGCATGTTCGGGACCGGAATGACGCTGTGCCCGTCCACCAGCCCGTCAGGTGAGCGCAGCTGGTGCGACCACCACGTCGGCGGCGCCTGGTACCGCTGCGCATCCCACGATGCGGGAAGTGAGCGCAGGTCACTGATGGCGTCTCCCACGGTGGGCAGCCACGTGTGCTCGAACCTCTCGACGCCAAACGGGACCAGGCTGTTCACGAGAAAGTACCGACGCCGCAGCGTGCAGCCGCCTACCGAGTAGTTGTCTTGAATGACGTGGGTGGTCCGGTACGCCAGCCCGGACTCGCGGCGCAGGGTAGCCGACAGCTCTTGCATCAGCGGCAGGCCCTTGCTGAACGCCTGCGCCACAGACTCCATGATGACAATATGAGGCCGCACCCTCGCCGCGTAGTGGTGCAGGTCCCACATGCAGTCATTGATCTTGGAGTCGATGCCGTACGCACCCGTCCCGGCGCTGAAGTTCGAGAATCCCGAGCACGGCGGGTTCCCGAACACCACGTGGGCACGGATGGGCTCCCACTCAGCAGGCGCGCACGCTTGGGTCTGCCAGTCATCACCGAGCAGCGCTCGGTTGGCCTCCATGAGCAGGCCACCGAAGTTCTTCGGGTTCTCCTGCTTACCGATGAGCTTAAAGCCCGCCAGCGTGGCACCGCAAGCGAAGCCTCCGGCGAATCCCTGGCAGTCCAGGAAGGTGTAGGTCACGACTCTATCATACCACGATCGAAAACTTATTTGAATTCTGGCGGCACATGAATTCTGGGCACGCTGATCTCACCACCAGGCCACACGATGCGGCTGATGTACCCGGCTACGATCTTCTGGCAGCCCGGACACGGCTGGTCACTCACGTACATCACGCAGTCAGCGCTCAGCTGCGCCCTCCCAGCGTCGAGCAGGCAGTTCAGCTCGGCGTGAGTGGCGATGCAGGCGCCCTCTCCCGTGTCGTACGCGCTGTCCGGCAGGACCGCCAGGTGACACGGCCACGCGTTGCCACAGGCACACTGCGTGGCCGTCGACGCGTCCAAGCGCTGGGCGCGAGCCAACTCGAAGTGCCGTCCCCGGGGGCACGCTCCCTGCAGGCAGCTCTTAGCTCCCGGCGGCGCGCCGTTGTACCCGGCCCACACCTGCCGGCTGCGCCGGCTCACGATGACCGCGCCGATCCGCCGGCGGGTGCACTCGCCGCGGGTAGCCACCGCGGCAGCCAGTCCCAGCCCCCACTCGTCCCACGATGGGCGCGTCAGCGGGTTAAACGCGCTCATTCGTCGCCTCGACCGCACAACGACGCCGATGTCACCTGCGGAACGCTCACGCCCGGCCGCCAGATAACCAGGTCATCACGCGACAGCCAGCCCAGCCAGACCCGGCACATGTCGCACACCAGCGGCGTGCTGCTGTCTGCCGAGCGCCGCCGGCCGAGCCGGACGGCGCCGGGCTTGTCCAGCTCGCGCTTGCACTCCGGGCACTTAGTCGCGGCCGCATCATAGCCGTGCAGCTGGCGGGCGCGGTTGCGCTCTTGCTTCTCGCGGTAGCGCAGCTCCCACTCATCATCGGTCACATCGAGGTAAGTGAGCATGTTCGCCAAGAAGTGCGCGGTGTCCACGAGCTCACCCACCATCGCGTCACGGTTGATAACGCCGCGGTTCTGCGCCCAGTCCTTCCACTGGATCTCGCCGAACGCCTCAGCGAGCTCGATGATCAGCGCAAAGCCCTGGTGAACCATGTTGTCCGCGCGCTGCGCACCTGTCTGAGGCTGGCTGAAGTCCACGCCGTAAGCGGTCTCTTGCAGCTCACGGGTCGACTCGAGCCAGCGCCAGCCGTCGGTACTACTCACTCACGCTCATCCCCATCAGCTGCTGATTGAACATCATCGAGCCACTCGATGATGTAGTTGACGTCATCAGTTATGCCCGCTACCCGGTCCCACGCCGCACGGACATCAGGAGGAGTCTCGTCCGGCAGGTCTTCGGTTTTGATCCCGTAACCGATGATGGCGTCGGCAACACTGCCCTCGTAGTCCACCTTGGCCGCCAGATCAGCAGCGCTCTCGTACTTCTCACTCATCTCAGCTTCAGCCTCTCCTCGATGCTAGACTCTATCTCACGCAGTTCCCACCGCCGAGCCAGCAGCCGCCGCTGCGCCGTCACGAGCCACTCCCACGTGGCCGGGCTGGTGCTCGCGGCGTGGGCACGCACCTGCAGCTCAGCTGGGCTCTGGGGCCGCAGCCAGCTCGCGAGGTGCAGGTCCTCATCAGCCCAGTCATCTCGGGCTGACCAGAGACCCACTCCTACTTGCCTCGTGCCCGGCACCTGCCGGGTGGCCGGGATCACCCAGCCCTGCGCGTCCACCGGCGGCAGCATGAATGCGACGGCGCGCGCCGCGAACGCTTGCCACGGCTTAGCGGTGCACCACTTCATCCCGTCTGCGCCCGCGGGAGTCGGCGGGAGAACAACCGTCGTCCGCAGCGATCCCAAGAGCTGAGCAAAGTCGTGAGGGGTGTTGGCTGCTATATTAGCGCCAGCGGGCAGGTCAGCCAGTGACCGGTCATCCCACTTCCCGTAGATGGGCGCGCTCGGGAAGCTGCTCAGCACCCAGTCAGCGATCATCGCGCTGCGCCGGAAGTCGCGGCGTGGCAGGTACGCAGCCGTGGACACCACACCGATGGGATGCCGGTCAGCAAATGCCTCGCCGGGCCAGCTCTCCCAGTCATCGGGCAGCATCTGCATGTCCAGGCCTGACTGCCGGTAGTGGTGCTGAACTCGCCACGTGCCGCCGTCGATGCGGGCATCCATGCCGAGGTGATCTGGCCGCCGGCCATCTCGCCAGCGCTCGTGAACGCCGTTGAGCACGCAGCCGTACTGCGCCAAGACGGGCTCAAACTCGTCCAGTCCCGTGGGCCACTTGACGTCGCGGCCGTTCATGTAGTTCCGCGGGTCCGGGCAGAGCCACGCCATGCGGCCCGTCTCGCCGTCATGCGCGTCCATGAGCGCGTTGAGAGCTCGGACCGCGTACCCGCCGTAGTTGAATGCCCAGACGTACGGGCGCACCCGGGCGTCTCTCGCTTGGTCATCCCAAGTGCGCCCGACCTTGGGAATGAAGTTATGGCTGGTGCCGTGCTGTCCCAGGTGGAACACCGCACCGTCCAAGCTGGGAGCCAGCTGCGCGAGGTGCTCCTCATACTCGGTCGCACTCTTGGAGCGCCCACAGCACAGCAGCCGGTACGTGTACTCGGTCACAGGAGTCTTGCAGTGATTGCACATGTGCCCACCGCCACCCGGAACCACGCCCCACGCTGACTTCGGCGTGCTCTCGTCCCAGTACCGCACGATGTTCGGGTAGCGCGGGTCAGGAGTACCCGATGACTTCCCGATAACGTGCCACTCTATGGCCGGGTTCCGCTCGGCGAGCCGGTACAGCAGGTTGGTAGCCTCCGCCTCACCCGACATCTTCCACTTGCTCTGGTCAAATATGACGATGCGGCCGAGCTTACCGTAAGCGATCCGGAGCATTACGTCCTCAGCTCACTCATCCACTCGGCCGCGCGCGTCACCAGCACCTCGTCCAGCGGCACCTCGTGCAGCGGTGCAGACGCCAGCAGTGACAGCACCCCGATCTCTTCAACGCCGGGCGTGATGCCCAGCAGCTCGCGGGCGTGCTGGTACAGCACGCGCCCGGTCGCCCACGGCGTGAAGTCACCGTGCCGTGCCCAGTCCCATCGGACGCGCAGACCGGCGAGGAACTTAGCGGCGTCGTACCGGTAGTCACCCCAGAGCGTGCCGAAGGCGCCGTCGAATGAGTCGCGCCAGTCGATAAACCGCCAGTCTTGCCCGTCGAAGATCATGTTCCCGAGATTGAAGTCACCGTGAAACCGTGATGGAAGCGGGTGATTGATCACATCATCCCAGCGGATCTGCTGGGCAACGTCACTAGCCAGTGACCGGACCGGCTGGCGCAGCATGCTCACCCGGGTCAAGGTCTTAAGATGGTAGAAATTGCTGCACGCGGCGCGCGCAGCAGCCGGATCTACCTTGACTGGCCGTGAGATCGCCGCGAACTGTGGAGATGACAGCAGCGCGGTGAGATCATCAGCGCTCTTAACCGCGTCATAGCCGATGATACCGGGGACATACCGCAGCCCAAGCATTGAGTTGCGCTGCGCCTCGATGGCAGAGACGCTGGTGCCGAACTCAGTGAGCCAGCGCTGCCGCTGAGCGGTGCGCAGCGCCGCTGCGCTGTCTGCCCACCACTTAACGACGCGCCCGCTGCTGGGCAGCACCCACGTGGCCTCTTGACTCTTCGACCAGTCATACCCGTCACGGAGGATGACAGCGCGCCGGTACGCCATCATGTCACCCGTGTCCAGCCACCCGATGCGGCGACCGCGCAGCCGTCCTCGCTCAGCGAGCGCAGCCAGCCCGGCCGGGTCCCGCAGCTCGCCGTTCAGCAGCTGCCCCGCCTCGATGCCGCGCCAGAACGCCGCCAGATCAGTGACGGCAATGTGCGCGAGGCCCGTGTACGCCCGCGTTGCTCCCAACTCACCCGAGCTCTTGTCGATCACCGCGCTGACGCGGTCACCCGTCACAGCCAGCCGGCACCAGCGCTCAGGAGCACTGCCCGCCGGAATAGGCGCGTGGGCAGCCCACGACTCGAGATCAGCGTGCCACAGCGTCGGGTCACGGTCCCAGAGCGTGTCGCACGACGTGACTACGAGGCTGCGCCCGCCGATCGCCTCACGCGCCGCCAGCAGCGAGGCACCGGGACCGCCACCGGGTTCTGACCAGCCCGGCACGTGAACCCACGTTACCGGCGTCCCAGGATGCGCCAGCGCCATGTAATCCCGCAGCTGGCCAGAGCGGTACCCGGTGCAGATGATGAGCTCAGCATCAGGCGGGCCGAGCTCGATGAGGTGAGTGAGAATCGCCTTCTGGCTCAACGGCAAGAGCGCCTTGTGCAGGCTCTCTCCCACCCGGCCCATCCGGCTGCCACGGCCAGCGGCGAGGATGACGAAAGCTGAGTTACTCATCATGACCGCCCGTAATCATCCGCTAGCCGGATCACATCATCCGGGTGGTACGTGGAGATCTCAAGGTACTCCAGCGGCCCGGTAACGCGGTGCGTTACGCTCGGAGGGACGTGAATCACCGGCAGGTCTACCACCGTCAGCTCTCCGCCGAGCACCGCGAGCTCGACGAAGCCGCGCTCTTGGATCTCTGGCGGGTCATCCGGGCCGAGGATAATGATGACCTCGTCCTTGCTCTCGTGAACCTGCAGTGACGTCCGCGCGTTACTCCGGACGACCAGCCGCTTAACGGTAAAGTTCAGGACGGGCAGTGACAGCTCTTGCTCGGTGCCCCACGGCTTCTGGTGAACAGTTACGCCCCAGGGCAGCTCACCGAGGGCACTGATGAGCTTACCCGTCGAATACTTGCGCTGCGGCAGCGATGCATCATCACTCACCCACGCGCCACAGTCACCTTGGGGTGGCATCGGCGCAGGTGACTCAGCCGGCTGCGATGGCATCACTGACCTCCTGCCTCACGTACTGCTCTGCTCGCGGGTACCACTCGGCCTGCTGGAGGTCCGGCAGCAGCTCGGCCCAGATGTACCGCAGCCCGCAGCGGGCGCGCTCGAACCGGGTGCCGCGCGAGCCGGCGCCGAACCAGCGCAGCCAGCGCTGCGACTCGTACCCGGACTTAAGCAGCTCGCTGGCCACATCCGGCCCGGCGGCGCGCAGCCACGCATCTGTCTCGATGACTCCGAACTCAGGCGCCACGTTCATCGCGTCGACCGCTGATGAATACTTACCGCGGTCGCAGAAGTCAGTGTTGTGCGCGACCGTCTTAACGCCCAGGGCGTGATACATCAGGGTGACGTGCCGGGCCTCGGGAACCGAGAGCAGCTCTCCGCACTGCCTGTCTGCGTGAACGTGCCCGCCGAGCGCGGTAACGCAGTGAGACGGGTGCGCGCCTGCCGCCAGCGTCGCGGCCAGCAAGACGAACAGCCACGCTTGGCTGTCCCGCTCTCCGCCGATCTGGATGCTGGTGACGCCACTGGTCGCGTAGCGGTTGACGAGCCGCTGCAGCTCCTTTACCTGATCATCACGAGGCAGCGTGGACACGTCCAGGTGCAGCCCGTCGAAGCCAGCACGCTCGTCCTCATCGAGCTCTCGGACCCAGTTGTCGTGGGGATCACCGTTCTGGTACGGTCCGCCGTGATCTCGGATGATCTTCACCGTGGGATTGATGTCTTGAACAGTCTTTACGAGATCGCGCTGCGTCAAGCCGGTGTAGCCGCCACCGGCATTGACCTGCCGCCGGCTCGCGATGATCTGCGCCACACCCAGCTTCGCGGCCTCCTCGACCACGATGCGACTCGTGGCTCCTACGCACAGTTCCACTGGCTCATCTCCCTTCCTCTCTCATCTTACACCTGGTGATCGGCCCTGTCCAGGGCTGGCCAGCAGGTTCTCGCCGATGAAGTCAAGCGCCAGCGCGACCGCGCGGCGCCCACCCGGCGCGCTGGTGACCCCGTCCGCTGCCCGGGCCGTCTCGGGCCACGCGTCAGCTGGCGCGATCCCGAACCCGACCTGGTGCATGACAGATGCATCATGATACCCGTCGCCAATATATACGCACGTCATGAGGTCTGAGCCGGTAATGGCTCGGATAACGCTGACGCGGGCAGCTGACTCGGCTGGTGCCTCCGTCAGGGGCACTCCCCAGCTCTCTAGCCGCGCGATCGTAGGCGGGCAGAGGTCGCTGGTGACTGCTGTGACGTCGAACATGCCCCACCAGCGCATCAGCGCCGCGAAGTCATCGAGGCCGAACACCTTGACGGGCTTACTGCCTGACTCGTCCATCACCTGGTAGCCGGGTGTGAGGCAGCCGTCCACATCGATCACGACATGCCGCGCGCCGCCGATGTCCGCGAGGCGCGCGGCGCGCGCGGCGCCGCGGAGCGTGACGGTCACGTCAGGATCCGAGCGGTACCGGCTCATCAGAACGGCAGGTCATCGTCACCCATGCCGGGAGGCGGGGGCGGCGTGGGCGATGGTGCTGGTGAGGGCACAGTCACCGGTACCTGCGGGACTGCGGGCGGTGGTGACTGCCGGGGAGAAGATGCTGGCGGCGCGGGAGGTGCCGGTGCTAGGCCGGCAGGAGCGGGTGACGTGGCCGGAACACCCGGTGCCGGTCCCGCTGGTGCGCCGCCGGGAGTCATCCCGGGCAGGCCTGCGGGTGCTGGCGCGGCGCCCGGCCCGCCCACGGGCGGGGCCACCGCCTCGACCTGGTTGCGGTCTGTGCCCTGCCACTGCCGGATGGACACCTGAACTTGGCACCGCCGCCCGATGAGGTCACCTGCCACCCGCTCGAGCGGGGGCTGCGCCGCGAAGTACGCCTCACCGAGACCCAGCGCGGTCATGTGCCGGAAGAAGAACGCGAGCGCATTGGCACTGTCGGGTGAGAGCACGAACTGGTTGAAGATCGTTTTGCCCTGCTGCGGGCCGTTCTCAACCTTGAACTTAACGGCGATCATGTTCTTACCGGTAGCGGCCGTCTTAGCCTGCGCGGTGTCGATCACGACGTCGTACGTACCGGCTGGAACTGGGTCAAATCCCGCCTCCCCGGCCGCCTTCTGCAGGTCACTCCACGGAACGGTAGTCACGCGCTCTCCCTTCGGTCTGCGCTGGGTGCTGCTCTACTTGGCTTAGCTTAGCTCATGCTCGGCTGAGCTGGGATTAGCTCAAGAGCGGCTGCGGCTGTGCTGTGATGACACCGGCATCAGCTGTGATGATGCCAGCGTCAGTCCGGGCCCGGATGGTCGCCAGCATGCGGCTGACGTCCGGGCTGTCGGTAAATGGGCCTAGGCATCCGCCGACGCGCTCACCGGTCTCATAGCCCGGGAACGTGCCGGTGAACAGGCGCCGCGTCAGCTCACCGGTCTCGGGCGTCACGATGGGTGCCAGGTAGCCGACTATGTCTACGTAGTAGGGCAGCGTGGTGCTGAGCTGACCCTGCACGTAGGGTCGCCAGACCTCATTCACCTGCCGCGTCATCGCGATGAAGACGACCGCATCCAGCGGCTTGATGGGATTTGCGACGAGGTCTCGGAACTTGCGCACCAGGTCCGAGACGATGCGCAGCAGCTGGCCCCAGTCCTGAGTCTGCATCTGGTTAGTGCCCGCTATGTCATCGACAGCTCTTTGCTGCACCTCAGAGATCGAGTCCATGACCACGCTGCGGAACGGGTGCTGGCCGGAGTTCAGCCACTCGAACGCCTTCTGCACCGTCCGGAAGTCGCGCACCGGCACCAGTGCCGTGTCCCAGCCCGGGGTGGCCAGCAAGTCATTGGGCTGCTGCCTGATGGGATCCCACAAGATCTTCTTGCTCGGCGTGAACCGCGAGCCGGCCTCAGCGTCCAACACGACGCGAGGACCGGGAGTGGTGTCACCGAGATATGACTTACCGGCCTTGGACGGGCCGTGGAATATCGCATTTATGCCGTACTGAGGCACAGGCAATGAGACTCCCATCACGTCAGCGAGTTATATGAATCCTATCACAGCTGCTCACATTAGTGCCAGCCCTGGCTGAAGTTCCGCGGGTCAGTGGCGGTGCTCAGCTTACTCAGCGTGCGATCGATGTAGGCATGAAACTCATTGTGAGTATGAACACTATCTGCTGCGAAGTTTACCACAGTTGCGCACCGGTGACAGCGCAGCAGCCAGCTTTGGCCAGGACCAGCACCACTCATCTGGCCAGCTCGCGAGTAGCCACTGGGTACCTGCTCAGGACTCACTCACGTCACCCCCTTCGGTGGCTTGACTTGCCCGGGCGGCAGGGTCGTCAGCAGCCAAGCGTCCCACGCTGAGTGAGCGCTGGTGCGCCGGCTGTGGACGACGCAGAAGCACGTCTCGCACGTCAGCAAGAAGTCGCCCTCACTCATGTGCCACCCGTGGAACCCGCTGTCGATCTGCGTCACGAGCGAGAAGCCGGCAGGTGGCGACTGCGCAGCAGTCACTGCTGTACCGGGCTGAGCGCCGTTACAGCGCGCTGGATCCGCGACGTATCGTAGTATTTATACGGATCCGCCTGAACATACTCGGCCGCCAGCGCAGCATCGACCCGGCTGCCGTCATCGAACATCGCGCAGATCCTAAAAAACTGACAGCCCCAAGTGCAGAAGTCCGTCGGGTTCGGCGGGCACGCGTACCGGTGATCAGCGAAGAACTTACCATCAGCGCCCGCCAGCAGCTGCTTAGTGCGCATGATGCCATCAGCCACCGAGACAGCGCGGAGGTACGTGCTGTTGAGATCGTGCCGGTTGTACGTCACCTCGAGCTGCTGGTAAAATGGCCCGGTAGCGCGCGCTGTCCGCTTAGAGCGCCTCAGCATAACGTACAGGGCACCATCAGCGCGGTCGCGCGGATCACGATGGACCAGTCCCTGCAGCAGCGCGTAGAACCGCATCTGCTGGTCAAGCAGCAGCGCCGCGCTCTTTTCAAGGCCCCCTACGGTTTTCCAATCACGAAACAAGAGCCGGTGATCACTCTCACGGCGCACGAGCTGATCGAGCTTAGCGCGGAAGATCACCTGCTGGCCGGCCGCTCCCGGCAGGTTTACCTCGTGGCTGACCTCGTGCTCGGTGGCGATGACCTCCAGACCCTGGTCGATGCCCTCAGCTGCTGCCCAGCTCATGAACCCATCGACCATCGCCTCGGCCAGGTCGAGGTCCTTCCGCAGCTGCTCAGCGTGCCCAGGCTGCTGCGCGATGACATCAGCATACGACCAGCGCAGCACCTGCAGCGGGTCCAGGCCGTAGCCGTACCACCCCTCGAGGGCGAGGTGGATGTGACTGCCGATGTGCACAACGCCCGTCGGCACCTCGCTCTTGAGAGTCCAGCCGAGGTGCCACGCCAGCCACCACCGCCGCCGGCACATCGTGAATGACTTGAGCTGGCTGTGCGACAGGATGATGGGCGCGTCACTCACCGGTGATCAGCCCCGCATCAGTGACGCTGACCGAAAAGTGCCGGCTACCCACGCTGATGCTGATCTCATCTGACGACTGGAGCGGCCGGGGACCACAGCTCCAGATGATGGGCGCGGTGCTCGTCACAACGTGCTCTCGGATCGCTCGCCAGGTGATGGTGAGCGCTGCCAAGAGCTCCTCATCACCCGCTGCGCGCGGCTCAATCGCATCAGTCACGCTGTGACCTCCAGTCTCTCATCCAGCCGGTCGCGCCAGTCACGGGCGGTCAAGTCCAGCGCCGTCAGGCCAGACCCGAAGTAGAACGTGTCCCAGTCAGCGGGCTGCAGCTCCAGTCCGCCGCCCCGCTGTCTCAGTGCCTGCAGTGCGATCTGCCACTGCTCGTCATCAGGCAACTCATCCCACAACTCGCGCCGTGCATCACTGGTGTCATCATCATCGTAAGGTGAGCACCAGTTTGCGGCGTCCGGGTTCGGGAACTGCTCGCATATCGAGTATGACAACACCACGGGCTCGTCATCGCGGTCGCGCAGCAACCTCGTCACGCTCTCCCACTGCCCGGTATCATCACACGCCGTCTTGAAGTACGGCGCCAGCTGCCGGAGCACTCCCGCATCGAGCCCGCTGTCGATGACGTCAGCCAGCCACCAGCGGTTGATGCCCTCCACATAACAGTGGATCTCGCACTGGCCGTGAATCCGCGCAGCGAGGCGCAGCGCGTCGTTACCGATCCGCGCCGCGGTGTTCAGGCACATCTCCCACATGTTGACAGGCCGGCCGCGCCATCTGAACAGCAAATCATCAACGTACGCTACCTGGATGGCCGTCTCAACTGAGTTGACCCAGCGCAGGTGCTCACCTGGGCTCACCGGTCTCTTGAGGTATGACGCCGGGTTGATGAGCTCAGCCAGCGCCTCATAGTTGTGCTGCACGTTCAAGACTCCGAGCGCCACGTGACTGCACAACACGCCGAGATGAGCGCGCTCACCTCCCCACAGCTCGGCCTCACCGTGCTCTGAGTGAAAGTAGACCCGGCTCACCGCAGCTCCCGCTCGTTCAGCATAATGACGACGTTCTTCCCGTGCGGTGATGACCGGATCTTGATCTCGTGCTCGCCGCAGGCGATCACCAAGAAGTGATCCAGCCCGTGACCGCTGGTGTGCCGGGCCGAGTAAGCGTTGATGATTCTCAGCGGTGAGCCGAGGCTGAGCACCTGCCCAGTGCGTGCCGCAGCTGAGTCACTCATGGGTTCACTGTCCTCACACTCTCCGTTCCTCGTACCGTACTATATATCTACCTGCCGCCGAGCAGGCGCGTCACCGCGTCACGGTCGCGCAGCACCTCCTCGATCCGGCTGTGCTTCTCAGCCAAGATCACGGGCTTACGCTCCTCAACGGTCCTGGGAGTGATCTGCTTGATCACCTGGATGCTCGAGTGGATCTCTGACCCGATCCGGTGGACGCGGTCGACCGCCTGGTCATTGAGATCGGTCCGGTAATCCTCCTGCATGAACAAGATCACGCGTGACCGAGTCAGGTTGAGCCCCTCAGCACCGGTGGCGAGTACCAGGAGGATGACTCGGACATCTCCGTCCTGGAACCGGCGGACAGCAGCGGCCCGGTCAGCAGCGGGCATCCCGCCCACGATGGCCTCGCACGATATACCCTCGCGCCGCAGCCGGTCAGCAGCCAGGTCGATGAGCTGCCGTGAGACTGCCGCGACAACCAGGGGCTCATCCCCCAGCTCAGCCAGCACGTCCACGAGGTCATCAATCTTGCACGACGGCTCAGCGAGCTCGATCTTGTAATGCGGGCGCCCGTCATCATCGCGCGTGATCTCCACGTGGCTGGCCGTCGCCGCCGCGAACTGCATCAGCCGCATGACTTGGATCATCGGGCTCTGCGCCACGAGCAGGTCATCAACCTGCGCCAGCATGTCACGCTCCATCTGGCGGTAAAGCTTAGCCTGCGCGGGAGTCATCGGCGTGTGCCGGACCTGCGGCGGCAGCTTCTCGGGCAGCTGGGGTAGGATAATCTCCTTCGGGATCCGCCGGTACAGCGGCAGAGTCACGCGGCGGAACTCATCATCAGCCTCAGGCTTCAGTCCCATGACGACCAGCCCGCCGTACAGGCTGTAGCCCGTCAAGACGTACCGGTCCATGAACTTACTCTTGCCGGGGTGCCAGTCCGGCGCCACGACGTGAAGAATGCCCCACAAGTCCGTCGGGTCATCAGCCACGGGAGTCCCGGTGAGCGCGAACCGGAACCGCGCTTGCGACGCCAAGAACTTGACGGCCCGTGACTGCCGCGTGCTGGCGTCGCGCAGCCGAGCAGCCTCGTCCATGATCACAGCGCGCGGGCCAAGCTCGTTGAGCTCCTTGACCTGCTTGTCCTTGTCGGTCAGCCGGATGTCACCGTACCCGGCGACCCGGCTGTGCAGGGCCACGGCCTCCCAGTTGATGATGGTAACGTCAGCTCCACTGATGATCTGCTTACGCCGCGCCGCGGCGCCACCGTCCACGACGGTGAAGCTGATCTCCGGCGCCCAGGCCGTGAGCTCAGTAGGCCACACGGCTGCCTTAACGCTGTTGGGAGCGATGACCACGCACGGAAAGGGGCTTCGCCCGATGGCGCGCAGCACCTGCAGCGTCCTGATCATCACGGCGGTCTTCCCGGCGCCCATCGGGGCAAACAGCCCAGCGCGCTCCATTGTCACCAGGTAACCGACGTCCGCGCGCTGGAACGGTCTCAAGCGCCGCGCGCTGCCGCGCTCGAGCTCATCAAGCAGCGCGCCACCTGGTGAGCCGGGCGGCAGGTCCAGCGCGTCACGCAGCAGCAGCGCCCGCTCGATGCGTTTCCGCTCAGAGTGCGCCCACGCCCGCAGCCCAGGCCCCAGCCGCAGCTCGCCTCCGAACACGCTGCGCAGCACGACGCAGCTCGCCCAGCTGAGTGGGACGTGCCACGTGCTGCCGCCACTGAACGCGCTGCCCGGGACCAGGAGCATCCGGTCGCGGTCAGTAAAGTTCGTAGTAACGCTGATGACGGGCCGGCCGCCGGGAGCGTGATCAGCGACCGGCACTTAGCGCCTCCACACGGCGGTAGTAAGCGGTGGCGCCCTCAGTCATGATGTCCCAGCACGAGTCGTGCTCACACAGGTCAGCCGAGCCCTGGCGCCACGCAGCGCACGCGGGTCCCTGGTACTCCACGATCATGCTGCCGAATGACTGCCGCCAGCGCGCCTTCTGCTGCGTGCTCATGTGCTGCGTTGGCTGGCCGAACAGCATCATTATGGCGTCGATCACGCGCTACCTCGTCTTCCGGCGGGGCCAGCAACACGCCACGATGGGCGCGATGCCGAGCACCACGCCCACGATGACGTACCCTAGCGGGGTCAGCGATGAGATGATCATCGAGGTAACGCTCCACTCTCGCGAGGAGAATCTGCTACCTGGACTTGCTGTAAACTCTATCACATAAACCCGGCTGCTGGCCAGGACATCAGCTCGACGCGCCCTCTGGGCGCAGCCGGGGCAGCGCGGGCCGGGGCATGCTGCTCACGAGCTCACGCAGCTTGGCGAGCGCCTTGTGGCCGAGAGCCTGCGCAGCGCGCTTGCCCCGGCGGTTCCACCAGCGCCGCCAGAAGATGAGCGCGAGCCAGATGTACGCGACGCTCAGCGCGGCGAAGACCACGCTCACAGGGTATGAGCGCTGAGTGATGCTGTACCCGTACTTCATTTACGATGAGTGCACTCACTGCTCGTACCCCGCCACGTCAAAGACGGTGAGACCGAGCTCACGCCACATGTGGATGACCTTGAGGCGGTCATCGAACACGCCCATGACGCGGTACCGCTCAGTGATGAGGTCGTACATCTCGCGCTTCACCGCCTGGTCAGGCCGGAAGTCATCATTAGCCCTCAGCCACATCGGCGCCCGGCAAAAGCACGCATAAGAGTGATCGCACACGTTCGCGCGGATCCACTGGTGGGTCTGATCACGGCACTGCTCCATCCGACCCGACGCGAAGATCACCGGGTACACGAGCTTAACGGCTCGGATGACGCGGATGACCGGCTCGTTCGGCAGGTCTTCACCCACGCGATCCCAGTCGAACGGCCCGCGCGCTTCATCACCACCGTGCATCTTGGCCAACGTGCCGTCGATGTCGCACAGGAACGCCCACTGCCGGCGGTCAGGAGTGAACTCTGGCATGAAGTCCGCGGCGAACTCTTCCGCTATATTGATTACGCTGGCTGCTGGCACACCAGCCTCCTCTCCATGAGCACGTCAGCGCCACTACCCGGAACGGGAACCGTCCGCAGGTAAGTGAACCCGTGCCGCTCCCACACCGCGCGCAGCCGGTCATTTCCCGTCCAGCACCGGAGCCGAGCGCCGAGGCAGCCGCGCTGCTCAGCATCACTCATCGTCTGAGCCACGATGTACGCTCCCACCCCGGCGCCCGTCATGTCGGGTGTGACGATCACCTTGTGCAGGTACAGGAACTGCCGGCGCTCCGGGTCGCCTGACCAGAACTCCGGGTCAGACCGGTCGGTGAGCGCGAAGCAGCCGGCGGCCTGCGGGCCGTGCCGGATGACGTACATCTCATCGCGCTCCAGGTACTGCCACATCTGCTCCAGCCCTCGCGCGGTGTCGGTCCACTGGCTCGAGCTGAGCTGGCGCAGCCGGCGCTCAGCGGCGAGCCGCAGCGCGACCAGCGCCATCCAGTCACTCTCATCAGCTCGGTAATGCACCAGCGGGTCATCACTGTTGATTGCCTCATCAAATGTGGCCACGAGAGTCATTCCTCAGCCTCCTCTTCCTCAAGTCTCTCTAATCTTACCCATCAGCTCGGGCGGCGCCAGCCGGTACGCCAGCAAGAACGCCAGCAGGTGCCCCGCCGCGTCATTCGCGTGACCCAGGCCCGGCCGGTGCCAGCCCGCGCTCTTCAAGTGCAGCAGCCCGGTCTGCCGGGCGCTGGGCTGCTGCGGCGGCAGAACCCGGGCGTACTGGCTGTAGGCGAGCCAGCGCGTCATGCCGATCACCTCGAGTGAGTCGGGCTGGAACTTGATGCGGGCGCCGCCGGGGCGGACGGTGTATGCCTCCCAGCCGAGCCACACAGTGACGCTGAGGCGCTGGCGCAGCCACTCACCCAGTGGCAAGAACAGCAGCTCACCGCTCTCAAACTCACCTGCCGTGGGCGACCAACTAGCCCAGCCCGTGGTCTTACCGGGATCCAGCCACGCAACAGTGCCCGGCACCGGCTCGGCTGACCACACACCGCTCTCATCAGGCACAGCGTCCCAGCTGATCATCGCGTGATCAGCGCTGCCAGCGCGCCGAGCGCCGCGATGACGCAGATGCCGGCGCTCACGAGCTCCGCCACCCGCAACCAAGTTACCGGACGGTGCGGCCGACGGTGCCTTCCTGCGCTGCGCATCAGCTCACTCGCAGTGTGTTCCCGGGCCGTACTGCGCCTGAGATGCCGGCTCGCTCAGTACTTCTCCAGACATCCGTGCCGCGAACGCCCGCCGGAACGCTCGGCCCTGGCCCGCGGTCATCGGCATGCCCGGGTCCAGTCCCATGCCTTCCGCTACCTCGATGGCCATAACCGTAGCCAGACTGCTAGCCGTATCATCGCGGTGAGCTGAGATGAGCCCCGGATCAGCCTCACCCTCAGCGATCGCGGTCATAGCCTCGTGATCAGCCAGGATGCTCTCGGTCTCAGCCGCCGCCTCGTGATCAACGGTCATGTCCTCGCCGGGTGACTTGACTACGTAAACCGCGAACTTCTCGCCGCTGTGGCGGTCAGTCACCCAGAACCACACGCTGCCGAGCGCCGCCGCCGCCTCATGCACCCGCTGCTCAGCCACCGCTGGATGCGCCGCTAGCCACTCCTGCTCAGCTGCGCTCGCCGCACTGCAGCTCTGGAGCCGGAACCTGCCGTGCCATGCCTCAGCTGAGTGAACCACACTGGCCCAGACGACCGATGATGAATCGGTGTTACTCGACATCGGCAAGCTGTCCTGCAGGTGCACCGCGAGGCCGCGGGCGTCCTGCCGGGTCGCCCAGATGTCGCTGATCCCGCGGCTGTAGCGGCGCTGTGCCTGCCGGAACCGCCATGACCACCTGCTCTTACTCAAGCCCACCTCGTCCTCCGTTCCTCGTTGCCGTGGTGTTCATCATATCACACGGGGACCCGGTTGTAAACTGCGCTGTGCTATACTGATCTTGACTCTGCTGTTCTCAGGTTAGCTGAGCTGATGCTTGGCCTGGGTGCGGTCAGCCCTTGACCCACCGCTCGGGCATGATCTTGGCTGCGCACGTGATCGGCACCGCGTACCGCTCGGTGTCAGCCATCGCGCTCATCGCGAGCTGCTTCAGCTCCTCAGCGTCACGGGCTGGGACCTCGAAGATCACCTCGTCGTGGACCGGCACCCGCATGGCTGATGCGAGACCCGCCGCAGCCAGGCTGGCGATGCCGCGCTTGAGGCACTCACCCGCCTCTGCTTGGATCTTGTAGTTGAGCAGCGCGTACATCTTGCTGCGGTCGCACGGCAGGTACCGTCCCGTTGAGGTGCGGACGAACGGCACCCCGGTGGCCTGCAGCCCCTCATTGGCCTCGTGCTGGATCAGGTTAGTGAGCGTGATGAGGCCGGGGTACCGCGCATTGAACGCGTCTCGGATGGGCTTAAGCTGTGCCACGGTCACGCCCGCCGTGAGCGCTTGCTTCGCGAGGCCAGCTCCGTACAAGGATGCATATGACATAGACTTTATCGCTTGCCGCCGCGGGTCCTCCTTCTCCACCTCCTCGCTGAACAGCTCGCTAGCCAGGCCAGAGTAGAAGTCGCGGCCACCGCTGTCAGACTCGGCGAACGCCGCGATGAGGCCCATGTCGCCGCTGAGCGCAGCGGCGATTCTCATCTCTATCTGGCTGAAGTCGCACGATATGAACACATAACCCGGCCGGGGAATGAAGCAGCCCCTGACGATCTTATCGTCGCGGGGCAAGTTCTGAAGATTTGGCTCCGCGCAGCTGTTATGAACCCAGAGCTCACCTGCGATGAAGTTCGGCTCACCATCCATTTCAAGATCATACACTGGCAAGCTCTCACCGTCATCGATAACCGCGACAACCTCATGATTATGTTCGCTGAACTCCTTCTTCCACTTTCTGATCAAGTTATAGCTGACGCCCAGCTCACGTGCTAGCTTAGATCCACCACCGGTCCCGTTCCCAGTACCGCCAAGCTCCTCCAGCCGCCGCCAGAACTCTGTAGGCGACAGCGGGCACTCCTGCTGCCAGTGTTTCTTAATGTTTTCTTGGTGTGTTCGCACTGGTATGCTGAGCTCGCGGCACCTGAGAATCAGCGCACCCTTACCGACGCCTAGCTTACTGGCGATGCGACCGTAATTACTATCGCTGTCACTCAACTCAGATAGCTCTTCTGCGGTAAACTCTCGCATTTTCATGAGAGCGTGCTCTTGCGTGTGATGCTTAATCGTCAGTGGCTGAAGGTTACTCGGCCGCTGGTCGAGCGTCAACTCATTCTTGTGGTGCACTACCTCTTGTGCTGTAGGCTGGCAGATCACTCGGGGCTCGTGGACACGCTTGCCGCCGTTCCACTCAATCATGGACCGGAACACGCCATTCTCGCCGAAAACAGACCTAGTCATAAAGCCGAGCTTATCACCAGGCTTAAGATCGCGTAGTTCGCGATACTCACCCGTCCGTAGTGCGATCCGGTGATCGGGCGTTGCCTTCAACTCCATCAGCTCACCGCCGTGAAACCCAGCTCGCCGATACACTAGCCGGATAACTGGCAAAATACCGTTGTCGTGAACCTTCTTGACCCGTTGTGGTTTAACGTTACCGTCATTACCAAATGAGTATACCCAATCTCCTGCCCGGACGTCCTCGACAGGAACTCCAGTGGGGTACTTCACCAGATCACGAGGCCCGTCGATCATAGTGCCCTTAGCCAGGCACATTCTCCCGGTCCGGGCCTCTAGCTGGCGTATGGAGCAGTGAACAGCGCCATCTGCCTGCGACATCTCGAGGAAGTTCTCGAGGTACGTGCCGGTGATCTTCTCGGCGTGGCGCGCCTTGAGAACGGTGACCGCGAGGTCACGTGACGCGGCTGATACCTCACCTGGCGGCGCGGCCGCGATGGCGGCCAGCAGCTCCTTGGTAATAGACGGCAGGCCAGTAGGCGTCGTACCGGTCATCACCATGCCCAGCCGGGTGAACGCCGCGTGGATCTGCCGGGCCGACATGAGCCCGGTCACGCCGTGGGTATCCTCGAGCCAGCGCCGGGCGGCGCGCGAGTACTTACCCAGCTCCTCGATCTTACCGAGCGTGTACGGCCGGTCGACCAGCAGCCCGGCGTCCATCATGGCTGAGAGCAGGGGCGTGACCGACCTCTCGAGGTCGTACGCCTCGGGCGCCGTCTCGATGACACCGGGCGCGAGGCTGGCCCAGATGTGACACGTCAGGACCGGATCCAGCGCGGCGTATGACCAGTACGGCGGGAAGTCCGCCGGGACGGTGGCCCACGTCCACCCGTTCTTCTTCATGCCCTCATCAAGCAGGTGCTGCCCCGCCGTGGCATTCCGGTCGATGAGGCGCGCCGCGAGCGGCTTCAGCCCCTTGGGCCGAGTCGGGTCAGCGAGCGCCGCGATGGTCATGGTGTCGTGGACGAGGTGCCACGGGATCGAGTAGCCCAGCCAGCGCTCGATGAAGCGGTGGTCAAACCCCGAGTTGTGGGCCACGATGGACTGGCGCCGCCGGATCATGTCGCGGATCAGCTCGATGATGGCGCCGCACCACTCGAACGGCGCCGCCCAGCCGTGGCGCAGGTCGCCGAGCTGCGCCAGTCTCAGGCGGTCGCGCTGCGGGACCAGGCCCTCGCTCTCGGTGTCGAAGGCAACGGGAACGTCGCGCTGCTGCCCGGCCCACTCTCTCATCGCCAGCAAGTCATCGATGGAGCTGATGAGGTGAAGCTGGACGTCAGCGAGTGGTGACGTCATGAATGAGCTCCCAGTACTTGTCAGGTCTCACGGCGCGATTCCCTCGTCCCAGTCTTGGTGCCTCGTGATGAACTGCGTGTACTCCGGGCTCTCGCCCTGCCCCTCATAACTATAGCTCATACCATTGGCGCCGGTAGCGGTCTTCCTGACCAGCCCGCAGCCCGTCAGGGCCCGCACCATCTGGTCGATGACCCACATCTTGTGATGATCACCGTCGTAACCAGCGTGCTCACCGGCGTAGTAGAGCGCGCAGGCGATGCGGCTCTCGAGCTTAGCCCGGCGCTTACGCCTCACTCCTCACCGCCAGTCTGAAGACCAGCGGGCGCTGCGCTCGATGTGCACCTGCCGTCCGAGCGCAGCCACTCCCCGCAAGCGTGACAGATGAGGCACGCCGCGTGGCACCAGCCCAGCCCGTCACCCCACGACGCGATGGTGTCACCGGGCTGGATCACACTGTGACAGCGCGGGCAGCCGCTGCTGAGGTACGCGGCCAGCACGACCGGCGCCGCTGAGCAGCTCCGCTCAGCCATCAGCTGCTGGTGCTGGCGCACGTGCGCCAGCCGCTGCTGCGCCGTCGCCAGCGGCGGCGTGACGGAAGATAGCATGATCCACTCCTGGAAGGCAAAAGTCTCTCGACTGCTTAGCTGCGATCTGCTCGCCGCGTGTGCTCAGGCCGGCTGATCGCACCCTCCGGGTCCCACAGCAGGCTGGTCCGCGCATCAGTGAGCCCGTCATCGTCCAAGCGCCGCGGGCGCTCCCGCAGCAGGCCCAGCGCCGCGAGGACGCTGCGCGCTGCGCCGGGATCGTGATCGCACTCCATGAACCGGTACAGCACCGCGCGCTGCGCCGCCCAGCACGTATCAGCTGCCTCGGGCAGCGCCGGCGGTGGGACTGGGCCTCGGCGGTAGCGGTATGCGGTCACGCCATGCTCGCTGATGCTGGTGAGTGTGTCATTCTGGGTCCTTTGCTGAACTGGGCTCTACTCAGCTAGTCTTTACCATGCTAACGTGCTCTTTGCTACGGGTCAGCTAGGCTTAACCGGTCTCTGCTTCGTGTAGCTTAACTGAGTCTATGCTACGGTATGGCTGGCTAGTCTCTGCTTCACGTCGCTCAACTCTGCTGCGTTCCCTGGTGCTTACTCCAAGATGCTAGCCCACGTCAGCGCCACGTTGGCGACCTGGATGAGCTCCCTCCTGAGGCGCTGGCTCGGACTCTCCGTGACCGGCACGCCCGCGCCGGTCTGAGTGGTGACGTAGGTGCGGGAGCGGTCGTAAGTGAGCTCACTCGCCGCCTCACCCACCTCCTCGACCAGCGCCGCCAGGCGCACCAAGTCACCGGCCAGCGGGCTGTCCAGCGTGCTCTCACCGTGCTTCAACTTAGCCCGCGTGTACTCAGCCATCACGAGCCGCAGCACGCCTGTGCTGTCGAGCGGATGATCGTAGCCGTGACCGCGCGGAGCGCTCACGCTGATGGTGCCTGCGGCTCGGCTGACTCACCCTGGCTGCGCTCCTCCTGCGTGTAGCCGAAGCCCTGGCCACACGGGGCGGCTGACGCCACAGGAGCGCGACTCAGCAGGCTTGAGCTGGCTGACCAGGCGTTCGCCGCACCAGCGCTGGTGTTCACGTAGCTGAGCGTGTCGCGGGTCGCGACGCCAATCGTGGCGGCCTCCCGGAAGGCGTCTTGATTGGTACCCATGTAGAGCACCCGCCATCCGTACTTCTCCTGCTGGTGAACCAGCAGCGCTTGAACGCGCGGCCCGCCGCCACTCTCGCGTGAGTACCTCACCGAGTGGTTCTCCAGCCCGTCACTGGCGATGATCACCGTGACGTCCTCGGGCCGGTCGTGCTCCGGCAGCGCGGCGAGAAGCTCGCCCTCATTGATGACCACGACGGCGATGGCATCGTACATGGCGGTCATGCCCCGGGGCTGGATGACATAGTCACGCACCGCGCTGAGCGGCGCGAGCTGGTGCAGGCACCTGATCTCCGCGTCGAAGTCCCACAGCGAGTAGGTGGCGCGGCCGGCCGTCACGGCCTCCTCTGAGCTGAAGAACTCACTGATGCCGCTCTGCGCACCTTTGATTATCGATCTCATGCTGCCTGACCGGTCTTGAATGATGATGCGGTGCCGGTAGCCGGGCTGCGTCACGAGGTACTCCCATCTGCGTTGATCACGCTGTCTAGTTCCGGGTGAGTCAGGTAAAAGCCCCGGCCCGCGCAGCTGGTGCAGGGCCGGATGTTGGCGTGGGGCGGCCGGTGGATGTCATCGCCGTCGTGGGTGCGCTCCAGCATCAGCATGGATCTTGGGACCGGCCCCCACGCCCGGCCGGTGAGCGCCTGCACGCCACCGCTGCACCGGGTGCACTTGGACTTGACCACTGCGTCAGCCAGCATGACCGGCTGGTACTCCTGGTCCGGCGGCAGCACGCTGACGGTGGCCGTTGGCCGCGTCAAGACAAAGATTACAACGAGCACGATGAGCACCAGCGCTGTGATGATGATGGCCCAAGACACCCAGGGTGCGGCGGCCGGGGTCACGGGACGCACTCCGCGCACTCGCCGTCAGTCACATACCGGCAGGTGCGGCAAGTCTCCCACTCCCAGATTCCCAGCTGCCCAGGAGGGAGCGGCGGGACGTGCGCCGCGTGCCAGGGATTCGCGTCATCGGGCTCCTCCGCGCGGCGCAGCACGACTCTCTCAGCCGCGAGGGCGCGCAGCTCCCAGCGCCGCACCGCGTAAGCGGGCTCATCCGCCGCTGCAGGCAGTGGCATGAATGGTGGGACCGGCTCCCTGCTGAGAGCTTGAGACCCCGCGAGAGTCACGCGAGCGATGTCAGCGGCGTCGCGGTCGTAAGCGTGCAGCGACCCCACGGTGTGAGCGTACGGTCCCGGCGGCATTCCCACCGCCCACGCCATGGTGAGCAGCAGGCACCGGGCGATCTCGAGGTCATACGGCAGCCCCAGCCACGCGTCATTGCTGCGCATGCTGGTCCGCAGCTCGAGGTGCCCGGCCCGCGGGAGGAACTGGTAAGAGAGCGTGCACGGCACGTCGCGCCCAGCGCTCCCCTCGTCGCCCCGCCAGACGCTCACGACTGCCTGCCGAGTGCTGACGTCGCGGGCCAGCACCTGCGCCACGCGCTGCAGCTGCTCCCACGCTCGCGGCCCGTACGCCCCCCTCAGGCGGCCGCCGTCCGCGAACTGCGAGAACCTACCGCCGCTGGCCAGGTCGAGCTGCTCCAGTGATGAGACGCCCGCGATGAGCTGCGCAGCCTCGGTGGCCGCGATGGCCGCGCTCGGCTTCCGGCCGGTCCGGAGAACGTGGACCTCCTGCGGGTCCGAGATTAGCAGCGTGACGTTACGCAGCTCGGTGGTTGCCATGCCGCGCGGTGCCGCACGCTCTCCGCGGCTGGCCAGCAGCTCGAGCGCACTGAGGTACGCCTCAGACCCGGTCTCAGCGGCTATCTCCACGATGCTCAATCACCTCAGACCAATCTGTTCCTGCTCGGTTAACTTCCGGCTGTGCTATTACTCTACTGCGCTTCCGCCGCAGCCGCCAGCTCGGCGGCGTACCCGGCCAGGTCCGAGTGCCGGAACCGCCGAGCGTACTGCGGGTGCTGCTCGACCCGGTGGCTGATGCCTGCGCTCTCCAGCGCCCTAGCGGATCTCTGGCCGAGAGCCACCCAGCGCGCGCTGGGCGTGAGTTGGCGCAGCTTGGCCAGGCCCACGCCGGGCTGGTTCGCGTTCACCAGCCCGCAGTTACTTACTATACCATTACCGGCGGCCAGCAGCGCCCGCAGCAGCCACTCCGAGCACGACCCGGGCAGCTTTGGCGTGAACGGCCGCCGGAAGCCGAGGCACGTGCCCTTCTCGGTGCTGCCACCGAGCTCGTCACCGGCGAAGACCACGTTCGGCTGGGTCGAGCCGATGTAGGTGCCGGCCGACGCGGTCCACAACGGCGCCGCGAGGTGAGCCCGGCCGAATGCCCGGCGGATGAGTGACTTGGCTGCTACGCTCGGGTCGAGCTGCCAGTTCGGGACGATGTACCCGTAAAGATCAGCCATTGTGGCGTACTCCGCGTGGATCCGCGGCAGGTCATCCTGGCTGATGAGCCAGTCACCATCACGGGCCACGCGCTCTTGGATCACCTTGAGCGGCGGCAGGCACATAACCTTGACACCCAGCGCAGAGATGGCCATATCGATATGCAGCACACCGGCAGGCGTGGTGCGGTTCTTGGGAATCGCGCGATATCGCGCATAGACCGGATCACCGAGGTGCCAGCGGTCCATAATGACGAGCTCACCTGATGAGACGCAGCGCTCAGCCAGCGCGTCCAGCTGCAGCTCGTACTCCTCGAAGATGCACCGGTCTGGCGGGTCAGGTGGGCCAGTGTGAATGAGGTGGAACTCATCTCTGGTGCCACTACTGCCCCACACGGTGCACAGCGCCTCGGCGAGCGTGGACTTACCGCCGCCGTCAGGCCCCTCGAGCAAGATCAGCACCGGGCACCTGCCGGGTGCCGGCGCTTGACCGCTCTCTTATGCCTCTTAATGTGACGCCGGTGATCGCGCCAGTCCATAAACAGCCCATTGCACACTCGGCACCTGATCCCGCGGTAGAACCGCCAGCTCATCCGCGCTGCCTCCACCTTCGCCGGTCGAACGCATCACCCTCATATCCAACGCACTGGTTTTCGAACCGGGCGGCCCAGATGCGAGCGCGACGGCGGGCTATCAGGTACCGCACCTTCCGGCTGCTCATTACGCGGATGCCTCCCGCTCCAGGGCCTCGATGATTCTGGCCAGATCACCGAACTCACCGTAAGAGAACTCCTCAGTCTCATCGTGTGAGCAGGTTACCGTCACGGTGAGCGTGAGGTAGTCACAGCCCGTCTCGCAGCCGTATGACCCGTCTTGGCTGTCAAGCTCAGCGACCGCGGCGTCCGGGCAGTCGGTCAGGTGAGCGTTCGCGCCGTCGGCGCGGTACTCCCGGAGCGCAAACCGGCGCAGCAGGTCATCAGCGCGGCGCGTGCGGCTCTCGTACTCAGCGAGAGCGCTGGCTCTCTCATCAGGCTCCGTCATCACTCACACCTTCTCAGTGAGCGCGCTGCCGGCCGGGGACCCCTTCGCTTGCCTCCGGCCGGCAGCGCTGGTTTTTACTGTACTACTAATCGGTGAGCAGCGAGCGGACTCGGTCGCGGTACCTCCGCAGCTCGGCGTTCTCGTGAGTCACGCCGGCCAGGACGGACCGCAAGCGCTGCACAACGTCGTCGAGCGCATCGATTGCGGCGGTGACCTCATCACCGCCCGGTGACGTCAGCTCGCTCACCGGGCGCAGCTTGGGATGCGCGGGTGCCGCCGCTGGTGAGACCTCCTCAGCCTGCGAGATCACATCAACATCAGCTGCCGCGAGCTGCTGCTGCTCTTGCGGCGGCTCATCCGGTGAGCTGAGCTGCGTGCTGGTCACGGGCACGCCGCTGGTAACGGCGCCGATCGGCCGGTCCGGGTCACTGGCCGGCGTGGTCGCCGCCCAGACGTACCAGAACTGCCCAGCCCAGCCCTTCACCGTGTAGATGACTCCGCGCTGAGTGGGCTCCCGCAGCGCGTCCGTGACGAACCCGGTGCTCACCGCACCGCCGAACGTTGCCTGCACCAGCAGGTCGAGCAGGTCGGTGGACAAGACCTTGCCGCGCTGGCGGATGGCGTCGAGCAGCAGGTCGGTCGCGTTGGCGTGCTCCTTGAACACGTGCCGCGCGATGTACGTCCGCTGGAAATCACGGTTTGAGCAGTAACGGCAGGCGATGCGGCCGGACTCCACTAGCGGCGCAGCGGTGACCTCAGCTCGGTCGCCCGGGGGCGCTGGTTCTGGCGGCGGTGCGGGCTGGTGCCACTCTTCAAGCTGCGCATGCCGCGATGACGGCGCCGTCGTGATCATGCTCATGATGGGCAGACCCGGCGGCATCGGCACCTCACGGAAGTCGGCGCGCACCGCCCAGAGCGTGTCCTTCGCCGGATCTGCGCTGAGGCCGTTCGTGCGGTGCAGGCAGACGGCGTTGCCGAGGTTGCGGAGCCAGTGACTCACGTTCCGGCGGACGGTGCGCAGCTGCAGCTCGTCATCGCGGCTGGCCAGGTGCAGGGCAGCGAGGATCGAGGAGAGCGTGCCGTGCCACTCGATCCACTCAGTGCCCTCCTCAGCGCCGGGAATGACGCGCTCCTCCCGGCGCCGGGCCTCCTCGAGCATGAACTGGTGCACCAGCCACGATGTGGCCTTGAGATCCTTGTCCGGATCACCTGCGTTGGCCAGCCGCTCGCTGGGCAGCCCGCCGCGCTTAGCGATCTGGATCATGTCAGAAACCCTGGTCATTTGCGCTCTTCCTCTGTTCCTGGTTCCTCTGGTGACTCTGAGAGCTAGGTGACGCTCATCAGATCTTCCGGACCGCTGTCATCACCTCATTGATGACCGGGTCCACGAGGCGCGCCTCGTCCAGCAGCCGCTGGGCGGGTGCGCTGTAATTGCTGCCGATGACCGAGCGGCCACCGGCCGTCTCGAGCGGATCACGCATCCGCAGGCGCCGCAGCACCTCAGCGGCGTCAGCGCACACCACGGCCCCGTGATGATCAGTCTCGGCGTTGACCCGCAGGCGAGGCATCGTGACGGCCACGTCCCGGGTAGGTGGGTGGCACTCGATGCACGGCACAGCGTCGCGCCGCAGCTCACTGGCTGCCGTGGGAACGCCGCGGTTGCACCGGTCGAGCTGGTGGAACACCCGGCTCTCACCCACGCGGTGCAGCACGTAGCGTCCCGTCCCGTCGGCCACGCGGTAGAGGGTAATGGTCACCCAGCGGAACTTCCGGGGTCCCGCGGTCGATGACTGGCCCACCTGGTGCCCGCTGAACTCCAGCACCTCGCTGTCGTCCGGAACGCGGATCAACTGGGCGGGGCCGCCGTTAGCAGCGGCCTGAGCGTCAGTTCCCGGCATTCTCGCCTCCGTTCACTCGGGGTTCCTGCTTCCTATGATCGACAATATAGCAAGCCGGGCCGCGCTGGCTACCGCTGGCCGCGCTCAGGACTTGTTTACAACCGAGCTGGACGTGTGGTAGAGTTGTGACCAGGTCGCCCGTCCCGGGTCCTGCCGAGAGCTAGGCGCGGGCCGGGTGACTGCCAGGAACGGAGGAAGAGGTGGCTAGTAGTACTAGCGCGGCAGGCTTGACTGCCGAAGACCGGGCGCGGCTAGCGGAGCGGCTGGCTGCGACGTGGCGCGTGATCGCGCTGCAGGGAGTGGAAGTACTGCACGATGCCATGGATCTCGCTGAGCGCAGCATGAGCGCCGGTGACGTGGCGGCGTGGGAGTGCGAGATCAGCACCGATGGCTGGGTCAGCTCGGCGCTCGAGGTGGCTGAGGAGACGCTGGCTGACCTGCGGGGCACTGAGCTGGCGCCGCCGGGAGCCTGCGGCGCCCCGCTGGAGCGGCGGTGCGAGTTCTGGCTGGGTCGGCTCGAGGGGGCGCTGGCCGGGCTCACGGCGGCGCTGCGCGGCGACCTCAACTCAGCATAACAATGCAGAGCTCAGCGCGGCAGAAGTAAAGATCAGCACAGCCAATGAACAGTTAAGCAGAGTCCATCCGAGCTCAGCAGACCAGAGCACAGGCAGCTGTTGATTCCCACCAGAGCACAGCGCTGCCCAGCAGCACAGAATCACAGTTAAGCAGTGTCAAGCGCGTCTCAGCTAAGTATAATTAGCCGCAGCAGATACCTGCCTCAGCGCAGCTAAGACCGAGCGTAGCTAACCGCAGCTGAGCGAGGCTAAGCTGAGCCAAGGTGATCACAGCACAGAACTTTAGTGAATCACAGTTGAGCAGCACCAAGTGCGCTTAAGCGCAGCTCAGTCCAGCATAGTAAAGATCAGCTCAGTAATGACAACTCAGCTCAGTCAAGCCCAGTCAAGCTAAAGATGAGCACAGCACAGGTTAACCGCGTGAATGGAGGAGCAAAAGATGAGCCGGGTTAAGACGGGTGGCCTGACTGTCATCGTGATGGCAGTGCTGGCGGTGATCACGGTCACAGCACCGGCGCGGGCGTACGCATTCTCAATGCCGTTCGACCAGACGGGTGGGCTCTGGTGCGCGGCGGACCCGGCCAACGGCGCTGCGGGTACTGATGTGGTGCTGTGGAACTGCCAAGACCGCTCGTGGTTCCAGTTTGCCGCCGTGAGCCAGGGAGACGGCTACAACCTGCTGCTGCCGAGCGGGCTCTGCCTCACCGACCCGGGAATGGCCGGTAATGCTCGGCTGTATGAGGGCAACTGCTCGGCCAGCAATGGGCAGAGGTGGTATGAGATTACGCTCGGTAACGGCGCCAGCGTGTGGTGTGTGCTGAGCAACGAGTGCATCAGCATGCCATTTGCCGCGCGCAATGGCGCGTGGATCGTCTCACGGGCGCAGAATGACAGCGGAGCGCAGCAGTGGGATGGGCCACCAGCATAAGCAGGCTGGTAAAAGCGGGAACTGAGAGGAGCCGAGTGAGATGCGCTGCCGAGCCCATCAAACTGGGCCGAGGTGAGCAAGGTACTCGGCGCCATTGACCGTGAGCTGGGTGGGAGGTGCACGGCGGATGACGTCGTGACGGTCACGGCGCGTGATGATGAGATCATGTTCACGTTCGAGGTGAGCCGAGAGGCACTCAGCTAAACGAAGCCCAGCACAGCAGAGTGCACCACAGTTGGCGCAAAGATCAGCATAACATAGCATAACATAACAGTGCTCAGCAAAGATCAGCATAACATAGCAGCGCTCAGTTAAGCTCAGCCAGGCGGCGGTCAAAGTTACTCGCTGCCTGAGCTCATTCCACCTCAGCAGAGTGCAGCAAAGCTGAGCTTAAACCCAAGCATAGCTGAGTCAAGCTTAGCTTACGCAAGCTCAGCCAGGCACAGTTCAAGAAATGCGCCAGCGACGGCTGGGTAAGAAGGCCTGGCCGCCGCCAGCGCATTCTGAGCTGCTGCGCTCATCTATGCTGAACTGCTGTTTACTAGACTAAGGTCTGCTCTGCTCAGCTCAGCATGGCTCCGGGTGGCTGAGATGATATGACTATATCAAATGACTAGGTAGCCAAGCCGCGGTTCCTGAGATATGATCGACATCTCGCCCACTCCGCCCCGCCCGGCGGGACGCACCTGGTGCTGAGGTCAACGAGCATTCGCGCACCATCTTCAGTGCGCCGTCAGCCCGGGGGAGGTGTGCGTGAGCCCTGGCCGCGAGGAGCTGGCGATGCTGGCGGGGCTGGCGCCTCTCGAGGCTGCGGGCTGGTGGCGGTCACGCGGGTTCACTCCCATGCCGTGGTACTGGCGAGACGGCGCCAAGGTGGCGGCGATCTCCGGGTTCACCTACGAGGACTACGCCTCCCGGTTCGGCGATCACGAGTGGGAGAACCTGCGGCACGCTTGGCGGAGCGTGGGCCACGACTGGCAGCCGGGGATCGTCACCGCTGAGGCGGCCGGTGCGCTCATTCTCGACTGGGATGATCTGGCGTCGCTCGAGCGCTTCGAGGAGGAGGTCTGCCCGCTGCGCGGCACCACGTGGTCGTGGCGGACGGGGCGAGACGGCGGCGGGATGCACTTCCTCTACCGCCGCGGCGAGCTGCTCACGAGCTGGCCGGTGCAGGGCCCGATCGGCGCCGGGTGGCGGGGCGAGGTTAAGAGCAACGGGTTCTGCGCCGTGCCGCCGGCGCTGCACCCCAGCGGCCGGCGGTACGAGGCGGAGGAGGCGGAGGAGGCCGGGCCGGCCGCGGTGCCGTACCTGCTGGCCCTGTTCCTCGGCCAGCGGCGGGTGCGGAGCTCTGAGGCAGGCGGCGGGTTCAGCAGAGGCGGCGGTGAGAGCGCCGGCCCGCTGGTGAGCATTGATGACCTGCTGGCCAGCGGCGCCGGAGAGCCCGGAGACGGCCGCCAGCGGCGCGCGCTGCTGAGCTTGACGGCGCAGCTCGCTGCCCAGGGAGCGAGCGAGGGGCTCGCCCTGAGCATCTGGCGGGCCGTGCTGGCTAATACTCCGGTGGGAGACCCGGCGCGGCCGTGGACCGAGGGCGACTTCGAGGTCTTCTTCCGCAGCGCTCGGCAGAAGCACGAGAGCACCGCGGGCCTGCCGAGCGCCGCGCTGCAGCTCTGGAGCCAGAACCTGCCGGTGCCGGCGCCGCTAGCGGTGAGCGGCAACGGAGCGCACCCGGCTGGTGCGCTGCCGGGCGGCAATGCGGGGTGGGCAGGAGCTGGTGGCGGCAGCGGCGTGGCCCGGCCGGCGGGGTGGGCCAGCTTCGTGCCCGATGACTACGTGGTGCCGCCGGGCTATGACATCCGGCAAGACGGCGTGTTCCGCGAGGTGAGAGACCGGAACGGGGAGGTGCGGGACTTCACCCCCATTTCGCACCGGCCGGTCATCATTTCGGGAATGGCGAGCGACGCCGGCGGCGATGACGTGTGGTACGAGCTGCGCTGGCTGGACATCGCGGCCGAGCAGAAGAGCGTGATGACGCCGGCGGCGAGCATCGCTGACCCGCGGCAGCTGCCTAAGCTGTTCGGAGACCTCGTGGTGACGGGGCACACGGCCGGAGCGCTGGCCCGGTTCTTGGGCGAGCTCACGGCAGTGAACGGCGGCTGGCTGCTGCCCCGGTCGACCCGGGTGGCCACTCAGCTCGGCTGGCAGGGCGAGGGGACCGGCGGGCGGTTCGTCTTCGGCCCGGAGCGCCCGTTCGGGATCCGTGACGTGAAGAACACGAGGGAGTGGGTGGCCGGGCACCGGGTCAGCGGCACGGTGGCCGGGTGGCGAGCAGCGATGGAGTGCTGCGCCGGGCGCCCGCTGCCCATCGCCGCTGTGGCGGCTGCGCTCTCGGCGCCGCTGCTGCGGATTCTCGGGCAGGCCCCGTTCGTCTTTGACATCTCGGCCGGGACATCGACAGGTAAGACGGTGACGCTGGGGCTGGCGGCGTCGGTGTGGGGAGACCCGGCACGCCTGGTGCAGGCCTGGAACAACACGCTAGTAGCCAACGAGCACTTCTTGAGCTGCCTGCGCGGCCTGCCGTTCTTCTTGAACGAGTCGCAGCTGGCGGCGCCGGAGAGCGTGGCAGCGCTGGTGTACAGCCTCACCGAGGGGCACAGCAAGGGCCGGTCTAAGCAAGACGGCTCCGGGCTGCTCAGCCAGGTGCAGTACGAGTCAGTCATCATCAGCTGCGGAGAGAACACCCTCGTCAGCTTCACCAAGCAGGGCGGCGTGGTGCCCCGGGTGGTCACAGCTGAGGGTGACCCGATGTCATCAGCCGCCATGGCTGATGCGGTCCGAGACGCGGTCAGCGTGTGCTACGGTCACGCCGGAGAGCTGTTCATGAGAGCGCTGGCTGAGATCACCACCGCCGAGCTGCGCAGCCGGCACCGCATGGCGGCGCTGCGGCTCCGAGAGCTGGTGCCGGGGCCGGTGGCGGGCCGGAGATCTGACAGCGTGGCGGTGATGGTGCTCGCCGCTGAGGTAGCAGCCAGCGCTGGCATCGTGCCGGCAGCACCGAGTGGGCTGTGGCCGGACCTGGCGGCCGGCGGCGGCGCCCTCGAGGAGGGTGCTGATGACCGGCCCGAGCAGGCGCTGCTCGTCTTGGCGACCGAGGTGGCGCTGAACCAGGGCGCGTTCTGGGTCGAGAACACGAGCGAGCTGTACAGCATCACGCCGAGCGGCGGGTGGCTGGGCCGGTGGCAGCCGGGCGAGTACCTCGCGGTGAAGCCGGCGTGGCTCCGCGAGTTCCTCGAGCGCCACGGCCACGACTTCGACCGGACGGTGAAGTCGTGGCGGGACCGGAGATGGCTGGACGCTGCGCCCGGTGCGATGACGACGGTTGTGCGGGTCAAGGGCCGCGGCGCCCGGTCCGTGAAGATCATCGCGGCCGAGTTGCTCGAGGCGGTCGGCTGTGCTAGTGTTGGCAGCGCACAACTCGGTTGAGGAGAGCCTCCCGAACCATACTGAGAAGCGGGGGGGGCCCAAGGGGACCCCGCAAAAATCGTGAAGGGGCCAC